CTGCCAATTTCATCAGAAGGAACCTCAACGATATAGGCCGGTCCGACATCGGGATGGACCTTAATGCGGACAACTGCCACATTGCGTCCACCAACAGGGGTTTTCTTGAACTTCGGCTTGCCTTCGGGCGTGCCGAACTGTTCCTCGAACATGGAAATATAGTTGCTGATGTGTTGGAACTGATAGCCGATTTCGGGGGTGTAGTTTGCGGTGAAGCAGTAGAGCGCGTGACCGATACCCTCGCGGGAAATCCACCACGAAATCTTCTTGTTTGCCCCGTTACGCACCGGTGTGAAGTTGTAGAGCCCATACACAAATGGGATACCGACACGAACGGCGCCACTCTGCACCTGCCTATTGGACGAAAGTTCATCCCACGCACCGCTTGCGTTTACGAAGCGCCCCACAAGGACGTCCGCACTGCACACGGCAACAGAATCAGCTTCGCAGGGCTCAACACCAACCAGCTTCGCATAGTTTACCTTGCGAAGCCCTACAGTAGCCGGCACAAATGCACCGTCGCGGTTGGTGGCTGCCATCATAACAGCAAAACCACACTCGGTAATTTCACCGGTGACGGCAACCTTATCGTAGACAGTCTCCATGTTCTCGCCAGCGTACTCGAAAACAACATTAGTTTTCATGTTTTCTCCTTTCTCCCGGCCTGTGATAAGGACTTATGGGAACAAAAAATGTAGTAAATATATAAAAAGACAGTCGTTCCCAAGCGAGAACAACTGCCTTGAATATTTGATGTGACTTTGAATCGGAGATAAATCTCCTTATAAAAAATCTTCGTAATTATACTACTATACTACCACGTTTCGGCATTTTGTCAATAATTTTGAACGAAAAGAAAAAGCTCCCTTCGGGGAGCTTTTTCACACATCTGTTAAAAGATTGCAGCGACCAAATCACGAGCAGAAGCTAAAATATCTTCCGGAACATGGTCAACAACTTTGTGCGGCCTTGCGTCGATATCCACGACTCGTACGTGTTCGCACAGAATGGAACCTTGTGTCGTTGTTCTCTCGTCGAGAAGAATGTGCATAGGAAAACGCTTAACTGTGCTTGTAATGGGGCATACAGCCACAAGGTGCGTCAACCGATTATACGAGTCATTGCTCACGACAAGAGCGGGCCTATATCCAGCCTGCTCATGCCCAACAACAGGGTTGAAGTTGAGCAAAATAATGTCGCCTTGCCTTACCATACTTCCCGTCCTTGTGGGGAACCCCAGTCGATTTCGGTCGGCTTATAGTCCCCATCATACCCTTCAAAGAGCTCATCAATCGTTTTAAGTTTATTTGCCTTTTTGATAATGAGCTTATCACCATCGGCTAAAACTTCAAGGGCTTCGTCTTCACTCCATCCCATTGTTTCCAAAACGTATTTTGGAAGCCTTATACCTTGGCTATTGCCCCACTTCTTTAGGGTAGTTTTCATACGGCTCACAAACCTCCTCATTCGGGATATACCGAGTATATCCCGAATCGAAGAAGTTGTCAAGGCATCCTGAGTGATGGATGCGGTTCTCATTTGTCCCGCACCTCCCCGTCAAAAAGCTGCTCCCGCAGCTCCTTCACGGTTTCTTTAATGGATTCCTGTGCCAGCACGTCGGTGCGAGCGATGGCGTTGATATAGTCGATGACCACGTCGCCCTTCTTGGTGAGGAAGACGCGGGCAATGACCTCGCCCTCGGCATTGTCGTCGGACGTGCGCCAAGCATCGACAGACACGGCAGCAACCACATCACCGCAACCAACGGGAGAGTCTTCACGGAAATCGTGACGGATTTCCGTCCAATAACTCTCCTTTTCGGTGCTATTCGCTGTCTCATCCTTGACTTCGACCTCATAAGTACCTGCATTCTTTTTCATAGTTTTTCTCCTTTCATTTTTTGAAATTTTTTACTCAGGGATATCATCAATATGCAGCACAACACCAACGCTGGCCACATAGCCCTCATCGTCGAGAATGTCGAACTTGCGATGGGGAAGGTTGCAGATGACAGACCACGGGCAGACAGAGTCGCCGGAGTTATCATCGCACCAGCGGAACTCAATGTCAGACTCGTCAGCGGCTGTCTCAAAGAAACCTTGAGTCTTACTCGCAGTCAGCTTAACACCATTAAAGGCGCCGATTTCCTGCGTCATAGCGCCCTCGATTTCCACGAGGTCATCCGACGCAGCATAGACTACTACAAGGCCTTTGACGGCCTCCAGAGCTGCAGGAACAACGTTCCGTTCGTTTCTGTTGTTCAGCTCTGTGGCCCAACGTTCCAGAAACTCAGCATGGGTGTCGTCTTTGACCTCCTTGGCCTGAGACGCAGCCTCTTTTTCCATCAGCTCTTTCAGCTTCGGGCAGTGGGCAGCAGGAACAGCGGTACAGAACCCACCTACGGCTGTGCAGTTGAAGTTATCCCTGTGGATGTGCTCACAGTTGACGCAGTTCGGACGATAGGTAGACTTGAGCACATCCAGCTCATGCCGAAGCGCATAGATGGTCGCATCCGTCTCTCGCATTTTATCGCTGAGAGCTCCGACCAGTTCAGGCACAGAGGCGTCTGGGGAGGGTCCGAACCTCTCGCCCAGAATGCGGCGGAGGGTCTCGTTCTCCTGCCTGAGCGTCAGCAGCTCGTCAGGGTCAAGGAAAGTGTCCTCGAAAGCCGCCAGCCGGTCTTTCAGCCGGTTGCGGCAATAGAGGGTAGAGCACATCTCCTTTGCCTCGTTGGATTCGCTCGTGCGCTCAGATTTGCACCGATTGCAGTCTACGCAAGCCTGCCCATCAGGAAGGCGGATGGTGAGTCGCTCCATAATCAAGCTCCTTTCTCGCCATTATCATTGTCCACGATAAACGCCGTCATAAACTCGATATTGAGGTCTGTGAACGGCGGCATCTTATTGAGCGTTTCGGACATTGCACGCTCACCGCGCAACATCTCCAGAAACTCCTTTACGGGAATGACCTCCGTATGGCGCTCCTTTTTGGGATACATGACAGAGGTGGACACGGCCACAACGCCCTCGCTGCGGCAGTAGGACACATAGCAGCGGCGGTCGAAGTCTTCAAATTCCTGCGCCAGCATGACGCGGAACGCGACAGGCTTGCCGTCCTCGGTCAGTCGAGTCCTATCAGAGAATATACGCTGATAGGCTTCCAACCGCGTGTCGAACTTCTCAGGGCGATATGTGCAACCACGCATAGACTCCATGCGCTCGACAAACTGGTCGTGATGATACGGCCAAGAACCTTCGCCCTTCGCAGCCAGCTTAAAGTGCGTTTGGTCGATGAACCGGCAGGTGTAGACCTTGGGTTCAGCACGGTGGCCGTCGGAAACCAAAAGTTTTCCGCCGTTGGGAAGTGTGAATACGGGATTAGAGTGCCGGTCTCGGAAAACAATAGTCTTGTCGTAGCCCACGACCAGACTGTTTGGCACAATGTAGTATCTCCCAACAGGTCTGTCAGCTTTGAACGTCATAGTGTTTTACTCCTTTCTTCTTTTAGGGGGGCAGGAAGCCCCACCCCCCTCAGTTTCTCAGTAGCAGATGCACTCGTCCATCACGTCCGCTACTGCCTTGATGTCCTCAAAGGTGACGTTCTCCGTCACGGGGATGGCGACGTACAGCTCCCATTGGCAAAACGGGGTATCCGTGTCCTTAGGGAACAGTACGTCTGCGTGCAGCGCCTTCAGCTTCTCATCCGCGTTCAGCTTCTCGGCCAGCTTGCGGCCAGACTCCATCAGCGCCTTGCGGATGCCGACATCCCGTTTTCCGGCCTTATTGGACATCTCCTCACCGGCCTCTGCGATGACCAGCAAACACGGCTGACCGTTCACAGTGGCGATGTAGGTGGGGAAGTTCAGGCTGTCGGTCCAGCAGGTGAAATAGGCCCAGCGCAGCAGGGGAGGCACCTTCGTGTACCATTCCATGTTTTCCACAGGAGGCTGATACTCTCCCTTCAGGAATGCTTCGTACTTTTCCTTATCGTACTCGGCGAGCTTGGTATCGAAGCCAGAGGAGTACAGTCCGGGCACGCCACGATAATCGGGAACGTTGATGCTGCACAGGGAAGCGGTGTCATACCGCCCATCCCAGTCCTTGGGGGGCTTCTTGTCGGGGGTGTTGAACTCCCATACGAATACCTCCCCGCAGCCGTTGCAGAAAAACTGAGTTTCGTCGATGCTGATGATTTTGAACATATCTTTTTCTCCTTTCAATTTTTACCCTTATAAATCAATGAACGGGCCTTCGACCCGACATTGGCTCCATCTGAGGTTGCGCGGCTCGTTGTGACGCATGGCATCGAGGTAGCTTTGCGCCTGTGCCCTATCGTTGAACACAAGGGGCTGCCCTCTATCGCGCCTCAGCTTCGACCAATAATAGGCGAAACCGACGGCTCCGGGGTTGGCACAAAGCGTATAACCATCGTTGTCGCGGATGACGAACTTCCACGTAAGAATTCTTCCCACTCCCATAAGGCCGCCTCAGTCCGCTGCAGACTCGCCGTAGACCATCACATCGTGGCCGGCGTAAATAGCCTGCAGCTCGTCCTTGGTGATGCTCAGGCTGCTGAACAGCCAATCGTCGGCATCCTTCCAGTCGGAGAACTTGGGGCCGATTTCCTTCCGGAACAGCTCCAGCGTCTCAAACAGGAGGTCCTTGGCACGGGGGGAGAGGTCTTCCTCAGGGTCAGGTGTGGGCATCTTTATGTCGTTCACATCATTGAGTTCAACGTCTTCCAAGGAAGTCTCGTAGTCCTTCCAGAGATGGGCATTGTCCTCGAACCGCTTGACGATTTCGGCGATGGTGATGTCGGTCGTCGGCTTATCCGTGGTTTCCTCGAAGTAGCAGAACTCAAAGAAGGGATGGTCGGCTTCCGTTTCGCTGCCGAAGCGCTCGTCGTTCAGACCGAGAGGGCCGGGGATGAAGTATTCGCCGTCATCGAGACTGGCGATAATACGCATCTTTTCTTCCTCCGACATCTGGCCGGCGAAAACGACCTCATGCCGGACCTTGTAGTTGTCCGCGTCACGATAGAGGTATGCGAGACGTGTGTTGGTGATACTCATTGTTTTCTCCTTTCTCCCTGCCTGTGATAAGGACTTACGGGAACAAAAAATGTAGTAAATATATAAAAAGACAGTCGCTCCCAAAGGGAAGCAACTGTCTTGAATATAATTATGTGACTAAAAACGGAGACAAATCTCCTTATAGAAATATCTTCGTAATTATACTAATATACTACCATAATTCCTCATAATGTCAACTGCTTCTGCGCGAAAGAAAACGCTCCCCAGTTGGGGAGCGTTTTAGAAAGAATTTATCTCCTTTCAAGATTCATCAAAACTCTTTTGCGTCGAGCAGCGTGTCGATGTCGAAATCCTTGACAATGTACTTATCAGGATTTGCAACGACCTCTTCGTACTCCTCACGGCTCTGGAAGCTGTCAATAGTTTCCTTTTCTGCCTCGCTCAGTGCATCATACGGCTTGGTTCCGTAATCTGTAGGCAGCCAGCCGCGATTCATTCCGACGAAGATATTGAGCCGGTCGATGAGCCGCTTGGAAGAGCTCTTGAACTTCAACTTCATTGTTCCGTTCTTGTAGAAGGAACCAGTGAAGAATGTGAAGGTAATGCTTTTGCCAATGCTCTTTCCGCAAATGGCGTTGTCCGTTACAGCACTCATCGGGTCGATAGCCTTGGATGCTTCTTTTCCTCCGTTGAGCAGGTAAAGGGCGCACTCAATGTCATGCACTACGTGTGCGGCTTTATCCTGATTGAAGTCGTCTCTATAGCGGTCGAAGACGTAGGAATACATAGAGAGCTTCGGGAACGCCAAACGGAACCCAGCGGTCTGTTTCTTGTCGAAAGAGCAATATTTCTGGGTGTTCTCACTTGATAGCGTGTCCGCATCGTAATCGTACACATCATACCGTTGCCTACTTCCCATGCTCCCCAGCCTATCGAACAGGTTCAGCAGGGAAGTGGTGCAACCTCTACGCAGCTCCCGCCGAATATCCTCCATTACAGTCCTCACAGTGTAGTCGTTGAGGTCGTAATCCTTCAATTCAGCGCGACGACGATTGTAGTCTTCTTCCATGTTGGCAGGCATCAGACCGATGTTCGCGGCTTTGTGGATGAAAGTGTCCCAGTACCTTGAGCGAACGCCTTCCAAGCACGCCATTCGAAGTTCAACGCCGGAGTCCCTCCAAGGATGGTCGTCCACGGCCAGTTTGACATAGGGCTGGTCGTAACGCTCAGAGCCGCTCATTATAAAAGGCTTGACCTCTTCGTAGGAGCCAATGAAGGAGTTGCAAATACGAGCCTTGAGCTCAAACTCCTCAATGATGTCCTGCGGAAACTTCTTCCGCCAGTCGGGTAGGAACGGCTTGCCCGTCTCATAGTCCTTCAGGTCGCAGATGCTCTCGCTCAGAATATCCGCCTCGTTCCGACTGTCTCTGCGCGTAGGCTTAATGTTGGCGTAAATGATAGCCCACTCAGGAGCCGTCCGCTTCGCCCTATCGCGCTTAAATGCCTTCTCCACGAGAAAGACAGAAGAGTCCGTCTTTTGCTTCTTCAGTATGAAGGACAGGCTTGCATCTACAGCCAGTGTAGAGTAGGGAACAATGGCAAGAAGCTGACCGCCGTATTTCTGCAGCATGGTTACAGCCTTACCAACCCAGCGGGCAGCGAAAGAGGGGGAGACAGACGATGTGTGGGCGAACATGATGAGGGGATAGGGTTTCAGTGTGTTGAACTTTGCAAAGTCGTCGTAAACGACACGGATGCCTTCTTCCTTCAACGTTTCCGCCACACAAATATCTTCTACCACGGTATCCAAATACTTTTCACCGTAATATGCGGTTTCGTGCTGCCAGACCTTGTTCTTGTTTCTGTACCAGCCGGCAAAGCGACGGAAGCACTCGTGAAGCTGCAGCTCACTCATGTCCCCGCAAATGGGGTTCAGAATGTCGCCATCGCGCACGGCAGACCAGTCCACCATGCGGAGTGCCTTACCGCAGACGTAAGAGGTGAGCGTTTCAGGTGCGGTGGCGTACCGCTGCCTGACCTTGGGCGCGGACTTCTCGTAAGTGCCCACGCCGTCGCGTTCGAACCAAGCTCTGAACTTCTCCTTCGCCCCTGCGATGGTAGAAGATTGGCTGCCATAGATGTACTCGCCGCGAGCCCAATAATCAGTGCCGCAATGGGCGAACCGATATGCCATATAGTTCTTGGTGTCATCGCGGAAGTTATCTTTGTTCTCAAGGATGTACCCCACATTCATACCCTTGTAGTAGATGTCCGTTACGGTATCTTTGTATCCGGAATTCTTTCCGGGGGCTAAAAAGGACAGATGAATTCTACTCATTATTTTCTCCTTTCTCCCAGCCTTTAAGGTCTTATGGGAACAAAATGGTGACATTGAAAGTTACCTTTAATGCCGTTTTCGGTCTTCCACAATCGCAGAAAGTGTCTCTTCAAGCGGTAGCCGAATCACTTTCCCTGACAGCGGTCCGTCTTCGTCCACGCAGCGAACCACAATAGGATAGGTGCGTGCGTTGGGCTGGATGCCGATGATAATATAATCATGGTCAACCACAGAAAAAAATTCCCGGTACGCAATGTCGATACCTCTCCATGTAAGCCAGTGTTGGATGTGTGACTTATTTCTGTAAAAAGCAGCCTCCTCGTCTCGTTCCTTTTCCAGAGCCAGCGCATCCTTGTCTTCATACTCTTGCTCATAGAGGATTTCGGACATCTTCTCACGGAGAATAGGAACTTCCTTGTGGTCAGACCCGTTTCCGATGCGCCGCCCGACGACATATTTCTCCGGGCGGTATTTATCGGCGGCGGCAAGTTCGTATTCGTACCGTCCCATTTTGAACACGATACCGAAATCACTCGGCATCAACTTGCGCTTAGTTGGAACATTCTGCTGTAGGTCAGCGAGGCAAGCACAGAAGGCATCCCATTCGAATTTCTCGGTGGGAATACTTTCGTCATCGTAGTGGGATGTACGGTAAAACCGACACTCGAACTCATCTGCCAGCCCCACCGTCTTGCCAGCAAATCCACTCGCTTGGGGGAGTTGCCTTTCAGTAACACGGGCCGTGTCTCTCGACAAAACGACAGACCTCGTACCAAACTGTGATGCAACGTGCTGAATACATGGGAGCACATCACGGAGAATAAGCTCGCGGCACACCTGTGAGCAGTAGGATTTACCCACTACAACACGGATTAAAACGACAACAGCGTTGCTGCCGACCTTCTTAATGCGGGCACTGTCTTGACGCTTAACATTGAAGCGACCTGTGCCAAAGGGGTCTTTACAACAGTATTCCTTGTCCTTCAGTGCTTCCTCCACGGAGTCCAACAGCATATCACGAATCTGTTTGTCCATACCTTTTTCAAAAGGGATGGTCAGGTTGTCGTCGCTCCAGTTTCCGGACTTGGTGATGAGGGTTTGTTTATCCATGTTTTTTCTCCTTTCTTCTTTTGTTCGGGTTCAGTCGGCGATGAACGCTGCTCTGTCCAAACCGCACAGGGCAGGGCAGGGGGAGAGGCAAAGCCTCCCCCAATGCTTGAGACTTCAGCCCGCTTCCCGCGCCTGAGCAACGTAGTCCAGAAGCTCCCAGCCGAAGGGAAAGACGTGCCCGCAATCGGGGCTTCCATCTTCAATACAAACAGCAGAAAATTTCCGCGTTCGTCCGTTGGGATAAATGGCCGTAAGCATAAAGCTCTTTCCGCTGACATCGAAAATCTCTTTGTATGAGAGGGTTTTAATACCTGCAGCGGCCAGTTCATTGTCAACGAGAGGTACATTCTTGAGGAATGCCTCCTCTTCATCTTTCGCTGTTTCCACGGCGATGGTTTCTTCGTCCTTTCCTTCCTGTTCAAAGAGTGCCTTTTCTACATCCACCCGAAACAGGCTTTCCTCCTCGCCGGCTTTTTCGCCGGTCTCGCGTCTCACCAAAACGCGGGTGAATGGAGTTTCAGCGTCTACACCAATTATGCGGACTGTTGCGTCGCTTCCCGTGCCCAGTGGGTACTGGAATGCCTTACCGAAATCCTCTGCGAGAAGGTCTCGCTTTGGTTTCTCGCCCTGCTTGCGGACGGCGGCACAAAGTTCATCCTGCCGCTGCAAACTCACACAACGGCAGTACGAATCCCAGATGATTTTATCGTTGGGAACCATACTGCTGTTCGCATAGACCGAGTGGAAGAACCTCACAGAGAACCAGTATGGTTGAGGTTCACTTTGGTTTCCGCTTTGAGCCGAGATGCCAAAGATGCTTCCGTCTGACGTACGAATACTGTTCGGTTTTACTGTGTAGCGAGCAGACCAGCGAGACGCAACACTCGACACGACCGGTTCAAATTCGGACATGATATAGTCTCGAAAAAGACCGCTCAGGCGCAGGTTTTGCCCTCGTTTCTCGTTCAGCAGCAGGCCCACCACAAACTCTGTAAAGTACGGACTTGCGACTTCGTTAGGAACCAGCTTGCAAAAACGTGAAGGAGGTGTACCACAGCGCCTTACGCCGAAAGGGTCTCCATCACAAAAATAGTCGTCAGAGAACTTCTTTGTAATGGAATCAATGAGGTCGTCGTGCAAATTTTCTGCTACGGAATCGTGGGCACAGTAAGTGTCGTTTTTCAGAAAAGGACTCTGCATTGCTGTATCCAGCTTTTGACTGAATGCGCTCATATAACAAAATCGTCTCCTTTCCCCCTGCCTCAGATAAGGACTTATGGGAATAAAAATGTAGTATATATAAAAAGACAGTCGCTCCCCCAAAAAAGGAAACAACTGTCTTGAACATGATGATGTGACTTTGAAGCGGAGATAAATCTCCTTATAGAAATATCTTCGTAATTATACCACTATACTACCACATTCGTGTATTTTGTCAATGGCTTTGAAGAAAAGAAGAAAAGCGCCCCAGAGGGACGCTTTTCAGATGGTTGTATAGATTCTTATTTCGTTGGTGTGCAAGTGATTTGCCCGCAACGGTCGGCGATAACTCGTTTAATTACCTCTTGATACGTGAGCTTGAGCTTTTCACCGACAGCTTTTTCTTCTTCGTCCTCAACGCAAGTAGCGGTGAAGATGTAAGATTGACTTTGCGCGTCCGGTGTAATTGCAGTTAATGCATAGGTGCGCTTGGCGTACTGGAACATTTCACGATACATAAGGGACACTCCATCACGAGCGAGGGCGGCTTTGATACAATCCCTGCCTTCGTAAAAGTCTACCTCTTCCTCCTTTGCCGCCTTCAGTTTTCGTGCGGGGATATCGGCGTCATCATCAAAAAGAGGTCGCCGAAGATTTGCCAACGGAACAACTATGATGCCTTCGTCTCCCGTACTTCCCGCAGGCTGCAGTCGCACGTCCAAATAACTGAACTCGTCCGCAAAGCCAACAATACGATACATGGCATCCTCATAGAGAAACTCACGCTCATAATCGGTTGCTTTTAGCGGATAGAAAGGCATATGAGGAGGGCCGCTGGTGCGTCCTTTTTCATCTTCAATATCCTCTTGCAATCGCAGGCATCGGGCATCCCAGACGATTTTCTCATCAGGCACGTTGGGGTTGTTGTGGTACGGCGTCCGGATGAACTCGATACCGAACACCGCAAACCTGAATCTCCGTCCAGCACCATTGCGCTTTGTTCCGAATGACGGCTTTTGCACGAAAATCCGCGCCTTATACGTGTCCGCCACATACCACAAAGCCGCCTTAATATCATCACGCATCTCAGCAACACATGACTCAACGTACTTTGGATTGTCTGCGTCTACGATGAGGTTGAGTGTGACTTCTGTGATATTAGCTTTTTCGTATGAAACTTTGCACGGACGGGGAAGGTCGGGGTCATTTCCGTAGCGTTCTTTTCCGAAGGGGTCTTTACAGCAATAGACCTGTCCCTTCACATTGAACTCAACAACCTGCTTGATAAACTCGCAAAGTCCGTCTTTGCTGCTGATTGTACCCGCACCAACGGTGGTATCGAGAGTGTGCAGGTTCATGTTGTTTCTCCTTTCTTCAGAGTTTTCCTCCATCGCGTTCGGCGCGAATTGCTTCAATGACGTCCCCGAACGAGAAGAACAGAACATCATCAAAGGTTTCGCCGGATTCATCCACACAGACAGCACCGAAGATGTCTTTGGCCTTGGTAGGTATGATGCCGACCAGTGCGTAGGTCAAGCCATCAAGCTCAAACATCTCACGATACATCACGTCCACGCCAACACGGTCCAGTAGAGCTTGGATGTGCTTCTTATTTTCATAAAAAGCAGTTTCCGCATCCCTTGAAACACTGACATTCTGCATTTCTGCAAGGTACAGGGCGTGTTCAACGAGGGACAAAGTTACCTCCATGGTATCGCCTTTATCTTGACCGTCTACACCTTGCACGAGTACCTCGTCCATGCTGTTTTCACCCATTCCGATGATACGATACAGGGAGCCTCCAAGACGGAACACTCGCCCGAAATCGGAATTTTGAATGGTGTAATCAGTTTTCTGGCCGGCAGCAAATCGCGTATCCCGAATCTTACCGCAGCGTTTACACCAAATATCTCTGTTGGCATCCCAGATGATTTTCTCATCAGGAATGCCGGTATCCTTGGCGTAGGGCGTTGATATGATGTAGACGTATAATGCGGCTGATTGGAATAAGGCGCCTGAACGAGTACCCATTGCCGCAGAGCAAAACGGCTGCTTCTTGATGATAGCTCGTGCCGAGTGCTTGTTTGCAATAGGTTTTATTGCAGCACTTACGTCCCTCAGAATGGCCGCAGCCACGTCACGAGGCAGCGGGTTTATTCCGTAGCCGCCATCCAACGCAATGTTGATGACCAACTTTAAGATGTTGTGCTCCTTACCGAAGACATAACACATATTCCCAGCATCAGCGCCGTAGCGTTTCTTACCGAACGGGTCTCGTCCGCAATAGGTCTCGTTCCGAAGGGCATATTCAAGCCGGCTTCTGATGTCCGTCTCCAGCAAATCGGTGTCAATTTGCTCGGCACCGTATGCGGTATCCAAAGCATCTAAATCCATGGTATTCTCCTTTCTTTTGTCTTCGGGCAGCTCAGGCGGCGACGCACGCTGCACCGCTGCCCGAACCGCGCAGAGCAGGGGAGAGGCGAACCTCTCCCGTGCCTGAATCAATCAGGGTCCCTGCATTCCGCCATGCGCTCGATGAGGTCCCACCCGAAAAGAACACGGTGTCCATATTCGGGGGAGTCTGCATCACAGCAGACAGCACCGAAGATGTTTGTCCGTGCATTCGGAAAGATTTCGGTAAGCACAAAACTCGTACCGAGCGTATCGAAAATCTCTCTGTAGGTTACATCGAGCTCTTTCCACGCTTCAATCATTTCAGTCCAAGACGACATACTCGTCTGCCATGAGTGGACCATGCGTTTTGTGAGACTTATTTTGTTCTTGTAAAACAAAGCCTCCTCATCTTTAGCCTTCAGCACCGTCAGCACTGTTTTGTCTTCGAAGTCATCTTCGTAAAGTGCAAGTTCAATGTCCTTAGCCCTCACATCTACCTTTTTGCCAGCGTTTTTCCCCTTGACGTATTCGAGTACGACGGAGGAATTGGGCTTCTCATGGTTGATGCTGAGAATACGGACAATGGGGCTGCGAGGTTTCCCCGGCTTGAGGGGGAATTCACGACCGAAGTCCGCTGCACACAGCTCGTGCCTTGGAATCACTTCGTTGTTTACTCTCCGGTCTATCATTGCTTTTCGGCAGTAGGCATCCCAAAAGATTTTCTCGTCTGGAACCTCCGAATTGTCGAAATACGTCGAGTGAACAAAAGTGAAAGCGAAGTGAAGGGCGGGAATTGCAGATTCCCCCACTTTGGGCAATCCGAGTTCCAGTTTTGAGCTATTAACGGAAAACTGACGCCCCTCTCTGACTCGCACAAAGCAACGTGCCGACCACTGTTCAGCAGCAACTTTCAGGGCTCTCTCCAACTTTCCCTGAATCTCATCCAGAAAAACCGCCTGAAGGTACTTCAGAGGGGGTATCTTTTCGTGAAACAAGATGTTTACCGCATAATGTGTGGCATAGCAGAAATCATCGTCATCGGAGATTTTGATATCTGCCAGTGCAGCAGCAAAATTGCTTCCACCGTAGGACAATGTCATAGTCGTCCGGCAGAGTGTAGTCGGGTCAACACCCCAACGCTTCACACCGAATGGGTCGCCCTCGCAGTCGGGCTCGTTACTGAATTCATCTTGGACAACATCAATGATGGTATCACGGACATTCTCCATGACGAGAGCCTTGGCGTGGTACTTTTCGTGCTTTAGAACTGGTCTCGGAATCATGGTGTCTATGGCACGTAAATCCATGTTTTCTCCTTTCTCCCTGCCTTTGATAAGGACTCATGGGAATATAAATGTAGTAAATATATAAAAAGACAGCCGCGTCCGAAGGGAGGCAACTGTCTTGAATATGATGATGTGACTGAAAACGGAGATAAATCTCCTTATAAAAATATCTTCGTAATTATACTAATATATTACCATGTTTCGTTATTTTGTCAACGACTTTCCCCATCTCCATGCGGGTATTTGCAAAAGAAAAAGCTCCCACAAGGGAGCTTTTTCATGGTTAATTATTTAGAGGTTCTCGTCCAGCACACCGTCGTATCTCAAATGATGGGAAATATCGCGGGTGATATGGTTGAGTTCCTCATTCAGTAGGCGCCATATCCGGTGTTTGAAGCCACGGGCAGCAGCCCAGCTCAAAAGTCCTGCTACAGAGAACAGGAGGCACCGAACCACAAGGCTGCCGCCGGACATGGAATTGTCCATGCTCGCAGCACCGATGGTGCCAAAAATTGCGATGATGCACACAATCAGCAAAGAGATGCTGATAACGTACAAGGTCTTAAACTTCTTGTTTTCAGTAATTCTGCGATTCATTTTAATTCTTCTCCTTTCAAGCGTTTCGGGTATGTTCTCATTTGCGGTTGAGTTTGATAGCTTCAATGACAGCGTTGTAAGAAAGCCTACATCTCTTGCCGGCATATTCACCGGTTTCATCAATGCACTCGGCGAGGAACGGATACTTACGCGCTTTTTTGATGACGCCTACAAGTTGGAACTCGTGGGGTTGTGTTTTAATTCGAATTGAAAACACTTCACGGTAGACAACATCTATTCCGCTGGCTACGAGCTTCTGCTGGATAAAGCGCTTGTTCCGATAGAACTCGGATTCCTCCGCATGGCTCTTTTCAATGGCCAACTCGGATTTGTCCTCGTACTCCATCTCATAGAGCGCTCGTTCCAGCTCCTGTCGCTTAATTCGTCCGCTGAATTTCAGAGCGCGATAGCCGCTTGTTCGCAGGACGTCGATGTAATTCTCTCCGTCCGTAGCATTCTGGCTTACAGAGGGGCCGAGAATTTTGTAGGTGTATTTCCCATACGGGAATTCCTTACCCCAATCGTCGGGCCGCAGCTCGCGCTTCTCAGGCTTCTTGGACGACCTTGCTCTGGCTCGACAGAAGGCGTCCCACATGATTTTCTCGGTGGGCTCCGGCGAATTGTAGTAGGGCGTCTTGAAAAAGCAAACCTCAAACGGGAAGACAGGAATGGAGCAGACTTGGTTTGCGTTGGTCGTTGCGTGCAACACCCTGTCCACGGTGGACCATGAAGTGTTGCAGGCAACGAAGGAACGGGACTCGTACCGCTTGGCAACATCCTCCGCAATACGCTCCAAATCCGCCTTTGCCTCATTGCGTTCGATTTCTGTACGGTATATTGAGTCGCGGTTTGCGACGATGCGAACCGACACGCAGGTAATGGTCTCCGTCTGCCTTACGTAGCCAAGAGAACTTCTGGAGATGTCATGCCGCTTCAAACCGAGAGGGTCTTCCTCACAGTAAGTATGCAGCCCTTCTTCCAGAGTGTTCTGAATTTCATCCAACAAGTCTGTCAGCAGATGTTCCTTGTTTGTCGGAGATGCATTTGCAGATGTATCGTAAGAGCAAGAGGCAGCCATTTCAGGACACCTCCGCAAGCGCAACCATTTCGGCGAAGAAGTCGTCCATGTGGTAAACGTCGCCGATAATGTGCTGGCTTTGGTGTGCGTAGGAGCAGTCACAGGTATTCAGAAGGTTGCCATCCACCGTAAGGCAGATGTTGCCTTCGTTTACCATCACACTGCCATCCGGCCACTTCTCGACCGCAATACGCTCATTGCCCAGCTCACGCTTCGGATAATCTGTCTCAAACAGGTCTTCTGCACGCCCCTCGTTGATGAGGTTGACTCTGTCCCAATCAGTGCGCTTGTCTTCTTCACGGAAGTAGGAGAGACCCTTCAGCAGCATGATATTCTCGTTGGGAATATCCTCATGGAATTGGTCGTCGGAAAGAGCAAGACCGCAGATTTCTATGTCCTCCTGCTTGGCGCAGTAGCTATACCACCGCAGGGAAGCAACAGCCAACTCTTCTACGTTCTCCTTACCGTTTGTGACGATATAGAAGCCATTCACAGAGATGTCATACTTCAGGCACAGCTCACGGAACTGGTCGATGGCGCGGCAGTTGAGAGACGGTTCGCCTCCGGTAAATGTCACGACACCGATGCCGTCCACATGGCGCAGCAATGCGTCCATGACCTCGTAGGAGATGTCCTTGTTCTCCGCCTCGCCTCGCAGACAGTGAGCGCAGTGCATATTGCACCGACGGGTGACTTCAACCGCAAGTGAGTCGAAAAAGACTTTGTTCATAGTGCTGTTCTCCTTTCAATGTATTCATAAAGCAAAAAAAGGAGAGAGCCATTACAGACTCTCTCCTTTCAAAATAGGGGTTAATCGGCCTGACAATCGCAGGAAATGAGCTGACCACCACACTTGGGGCAGCGTTCGCAGTCGCAGCCGGGGTGGTGATACCCACCGACCATGGCTCCGCAATCGCCGCAGCGAAAGTTCGGGTCGTTCAGTCCTTCACAGCCGAAGTAGAAGTCGCCCGGTGCGCCGACCTTTATCGGGTCAGCACGGGAACCATCTACGAATCGGATGGTGATTTTCCTGCAGCCCTTGGCCGTCAGCATATCACGCCCACAAAAAGCGCATTTTGCCATTGCTTACTCCACCACCTTTCTGGTGACTTCAACCTCCACGACGACGATTTTCCACGAGTGGGATACGCCGTTATGGAGAGCCCAAGCCTCCAAGCCGCCGATGTCGTAGTTCGTCGTGAGAGGTTCGTCAGGGAGCTTCTCCCAGCCGAATACCATCCTCAGCTCATCGTCCATGACGTTTTGAGCCGCAAGGTAGTTGTCGAACTTCTCAACAACGATTTTGGAGCGGTACGCTCCGGTATGAGTAGTGCCGTCGGCATGGAGCGGGCAGGTGGAATGAATCAGGATGGCAGGGAAGGCCTTTTCCTTGGGGCCGGCCTTCTCCTCGGCAGCCTTATTCTGTACTTCCAGCGCAGCAGCCACGCGCCCAACGTTCTTTACGAGGGAAGGGAAATCGCTCATAAAAAACTTGCGTCCCATGATAGTCTCATGCAATTCAGGCATATTTTGAATCTCCTTTCTTTTTCTTTACGGAACCAGCCGGATATAGCTGATGATGTCCTTGGCAGGGATACCGGATGGACACTCGGACTTGGGAATGAGAATATAGCCTCCGTGGGAGCTATGTTCCACGGAGTCTACACACTCCCTATATCGGCCCTTGTAGCGGAATTTGACCGCATAGACATAGCCTAAGGTCTCCGTGTCCACGACGTAGTCCAGCACCTTCTGAATCAGCCTTGCGTCGTTGCGGACAGCATAGACGCCAGCACCGTCGTCCTCGCCTACGGCCATGTCGCCGAAGGCAGAGGGTCGGATACCAGTCTCCAGAATGGAGCCGAGTCGGTCTTCCGTGGTCACATGGACGAGTTCGACCTCATCGCAGTGCGTTATGTACTTCAGCACGGCGTCACTCCTTGCATCCGCCGCAGAAGAAGTCCTCATCCACGAAGCTGATGCCCTCGAAAGCGTGGAACACGATTTCGTTGGGAATCTGGTCGTAGAAAGCGATGCTGGCGACAGAGTCGCGCTCCTCATCAGAGAGGCGCTGGAACTCGTCACACTCGCTGTCGTAGAACAGCTTCTGCTTCAGCACAGACAGCATATCCTGTGTGAGCTGATAGACGCTACGGTAGCCTTCGCCATCTCGCAGAGAGTTGGCGACCTCCACCAACGGGCAGTGGTCACAGAGCATCCGATTGGCGCCTTCGTCCTTGTCCATCTGCCCGCAGGCGCGGCCATAGTAACCGCAGATGTTGGGCGACAGGTCAGGGGACTTGCTGTTCAGAGAGCACTTCTCGTACTCTTTCTGGACCGCATCAGTAATGATGGGAAAAACGTGACAACCCTTCTCAGACATAAAATTTTCTCCTTTCTTTTTGCTGTCAGCGGCTCCGAACGAGTTCCGACAAGCTGATGATAGCTTTCCGAAGCTCGTCCGTCCCCGGAACAGACCAGAGGCAGACGGCATAATAGACATTTTCCATGTCGTTGAGAGCTGCCTTCAGTTCGTTGGACTCACCGGAAGCCATGGCAGCACGATAGTGCGCCATGGCGTTCTCGATGAGCTTCTGCCTTTCGCCATTACTCATGGGCAGCCTCCTTAGTCCCATCGTTCAGCTCGGCGGGGAGGAAGTCCATGCAGCAGCTTTCGCCGTACACAGCATCCTCCGTGTCGCGGTTGGGCATACGGTTGACCAAACTCGGCAGCATACACTTGCAGTTACCGTCGTGGTACACGCAGTCGGCGCCGCCGCAGATGACAGGCTCAGTGATGACGGGCTCCTGTGCGGGAATGACGACGGGTACGACGCTCTTCGCCTCGCACTCCAGCCATTCCTCATAGCAGGGCCACATCTCACCGCCGAAGCCACGGTCCTTCTCCCACACGTCCAGAAGCTCCTGCATACTGCCGGCATCACCGCAGTCCTCAGAATAGGCATCCAGCTCGCAGAGAAGCTCCTGCAGCGTGTGCTTGTGGTCCAGCATCCACTGGAGCTTGAAGCGCTCGTAAGCGCGGAAAGACTCCGGCGTATGAGGCTCCACAGGCTTGGAAGCAGGAACGGCAGGGGAGAGGGACTCGCCCGCAGTCCGCAGGGCTTCGTCCAGCTTCGCCTGAGCGTTGCTCAACAACGCCTGATTCTCGACATCGAGAACCCCATTTTCCAGCTCATCCGTGATGATGTGGTGCAGGGCAGCGATTTCAGCAGCGGACATGATAGCAACGACGTACTTACTCATTGCCCATCACCTCCTCAGCCGCATAGCCATACTCGAACTCCCGGCTCTTCTTCCGGAGCTCGTTGTAGAGGCAGGAAGGCATAGGGGGCATACCCTTGAAGAAGGTAACGCCAGTCTGCCAATTATCCTGTGCAGCACACTCCTCAGCCTTCTCCTTGCTGGCAAAGGTGTTGTAGCCGCCCAGCTCAATTCCGACACAGCCCTCAACAGGCTTCACGGAATCGCTGCTGCCCTTGACAGGAATGTTGGCGTACCCATCGCCAGACCACATGACGCGATGCTCGACAAAGCTCTCCATGAACAGCACGGAAGTGACCTTGACGGGATACACGGCAATGGTGGATGCGCGGTAGAACTTGCCACGGGTGTTTCTGCGGACCTCATTCCAAATGGCATAGACGGTGTCGCCAATGCCGACAGGAACTCCATCCGCAGTCAGAGGGATAGGCAGTCTGTTTTCGATACTCATGCTTTTTCTCCTTTCTTCCCAGCCTGTTATAAGGACTTATGGGAACACAAATGTATGTAAATATATAAAAAAAGACAGCCATCCCAGAGTTGGGATAACTGTCTTGATTCTTTATGGTGACTTGAAAACAGAGATAAATCTCCTTATAAAAATATCTTCGTAATTATACTACTATACTACCACGTTTCAGTTTTTTGTCAACGACTTTTGCATACTATTATGGACGCTCTCCTGTGTGTTCGCAGAAAAAAAGCAAAGAGGTAGGCACATGAGCCCACCTCTTTACTTAAAATCTTTGCTTTTACAGAGAGGTCTCGGCTTATTGAAGAACCAAGTTCTCGCACTATTCCAAAACAAATTCGGAGAATTAAAGTGCCTCAAGGACACAGACATTATCAAGGTTGATTACTTCATACGGTGTGTGCTTGGCATCGTCAGACACACAGAGCTTCAGTTGCTCTTCCACGTAGGCAAGGTGTTCACCGTCTTCATCAAACGAGAAGCTCTCGTCTTCCTTAGCTCGCTCCAGATAAGACTCACGCACGGCGGCCCAGTTCGCCTCAATGTCCTCAGCACACGCAGTAAGGTGCCTATCGGCATTTTTCACTAAAAGGGCGCCAACAATACCGCCAGCCTTATTCTTCACGATGACCGTTCCCGGCCCAAACTCGTCCCCATCATTACACAAAGCATTTTCAATGGTTTTGTGAGCGTTCTCGATGCTCTTGATTGCCACCCAATCCTCCAGAGGCGTAGCACCAGAAAGAGCCTCGTTCATGCCGCATCTTGAGCAGATATAAACCTCATGGTATCTACTTAGACTGTTTTCGTTGATATCCACCCGCATCTCGTTGCCGCAGCAGGGGCACTGCATCTGCATACCCTTTACTTGAAGGGCATAAATATTACTCAGTATCTGCTTCATATCTTCTCTGTTCATCTGTTTTTTTCACTCCTTTTTTGTAAAAACTCTCACACACGACCTGCGTGCGTTTGTGTGCGTTCCGTGTGCGTTTTCCGTGCGTTGTTTTCATTACCCGCCGAAGAAGAACCGCCACATTGGGTCTACGTTTTCCATATCCGGCTTAGTTGCATCTGCAAACACTTCAGAATAATGCGCGATATGCTCATCCGACAGGGAAACGAAATCTTCGCCCTGTGCGCTGACCACGAAGAATGGTCCGTAGATTACATCGCCCGGAAGTTTTCGGTTTGGTTGCATTCCATTGAACTTTCCTTCCTCGTTGCAACAAAGGATAACTCCCGGCTCTAAGCAAACTGCCTCTATGCTGCCCTGTACCTCATCCTGCAGGGCTCGCAACCCTGATTCGATTTCTTTTACAAAGGGAGCCTTTTCCGGCTCAATCTTTAGAATCCTCATCGCCTAATCCCCCAGAATCGCCCACTTAAACGCTTCAAACTCTTTTTCGGTGGGGTCGAAGAAATCGCCAGTCATGTCCTCATACCGCTCCAGTGCTGCCCAGACAGCGTCGTCCTTCGTTTCAACCCCATCGAATTTGGAATGAAAGATAAGGTTTGCCAGTGCCGCAATCTTCTTTTTTGGTCCGAAGTATTTTCCAGAGTCGATTACTTCGTCATATAGTTCGCGGTAAGTCATAGTTGAAATCCTTTCGTATCTGCAATTTGCAGCGGCTCGCGCCACATCATCCGGCGCCCCGCTTGTCCGTCCGTTCGTTTTGTTTTTCCGCCCGCCGTGAGAACATGAAAGTGTTGAGACATATCCCGCTCGCTACGGGCACTTACAGTGTAGAACACATTAAAGAAGACCTTTTCAAATCCTGCGTCTGTGTATTCCACATCGTCCAGAACGGCCACCGCGTAGAAGAACATAACCAGCTTCTTAATGATGGTGTAGCGGTTATCATCTCCCTCATAGTCCATTCCCATGTAATAGCAATCATCGTGTCCCGGAACATAGTATCCTGAGAAATCGCCGGCGTGGAGCCGGAGGCGATACACAACGCAGACATAGTCATCTATGGGGATTTCTTGCAGTTGGAGACAAAACAATGTTCGTGTTGGGTCGTTGAACGTGACACGCACGCCACATGGCGGGAATGAAGTCTTTCGCGCTGTGGCCAGCTTCTTATCCAAAGCGTCTATGTCTAAATTCAACGTGAGCTCTGCGAGGTCGCCACCGTCGTTGTACGCCATTCTGCTGGGAAACAGCCCACAAGTGCTTTCGTTGATGTAGGGGAGAAGGGCACACCGCAGATTTGTAAAGACTCTCTTTTTTCTCAGCAGCGCGTTTACTGCGACGGGTACATCGGAACACTCCGCATGGATAATGCCCTGTTTTACAAACGGAGTCAGGTCCGGCGTGTCGGAGTCCACAGATAAGACAACAGACTCCCATTCTGCAACAGAGAAATACGCAAAAGGGTTATCTGCTGTTATAGGTTTTCCATCTGTGGATGCGCCAATAACGACCTGCCCATCGTCAGAAATATCATCGCGGAGATAGTCCAGTGTATGAAGAACGAGGCCTGCATACACAGCAATAACCCCTGCCTTAACAGCGTCCGTTTTTTCGATTCGCCGCAGTTCCTGCAGCTTGCTCGCCAACTGGAGCAGCGCGTCTATGCAACCATCCCCGGTGCGTATCCGCTCCGCCATCTTCTCACAGTAAGAATGAAGTTTCCGCGCAAAGAACTCCGGAGTGTCCTTTGCCAATACCACAAGGGCGTCAAAGTCGTTCAACAGGTACTCCATCTCGCTGTTATCGCACGTGAGATATGTACGAATAGATGCATTTCTGACAGCACTATATTCCAACCGGTCCAAAGTTTCCAACACCAATAAATTCGTCGATGCTAAAACTCCGCACAGCTCTACCGGGTTTCCGCGCAGCATAGAATCTAACAATTCAATGATGCTCTTCTTCTCAGTCTCTTTCATTTTTCGCGCCCCTCTCTCTCTTCTTGCAAAGTATAACATACCGCACATATGTACGCAAGCAGACGCGAAAAATTTCCCTGTAAAGGTGCTTGTTATAAGCACCGTGTTGTGTTATAGTGAGTATAGAGGAGCGTCGTTGTTGTGTTTAGGCTGCTCTCTCTCCTTTCTTGAGTAGGGTTGGAACCATCCGATTTCATGCCCGTTTTGGCGCCGCGTAAAGCGAAGGAACGGCGATGCTTTGCCGTCCTACTTTTGCGACACCTAAAGAGCGGGAAATCGCGGCTGTCTTTGCCGCGTAGTTCACTGATTGTCCTTGGGATGCTTGCGGGGCACCAAGGCGAAAACCGAAACCGTTCCCTTGTGGAGCGTGTTTCGGTTTTCTTTTTCGGTTGGGCTTCAAGCTCGCGCCGCCGTGAGGGTTTTCAGGCGCACACGGCCCCGCACTGCTGCGTGAGCCCGTTCCTCCTGCCTGAGCCCTTCACCGTGTTCCTACACCCAAACAGCCCGCTTTTTACACAGGCTCAAGCCCCGATTTAGCCGGCTTGGAGAAGAACAACACGCTGTATCACGCTATTTTGTATTTACAAAGCAAAACACTCTTTGCAAAACCCATATATTGTGGTATGATTTTGCAAAAGATGGGAGAGAGGGCATATGTGGTATTTAATTGACCCTAAGACTGGATTTGTAAGGGTCGGTGCGAATAAAACCGAATTAAGCGTCTGGTGGGACGAATGCCATCGTGCGTATAAAGTGGATGGGAAATGTGTTTACGCCGTCCGCCATTCCGGTGGAAACACAAGCTATCTCTACCATGATAGGCAACAGGCTTTTGACGACGGACTTGGCTTCGCCATCCAGCTCTCTGAATCTGGTGGTGAGCGCTGCGATATGAAGGCGTGTACTTACAACAAATATGGTTTTTGCAGCAAGAACCCGCCCGTGAAAGAGGATGCCGAATGCCATGAAATATCTCCAATATGAAAACAAGAAGGCCACCCATGGCGGGTGTCCTTCTTGTTGTTAAGTACGATTAAATGATGAATTTTCCAAAAGATTCTGGGCAAGCATATGCTTAATAGACTCAGGGAACACTTTCATTCCATCCTGAAATGTCACAGTATCATATTTACTTACTGCCGCGTCTTTGGAAAGAATAAAATCGACAAATTCTGCGTCGCGGCTGTTTTCAATAGCCTTATCCTTGACACGCAGAGTCCTCGGAACATAGCGGTCTTTAACGAGATTCCCATTTTTATCAGCAAACGCCTCTAAGCCAATGGTAAAATCGAGATTGGTTACGCCAATTTTGTATGTCAGCGTTAATGTCTGAAAGTCTTTTACAACGCATACAAGACTATTGGTAAGGGAGGGAAGCATAAGTAGGCAGAGTAATTTGTTTTTTGCACTGGTGAAAGAGTGCTGACTGTCAAAATAAAACTGTGCCGTTGTCAATTTAGAAGACCTTGCCATGTTATAAAAAGACTGTGCGTTCAAGATAGAGTTGACACCAGTTAAGTGCATGAATCGGTCTGTCTTAAAAACGACTTCAAAAAACTCGTTACCAAACACATATAAGAACATCTTGCCAGCAAGTCCGTTACTATATACATTAGAGGCCGTAATAATCTGGTTTCTTACAAGCGCTTTTTTGTTCGCTTTGTTTGCCATAAACCTTCTCCATTCGACATATACGTCTAAAAAATAGGGAGGAGTGGGTTTCACTCCTCCCTTACTTTTTGGTTGAGAGTTTTCTGCTGGTTGTCAGCCGTGACATTCCTCAGCGGAACATCTATTGGCGCAAGTAATTTAAGTCCCTTGCGTGGACTACAACCGTTGCTGCTCGTTGCCAGCCACGACATCCAGTTAAGATGCCAACAGTTATGGGTGTTTACCCTGTCCCATATCCAGCACAACTTTTTGCAGTGCTCTCACACTGAGAAGCATTACTACTTCCATACATAGTATATGCTTTTTTTCTGAAAATGTCAATCACTTTTCAAACTGTTTCAAAACTTAATTAAATCTGTTATCGCAATGAATTGCTACCCAAACAATAAAGTCTGTAATAGCCTACATCAGCCTGTTGCTCCCCAATACTCCTGAGTAATCCGAACCCAGTCGTCATACTTGCCCGTAAGCTGCGGTGCCGCCGTGAACGTGCTGCCTTCTGCGTGAAGTCCGGCAACACCGGAGCGAATGAGCATGAAGTCATACAGTGCCATAGTGATGGCAAACGCCTCATATGCCCTATTACCGCCCGTGACCGCATATTCCTGCAGCGTAGTGTCACGTGTGTATGGCTTCTCAATGAGCGCCGTGGGAATTTCACCGTTCTCACGCTCCAGAAACACCGGAATCTTTACGCCGGCATTTCCCAATCCCACAGGATAGGCACGAAACACATCCCCGCAGTAGTCCGCAATCAGAATGTTGAATGGTGTGTGTTCCAACTCAATTTTACTCGTGTAGATACGAGCAACAGGCATCATCTCAAGCAACACCGAGTAGGGTTCGGAGATACTCTTCAGATTATCTTTTCTCGCCGCAAAATAGCTGCGCTTCTGCTTCGATATCACCATCTCCCGCGTACAAAAGGCGCCGTTTGCTACCATGGAAACCTCATCCATTGTGGGATTTACAAAAAAACGGCCCACAATCGTCATCTTCGGATGCTCGAAGACGTCGAACCGCATATCACCGTCCTCGGTCAAAGAAGGAATCATTCGCACGCTCACAGGGCGCCTCCGTTTCCGGCGGAATCGAAAACCTCCATAAAAGCCCGTGAGAGGCTCTCTGCGGCGTTTTTCGACAGGGTGGTATCGCTACCCTTGGACGCGAGTTCGCGTACAGCTTCGCAAGCTCCTGCTTCGCTGCTGTATAGTTCTTTTGCGTTTATGGTGTTTGTTTTTGCTGTGCCATTGACAAGGGTCTGTGCCATATGTGCTCGTGCCTCCGAGGTTTACTTCGTTACGACAATATCGACGTCGGTGATTTTGCTTTCCTGCGCGGGAGAGTCGGTTGTTTTTTCACCCGGTTCGAAGAACAAAAGCCGATACATCCCGGTATAGTTTCCTTCACTCAGCTTTGTCGCGGTGGTTTCCATCTTCATCGTAGTCAAATCTTGTCCAGCGATGATAAGGTCAGATGTGGCGATTTTTACACTCTCTTCACCGGACAGGACATACAGCTCCAGAATTACGTCATGGCTGCACGTGCTGGGGTTTTTGAAATACATGGTGATTTTCCCTGTGGACAACTCAATTTTTGCATTATCCGTATAAATAAGCGAGATTTCCTCGCTTCGTTCCGGCTCCTCTTGGGAGCGCTCATCCTCCACAACTGTTACGTTGGGGGAGTCCTCAGGCGCGGGGACATTCGGCTTCGTGTCCTCAGGTGCCCTCAGCGTATACACCAGCGCCCCGATAACGACAAGCAGCGCCAGACACAGAAGGATGACAGGCAGCAGCCGACGTTTCAAGATGACGACATACTTATTGGCACCAAGGCAGGCGTATCCATCGTTTTTATACAGCAAGTGATGATAGCTTTTCTGGACGACGGCATCGAAGGAGGTTTCTCCTTCGCCGACTGTAACGGTAAATTCTTGGTTTCTGTTCCGTCCATCATCCGCCTTATCCAGTGCTGTGTATCCTACGACGGAATATGTATCCGCTGCATTGGGTGGATACATCTTGTCCAGCTTTTCCTTGGAAAAATATGCCACTTCTGCTCCGAGTTTCTTGATGCGCTTGTCGCACGCCGCGTCATTCAAAATCACATACCTCATCTTCAAAGTTCCTCCTCACAAAGTGAAATCGAGAGTCTTGACACTCCCCACGGCTAAATCCGTGGGATTCTCGGTTCAACCACCACAGCCTGCACCAGCGAGGTCTTATACGGTGTCCACGAGCGTATAGGTTTGGACGTGTCCCGCCCTACCATATGTTTCTGCTACGCCAACAGGCGCAAGCCCTCATTCAAAATGTTCTTTGCGGCGTTCACATCCCGGTCGTGGACAGTACCGCACTTGGGGCAAGTCCACTCCCGGACGGACAAATCCTTTGTTCCGGGCCACTGTGTGCCGCAAGCGGAGCAAAGCTGACTGGACGGAAAGAAACGGTCTACCGGGACCACCTGTTTCCCGTACCACGCCGCCTTATACTCCAACTGCCGCCGGAACTCGCCCCAGCTTGCATCAGAAATAGACCGGGCAAGTTTGTGGTTCTTGACCATATTGGACGGAGCCAAATCCTCAATCGCAATCAGGTCGTAGTTCCGCACAAGCTGGGAGGACAACTTGTGAAGCATATCTCGCCGCTGGTTGGAAACGTGTTCGTGGAGACGAGCCACTTGTGTCCTTGCCTTTTCCCTGCGGTTACTGCCCTTTGATTTTCGGGACAAATGACGCTGGAGCTTGGCAAGTTTCTTCTGGCTCCGTGTTAGGTATTTATGGTTCGGATACTCTACGCCATCGGAGGTAATTGCAAATGCTTTCAGGCCCATGTCGATACCGACCACCGCCCCGGTAGAGGTCGGCGGCTCTATCTCTACACCGGTGCAACAGAGCGCAACGAAGTATTTCCCGCTTGGATTCTGGCTGATGGTGGCGGACAGGATACGCCCCTTGACCTCCTTGGAGATACGGCACTTTACAAGGCCGAGTTTTGGGAGCTGCACCGCCTTGTCCAGCACCTTGATATTCGTCCCCACGCACCTACTCTTATAGCTCTTCTTGCTATGGTGTTTGCTCTTGAATTTGGGATAGCCGGGTTTCTGACCCTGTTTCACACGCCGGAAGAAGTTTTGGTACGCAATGTCCAAATCCTTTATAGAGGATTGCAGAGCGGTGGCATCAACCTCTCTCAGCCATGACAGAGCATTCTTTAACTGCGTCATATCCCCGGAACAGGCATTATAGTTCATTGCCTTTCCATCTTGCTCATAGAGGTCTTTCCGCAACGCAAGATAGTGATTCCAGACGAACCGACAACAGCCAAATGTCCTTTGTATCTGCTTCGCTTGCGCTGCGGTGGGGTAGACGCGGAATTTATAGCTGTATTCCATCTCGATACCTCACACATTCTTCTGGTTTTCTATGCACTGCTTGATGACCGACAAAGGCGCTCCGCCAACGATAGAAACAAAATATGAATTTGTCCACAAAGACGGAAGCCTTGAGCGGAGCCATCCATACTCTTGCCTCAATTTAAGCGTATATCGACACCGTTGACCAAGACCTTGCGGCGGTATTTTGGACACCAGACTACATGATACTTGCAGGAGTACACCGCATAGTGATTGCTTTTATATTTCATGGATTTATTATACCAATCGGCGACATCTAACACAATCCTCGGAAATCCTTTTACGGGGGAACACGGTGTGGCTTATATCCCCATGCCTAAAGGCAGGGGTATTACGCCACACGAGATAAAGTGTGCAATGATTGCACAATATCTTCTCCATCTCTACAATGGTAACATAGAGTCCAACGGTATACAACCCCGTTATTTCGGGGTGGTGTATACCGCTCCTCAAATTCAACGTGCGGCATCTTGTGGTATACAACCCTGTTATTTCTGGGTGGTGTATACCCGGCACAGGTATTCAGTTCCCCAAAGCGCTGGTCGTCGCCTCTCACGTGACTACCAGCAAACAGAGTATTCCTGCTTCCACGACGACCATGCATCTCCACAGGCGTTAATTCCGGTTATACCGTCCGTACTCAATTTTTTCAGAGCACCAGCCGCATCTGGACATCGCTAATGCGGCGCCGTGCAAGCTCGGCATACTCCTCGTTAAGTTCGATTCCGATGAACTCACGTCCATATCGGTGAGCTACAATGCCCGTCGTTCCACTCCCTGCGAACGGGTCGAGAACTACATCACCAGCTTTTGTTCCTGCGAGGATACAAGGCTCAATGAGTTTCTCAGGGAAGGTCGCAAAATGAGCTTCTTTTGTTCCCTGCGTGGCAACGGACCAGACATCACGGAGGTTTCTTTTGCCGGTTTTATTCTCGACGTTCCCGTGTGTTTCCCGTTCCACCACAGCACTGTTGTCAAAACTGCGGTTATTGGTATAGGCACCGCCGCCACGGAATGATTTCGCATTGCCTTTACGCCGCCTTGTGTTGAGCCGAAGCGTGCCTTCGCTTCCCGCTACCTCGGCGTTATTGTAGCCAACGGCATCTTCCATAACGGCTTCGTAGTCGTAGTAGTAAGTCCGTGACTTGCTGAGTAGGAATATGTATTCATGGCAGCGTGTGGGGCGGTCTTTCACGCTTTCTGGTATGGGATTCGTCTTTTTCCACAGGATATCGCTTCTCAGATACCAACCATCCGCTCTCAGCGCAAAGGCGAGCATCCAAGGGATACCCAGCAAGTCCTTAGGCTTGGCGTCCTCGCTGGTGACGGTCTTTTTCAGGCGCCCCATGACAGCACCCGTGTTGGTGCTCTGCTTCGAGTTCTTCCCGCCGGCGTCCGAATGACGCCCGTCCGTGTTGCGACCCTTTCCGCTTCCAGCGTAGCTGTCGGCAATGTTGACCCACAGCGTGCCATCCGGCTTCAGGACTCTCTTCACCTCATGGAAAACCTCTACCAGCTTCGCAATAAACTCCTCCGGCGTGTCTTCCAGCCCTATTTGTCCGTCAACTCCGTAGTCTCGGAGCTGGAAATAAGGCGGAGACGTGACGCAGCACTGCACGCTCTCGCTATTCAGTTGTCTCAGGACTGCAAGCGCGTCACCGCTGTATATCACAAAACCCGCCTCCCTGATTGTAATTTGCGAATGAAATTCCAAGTATAAACCCTGTTATTTCGGGGCCCGATACACCTATTTGCATGGGCGGGTGGGAATGGTATACAACCCTGTTATTTCCGGGTGGTGTATACCCCTTTCAGCTTGCACCCATTTTCGAATTCTGGTATACAACCCTGTTATTTCCGGGTGGTGTATACCAAGCACAGGTATTCAGTTCCCCGAAAGTGCCGGTATCACCTCTCACGTGAAGACCAGCTAACAGAGTATTCCTGCTTCCACGACGACCATGCATCTCCACAGGCGTTAATTCCGGTTATACCGTCCGTACTAATGGGAATTCTTCAGGGAGGACTATTTAAGATTTTGAGACCTTAAATAGCCCTCATATGTAGAGCCGGTATCGGACATTCCGGCGCTTTCCGTGCCGGAGCCACCTCCGACGAACTACCAGCTTGGAGGCGAGGTAGAGCCATCGCTCCCGTGCCTGAAATTGTTACTGCATTTCCGCCCCACACTTGGGGCAGAAATCATGGGGTTCATTGTGGTCGATGTACGATTCCTTGCCGCAATGGGTACACCGCGCCTCGTAGTTGTTGACAAATTCCCAGTGGCCAACAGGAGGCATATAAGAGGGGCGGCTCGTCCGGTCATCGTCGGATGCTTCTGCCACTACCGGAGTAGCTGTACCCACGACGATAAGACTCCTGCTCGTGCCCTTGAGATGGGTAATACGCCCATCCTCCTCCAGCCTTTTCAGGTGCAATGCCACGCTGGAGGTGGAATTTAAGCCAACGCCAGATGCGATATCTCTGACAGACGGAGATACATGATGTTCGCTTATGAACTCACAGATGTAGTTGTAGACCTTCTCGCGGGTGGGAATGTTACTGACGTTGGCTTTTGTTTCCATAGAGGGTGTCCTCCTTTCGAGGGGTGGATTTTTTGAAAAAAGAATGTATAAAAATAAATGGGATTATGCGGTTCTCCGCCGCTGCTCGCGCTCACGCTCCATCAGGTCTACCTTTACCGTTGCGCGAAGCTGAATAACGAGCGTTTTGGGGTCGTATGCGGTCAACTCCATATACCAACTGGAGTAGAAGAACCTCTCTGCGTCCTGCTTCTTTTTCAGAGCGGAGAGATAGCCTGTGTCCAACGGGTCTTTCCTCACCATCGCCCTGAGAGCGGCCATATAGTCAGCAGCCGCCTGCTTAACGATGGCATTTGCCAAATCCACGTAGACATCATCAATTACGCGGTAGCTCCACGGCGTTGTGTCATAGTTGCGCGGGAGCGAGTCAATGGGTCTGGGGCTGTAGGGTCTCATACCTCACCACCGCCTTCCAAGCCGTCACTTTCGGCAGGGTCCTCAGGCGGCACAGCATCATAGGGGTCGGGAGCATCGCCGAAGGACTCTGCATCCTGCGCGTAGGCGGGACCTAAGACCACGAGGTCGGACGTATCCACAAAGACACAGTGCTCCACACCGAGGGAGTTCAGCAGCGCGGACACGTCCTGCAATACACTGTAATGAGTCCCCGTGTTCCGGCAGGCATCCGCCTTACCCTGCCACGTAGGGGTATAGTGCCGTACCAGCTCGCGGACAAGCACGGTCTTTTCCTCCGAGACCACCACGCCGCCGCCATCATCAATGGAGATGACGTGGACCAGATTATTTGTTGTGTTCATAATCTTTTTCTCCTTTCTGTGTTTGACTATTATATATCTATTAAAATTGCCAATTCTATTGGCAATGAAAAACGCGAAAGGGAATTAGTCGAGGAAATCACGGCGGAACGCTCCAATGCGGAAGCTATACTTTTTCTTAAAGTCCCAACTCAGCTTTCGACACACTTTGCGGTCAATGCTGCCATCTTCCACGCATTCTGCATTAGGCAGCATGGACATCACCGACCACTTCAAGGACGATACCTCTTCCGGCGTAGCGAACCCGACCGTGATGGTGCGTCCATCGAAGAGGACCAGCTCGAAGGCCGTAATGGGGCGATACATTTTAAGCTGCCCATCAGAGACCTTCATAGGCTTCAAGTTAAGGTATCGAACAAAGCGCGAGGGAATACAGACAGGACGGCAGGCGGCGTTATTTTCCGACAGGGTCAGCTCACCTTTTGTGAAGAAGCAGACCCATGTGGCATTGCTTTCGCTCGCCCAGTTTTCAGAAGAGGAAACCAGCACACCGAACTCGCCACCCAACATATCGCGGAATTCTACCGGCTCAGAGAACACTTCTGTGCGGAGAGTCTTCTTCAGCGCAGAGTAGGACATCCAGCCACGGACGACCTTCATGCTGTTGTAAAAATACGGACAGAATCGCCGAAGTACACCCAGTACGCAGATAGCCGCCAACAGGACACAGGCCCAGCCAAAAATGGAAAGTCCTTTCCCAACCTCCCCGGCGAAAAGGCTGCCGTACAGGTCGAGGATATCGTCCAAGCTCATGGCAGACAAGTCTGCTATATTTCCGCCGTCGAACCCTACATAGAGAACAACGGCGGCAAGAGCTAACGCAATGGCTGCTGTCACCACCAGCAGAATCAAAGACGCGACTTTTGCGCCGGTCCATTCCTTTAAGTTCATTAGCCAGTTGGCTGTGAAGACCCGTGTCTTTAGCCACGGGAGGAAACAGCCGTCCTCCTTTCAATGGATAATCAGCTTCCAAAAGAACCCAACAGGGAAAGAATAAGATACAGCATTCCGGAGGCAGCCAGCAGCATGGCGGGGAGAGCGACAAGGCTCAACACCATAGGGCCGTAGTCCTCTCGGCTTTGCTCCACCTCAATGTCGTCCGTAGGGATACCCGTCAGTTCGCCGACCTTACCCATGAGCTTCCCCGTGGCCTTGTACCGGCTGTGTCTGTCCACCAGTGCAAAGATGGATAAAACGATAACGCAGAGAAGGCAAAGCAGGAAGAACACGGCACCGAAGGCTTTCACCAGCGACAGGACGCAAACAGCTACATCAGTAATCACAACTCTCATTCCTCTCGTCATCATCGTATTCATCGTTATCATAGTCATCCTCAAAGTCGTCGATGAGGCTTTCAAAGCCACGCCGTGTTCCGTTGAGTTGCCTGTCCAGCCTGTCTGCGCGTCCTTTGGCGATGACCGCCACCACCAATGCGAGCAGTGCGACGACCGCCAGCAGGATAACCATGAACCAAAGGTACTTGATGGTGGCCTGCAGCGCAATGTAGTCCGCACCGGTCAACGCATCTGTGGTCGCCTCTGCAACATCAGCAGCCAGTTTGTTATAGCCGATGTAGACCGGCTTAGTCTCAGTAGAAAGCAGCTCAATCATGTGTCTCGTCCCTCTTATTGTTTTTGTATGCTTCGGCATAGTCCTGTCTCATCTCCGTAATAACGCGGTCAAGGTTCGTTCCCTTTATGTAGCTATACGGAGTATCGCAGTTCCTAAGGGCGTTGATAACACCCCAGTAGATAGGGTGGCTGGTATGGGCGGTGTAGATGTAACACATCTTCTGCTTGCTGTACTGTCTCAATCGCTCAGGCACGTTTTCTTTTGTGATATATGACCAGTCGGGGTATACCTCGCGGAGCTTCTTGAGGAAGTTTGGATGCCCGCCAACAAACATGATGCCGGTGTCAGGCAGTTCGGGCAGCTCCTCCGACTCGTTGACATCCGCATCTTCAACCACATAGGAATCCAGCAGGTCATCCTCTGTATCTGTGTCAGGCAGGGGAGAGGTCTCTTCAAGGCCCAGCGCGGCCACACGCGCCAGCTCCTCGCCCATTGCGCCGTTTTCCTTTCGGAGTTGGTAGCACTCCTTCTCCAGTGCTTTGTTCTCGCGCCTGAGTGCCGACAGCTCTTTTGCCAGCCGTTCGCCCTCGCTCGACAGGAACTCTATCGTGGCTTTTCCAACCTCGAACTCCTTACGCTGTTCAGCGTAGAAGTCGTTTATCTCCTCGGTGAGCTTTTCGCAGGTCTTCTGCGTGAGCTGCCGGCATTCATCCCTCGTGAACAATTTCTGTTTACGACAAAGGCTGTGCATCGCATCATCGAAACGCATCTCTGCCACCGCCTGCGCGATGGCGTCGTCCATAAGCATATAGAGCTCGGCCATATGGTCAATGCAGAATGGGATGATGGACCGGTCTTGCTCACGCAACAGCTTGCGGTCCTTGAGGATGAGTAGCTTGTCAAAAGCCGTGTACCACATTTCATCTGTGATAGTCAGTTCTTTATTGTCGCCCAGCAGCATGATGGTGCTCCATGTGGATGCCGCATCAATGGCATATTCCGAGCCGCGAGAGAAAGATTCTCTGAACTCGGCTATAGACTTTTCATGGCAATATCCCTTCTGCCGAAGTCTTTTCAGTGTGTGGGCATAACGCTTCACTATCTCTTTCTGTGCAAGACGACTCCCCAGCATGGAGTCGAGCATTTCGGCGAAAAAGGCGTCGTCGCCATCGTCGTCTATGAGGTCGTAAGCCAAACCGTCTTGGTCTGTATACTGCATTGTCGCGCCATCATCGTCCGGTCCGAACCTCGAATACACTCTGTTGTGAATGTAGCTGTAGCCGGACAGATAACGTAGGCCGTCTCTTGTTTCTTTCTTTTCCATGACTTTACCCCTTTCAAATTAGTCGAGCATTCTCCAGCTTAGTGTGCGCCGGGTTGCGTCTCGCTGTTCAAAAGCCATCTGGTAAACAACCCTGTTATTCCGGGGTGTGTATACCTGTTTTCCATGGTGTTTTCATATAACAAGGGGTATACAACCCTGTTATTTCTGGGTGGTGTATACCGTGTTCGGCAGGATTGTTCAAAACTGCAAAGGTATACAACCCTGTTATTTCTGGGTGATGTATACCCCGCACAGGTATTCAGTTCCCCCAAGGTGCTGGTCGCCACCTCTCACATAACAAACCAGCCAACAGAGTATTCCTGCTTCCGCGACGACCAAGCATCTCCACAGGCGTTAATTCCGGTTATACCGTCCGTACTTGTTTTTTGGCGGAGAGAGTGGGAGTCGAACCCACGGATGCTTTCACATCGCCGGTTTTCAAGGCCGGTGCTTTTGACCACTCAGCCATCTCTCCATTTTTTTTAGCGAAAGCCGCCGCAACGCTCGTCTTTCCTTTGTGGGGTAAACGCTTATGTTGCGGCGGCCTTGGTGCCGATTTCGATTTAATTGCTGGACTTGGCTTACCGCTTCTTCTGCTTCACAGTGAGGGCGATGTAAAAGCCGATACCCAGAGCCACTACGCAGCCGCCCACGATGTAGTAGTACACGGGGGTGCTGGAGCCGGACTCCGGCTCAGTGGCGTTCTGCGCTCCATCTTCGGGGGCATCAGCATCGGTGCCATCGGTCGTATCCGTGCCCAGTTCTGTGTTTCCATCAGTGGACTGTGCGTTGTCGGGCTCTGCAGTCTGATTCTCGCCGTCAGCAGGGGCATCCGCAGTAACGTTATCTCCGCCGGAGGTTGCTTCGGGCAGTCCGGCGTTTTCCACGCCATCCTGCTGCTCAACAACAGCAGGGTCGGAAGCGGCAGCGTCGTCCGCGCTGGGCGCGGCAAAGGCCATGGTGGGGACCGCAAGCAGGGCGGCCAGCATACAGCCAACGACAATATGCTTAAACTGGATTCTCTTCATGTTCTTCTCCTTTCTTCCAAGAGTGTGAACAAGGGCATCACAAGCACACCACCTTACCGTCCACGGCTCACGAGAGCCATAAGATGGAGCCTTATCATGTCCTTTTTCAACCTGCGGTCCTTTGTTGAGGGGTGGACTCCGGTGGCGTGGTTTTCACCATTCGCACGAGCAAGGGGGGGAGCGCCCGTAAGTGCGGAGAGACATCTCTGCAGCACCACCGGAGCCAAAATGAAAGGACGGCCTGCGGCTGCCTTAGAGGACTGGCGAAGGGGATACACGAAACCTTTCGCCGTAGACCGCAGGCTGAAGAAAGACACGATATTGGATTTTTGAGGAGGTGGGCGCAGGGGCCGAAGGCTGATGGATTGAGGTGAAACAATCAGCACGTTGACGTTCGGCGGAACAAAAGCAAAGGAGGGGTGAAGTGGCAAAAGAAAGTGGGTCTCATCACTAAAATAGCCCCTGCGCCTTATGCTTACAACTATACCACGATAATAAAAAATGTCAAGAGTGTCAGTGAAAAAATTAGCACAAACATTCGTGTTCTCGTCTTATTTTTTGGAAATATCAAATGCGTCATAAATAGCGCGTGTTTTCTGGAACAAAAAAGTTGGCAATATTGCATATCAAAGCAGGCTTAACCGCGTGTGACCCGCTGCCGACATAAATGACATAAGCCTTTTCTCCGGCGCAGATATCCTCAATGGTCGAGGCCGTGCCGTAGACTGCATAGGGAATTGCCTCATCTGTGTCCGCTCTCAGGGTTATGCGGAAGCGGTCGTTCTCAAGGTCTTCTACTTCCGTGACGTTGAGCTTGTCTACTTTCACCCTGCCTGTCATTATTTCGCGGTATCTGGCTCCGGTTTTGAGTGCGGCGCCGAGGCAGAAGGGTACAATAAAGGCGATGACGAGCCCAACAGACACAACGCCCACTGTTTCCATGTGCATGGTGTCAAACAACTCTTTTCCTTTGCTGTAGCAGTACAACAGTGTTAGCCCGATAAGGCAGAGGAGCAGGGCAATACAACTCAGGAACAGGTGGAGTTGGAGGTTCTCTCTCTTGGCAAGGTACTTTCTGGTGATTTCTATTCTCTCTTCCATGTTTTTCTCCTCTCTTCTGGACGGCGGTGGAGGGGTTGATTTTAACTTGCCGGCAACTTGCTGATGGCTTGGTTTTGGCTGGAGGATTGCTGCTATTGGCGGAGTTCCAACTTGCTGGTAACTTGCTGAAGTGGTGGGTTCAGGCACAAGGAGGGGAGGTCTCTGCTGGCTGATGGTTCGCCCCACGGAGACGAGGGGTGTTTCGTGCGCCTGAGGGTTCCATCTGTTGAATGCGAGAGTAGGCAGGGCCGGAACAACTCCCGGTCCTGCCTATTCTCTTTTTTACCGGCGGAAGCCGCCATTGTTAGGTGTACCAATCATAACGTACCCCGCTGCGAGCCAAGAATCTCAGTCGTTCTTACCCTTGCGTTTGCGATTCAGGAAAGAGACACCACCCAAAGCTACTACACTGGAAATGCTGGAGATAGTGTAGAGGGCAATACCTGTATCGGCAGTGGTGGGGCTGTCCACCTTGGTGGGCTGTGCCGGTTCGGTGTAATGGCGGCGCGGCGTATAATGCCAAGTGCCGGTTACAACAACGTCCTTATCGGCAATAGCGGCCTCGGTAATATCCCAGCCGTCGAAGGTCCAGCGACCCACAGATTTGGTTTCCAATTCAGGCGTTTTTACAGTAGACCCATTTTCAAGGCCCTTCACTGCTGCCGGCAGCAGCTTCAGAATGTCCTCAGGCAGCTCCTTCTCGTTCTTATCCACGAACACATAGGTGACAGAATAGTTGTCCTGTTTATATTCCCATGTGGCATTGAACTGAGCACCGCTATTCGTCACGATGGCTGCGTTCTGGTCCCAGCCGGTCAGAGTCCATGTGCCGATTTTCAGCCCGTTCTTATATTCGTCGAAGGTGGTGGGGATGGTGTCCAGAATGCCGGCATTATCACCCACATTCTTTTCCACGGAGGTCATAAGCTCCTGCAGTTCCAGAGGCAGTTCTCTGTCGCTGGTGCCGCTATTGAACTTATAGTTCACGGTTGCGACCTCAGGACGGAAAATCCACTGTCCCACAAAAATGACTTCCTCGTTGGGCACGATGGCGGAATCCTTATCCCACCCGGTCATGGTCCAGGTGCCGAGCTTCAGACCGGCATCATTTTTCTCCTCATAGGTATTTCCAAGAACGTCCGGTGCCTTCACGTCGGAGCCAACGTTGTAGATGGCGTCGCTGGCAGCTTTCAGTTCTGTCGGCAGGTCCCGTCCCTCAGTCGCACTCTCGTACCGATAGCGGACGGTGGATGTGGCAGGGACGAACTCCCATGTTGCGGTGAATGTCACGCCTTCATTGGGAACAATGGCGAAATACTTGTCCCATCCGGTCAGTGTCCAAATGCCAAGCGTCAGGCTCTCGTACTTTTCGTCATGCACTGTCTCAGGCACGCGGGGCGTAACATCCTCGCCCACGCAGTATGTGCAGTCGGCAGGCGGCTGCAGGCTGGCAGGCAGCACGCGGTCTTCCGTTCCGCTGACATATGCATAGGACACCATCGCCGTATAGGGCTTGAAGGTCCATGTGCCGACAAAATACTGTCCATCGCCGGTAACGGTCACGGAGTCCTTATCCCAGCCGGCCAGCGTCCATTCACCCAGCTCCATGGACTTGCGGTGCTCCACCACAGTTGTACCCACGCTCATGGGAGGATTGACAGTCTCGCCGATGCTCAATCCGGTCTGGTCTGACGGCAGCGCATTACGCACTTCATCCGGCAGCTCGCGGCCATCTGTCCCGCTGACAAACGTTGCCTTCACCACATAGTCGTTGATGGTCACGTCCACTGGATACCCAGTAGAGACATTTCCAGCAGCGTCCTTAGCGAACACAAAGTATGTACCGGCCTGCGTAACAAACATCGCATCATCTTTGTGCTTCCACGTCAGGGATGAGGCATCATTGACTTTGCTTACAGCTAACTCTGCGACACCGGAACCCTCGCCCAGTGTAGCGTGTTCGTCGTGATACGTGGCTGTCAACTTTGCCCGATGTCCGGTCCCGTCCAGAGCGGAAATCACATTGGTGACGGTAGGTGGCGTGTTATCGAGACGGTTTACCTTCAGAGCACCGGTTCCCACGTTACCCAGAGCATCTCTCATGTAGAAGGTGTGAGTCTGCTCTGCGTAGACGTCGCCGGTAAACACATAGTCACGCGAATAATTCTTCTCGCCAATGTCAGTGCCCAGCCGGTAGTCTGTATCTCCGTCGAAGGAGATTTCTACATTGCCGACACCTTCATCCAGTGCCCTTGCTGCGTAGGCTTTATTTTTTGCCCAGTCCGCAGTCAGGTCAGAGGTGGACTTCAGGATGGGTCCGGTCATATCAGTGGGCTGGATAACGCAGTCAACGGAGCCGTACCCGCCAAGATAGTTCTTGCAGCGCACGGTGTAGGTTTGCGCGGTGGATAGATTGACGTTGGGAGAGATGACGGAAGTATACTCCCATGCGCCGCCAGAAGGTGCTGCAGCAGTCCAGTCTGTGACCTGTGTTCCGTTCTGGTCAAACAGAGCAACCTCCGCGCTGCCGGCACGCTTGCTGTACCATGTGGACTTAATGGTCACATTCTGTGCATAGCCGCCCACCTGCTTATCGTAGGTCACGACCGGCGCACCCACCGGCGTACAGACGCCACCGGACATGGTAAATGTGCGGAGCAAGAAAAGAGTCGGTGTTACACCCCAGCCGGCGGACGGAGTCCACTTTGCTGCCTCTGCTTTTCCTGCAGCAGTTGCATTGGCTGTGCTGGACCCGAAGGTATAATACAAAGCGAACGTCGCTTGGCTTATACCTGCGGTTGCCACCGTGGAGTTCTTGTAGGACAGAGTAATGCGGTAATCGCGATAGGTGTTGCCGGATGCATCTACACCGGACCCGATTTGTTGCGGCGCCCCAATGTCAAAGGTATCTGAAACATCCGAGGGATAGTATACCCAGCCGAATCCTGTCGTGTCCGTCATAAGGCTCATCCTGTCCGCGCTTCCGTAGATTCGGAACTCGATGTAATCTGAATCCTTACTGACAAGGTCCATGGTGCTTTTTAGCCACATTGTGTTCAGGAAGGGCCTGTGGTCGCCGCAGATAGAACAGGACGAAACACCTGTGTCCCATGCAGGCTCAACTGTGTGATGGGAAAGGTCGATGTCCAACCCGCAAATTTCGCAGGTGGCTTTCCCGTACTGCGTATGGTCCTCCATCTGGTCTACACTCTTCCCATCGACAACGTGGAATCATGCGTCCGTCCAGCACTGATTGCAGGTGGTGCAATACATATAATGGCGTGAATTCCCCGATTCAAGCCATTTGCCGTTGGAGGTGTGTTCCAAGCGTCCTGATTTCCGGTATCCGCATCCATCCGCACAATACCAGTAGCCGACCGGCTTCAGGACGTTGCAGTTGGGCTCGGCACCAAAGTATTTGATGTCGTGCTTCTTATAATCCACACGCCCGTTCTCATGTGCTCGTCCGTTCCACGTCCCTGTTCCGGTGTGCGTATCACAGATGAGGAAATGTCCCTCGTCGTCATAGCTGCTATGCAGTACGCAGGGGGAACTATCCTGCCCGCCGCCACCTCCAGCAACTGTGAGGTCAATCACTGTTGCCCCTTCTGGTGCGGCATACGCCGTTACTGCCGAACTCGTCACGAGCATAGCAGCCAGTATGAAGGTCGCCAAAACTCGGCGACATACATTTCCTTTTGTTTTCAAGAAAACTCGCCTCCTTCTCCTTGTTTTTTTGACTTTTGCAGTGCATCTACTTTGACACTACCACAATTCGTTATTTTGTCAATCGCTTGCCGATGAACAAAATACTGCACGCAGAGTTCCAAAAAAGCGTGCAATGATTGCACATTTTCCTGACGCGCAGGCAGGGCGTGCTTCAAGTAGGGGAGGGGGCGTCCGGCAGGGGTTCCGGAACCGCCCCCATTCTCAACGCCGAATGCCATTACTTGCCGGCATCGCTTTTTGCCGCAGTTGCCTTGCCACGAGCCTTGGCGCGTTCCCATTCCTCGCGGGTATAGAGGCCGAACGCGATATCCGTTCCGGCGGGGTAGCGGACCTCCACGGCTTCCACTGTATCTCCGTCTTCATCCAAAATCTCCGTCACGAATTCTTCGGGAGTGAAAACAACATAGAGAACGTCTCCGTTTTTGGTGAAGAGGTCAGGCATAAACAAATCGCGCTCATCGCAAATCTCACTCAGCATAGTGAACAGGCCCTTGTTCTTCGTGTACGTATCAGGGAAGACAGCTACGCCGTCTGCATCTTCGTCATATATGCTGACCGGCGTGCCATCGTCGTCATCGCGTAAAATGACCCGCTTCTCTCCGTTCTCCCCGCGTTCCACACATAGCGTGCAGGGGATGGCGATGAATTCGTCGGTATCGGTGAGCTCCTCGGTCAGCGCGTCTTCGGCATCGTCTTCTTCTGCACTCTGACATTCGTCCTCCTCAGTTTCCGTATCTTCAGTGTCGGACTTAAATACATCGTCGAAGAAAACGTTCAGAAAAGAGTCGAGGTCGTGGAAAATCCCGTCGCCCTCCTCACAGTAGGTATCCGCCACGGGTACGCCGCCGATATGCTCATAGCCAAGGATGCCACGACTATCCAAGTCGTCGATATCGGCCATGTAAACGATGTGGTAGTAGTCATCCTCTTTCGCGCCGGACTTACTCGCTTCCTGAAGCAGCACGCCAACGGGAATGCAGAGCCAGCGATAAAAGCGGTCCAGTCCGTAGATGACCAGCGCATCGTCTACCTCGTAGACAATGGTGTCCTTGTCTTCCGTGTAAACATGACCTGACACAATACGGTAGGGGACGTAGTTACCGAGGTTCAGGGGCATGGCGGGGTCCAGAGACTCTCGCGTGATAATGTTGTCAGCGACATCCATGATAGAAAAGAACTGCCGGCGTCTATCCTTCGCCTTCTGCGGCAACTCGAACGTAACCACGTTGCCGACCTGCTTCTTCTGCCGAGGTCCATCCGCGTCCGGCAGGTGGAACTCTATGCGGCGTTCACCTTCCTCGGTCCCGTCGTCCTCCACCCACAGATACATCTGCGCGGAAAACGCTCCATTCAGCGTTAGCGGTCTCGCACACTGCGTATTGATGATGTTATCGTCTCCGGACACATCCGGCAGAACAACACGCTTGATGTCTTTATCCTTCAGTCCTTTTCTTGTCATGTTTCTTCACCATTTCCTCTCTGGGTCTGATATATCGCCGTCTCTTGGCCACCCTTAATGTGATTTGCTCACAAGTACATTTTCAAAAATACGTCGTAACGCAGAATGAGCTGTGTGTTATCCTGCCACTTTACACGACCTTCAAGCTCTAAATACTCATCGCCATCCTCCGGCGTGAAGAACGCAGGGCAAATATCTCTCATATGAATTGCCTCACTGATGTAACCCGACACGTCTTTTGACTCTTGCTCGTTCTGCGTTTCGATGATAACGATGCGGTTTGTGCCTTTTTCCCTGAAGCAGTAGAGCGTGCGACCATTCGAGAGCTGCTCTTCTATGTAACAATGGGGATTTGCGAAAATGAATTCCTCCTGCACACGCCACCGCCTCCTGTGTTGTATTTGTTTTCTCTTTTACTCGGACTCTCTACGTTCCATGATGGCGTCCGCAGCAAAGCGCGAATAGTTTCTGTATGAGCTGAGGCTCACAATATCCACATCGGGATGCTCTGCCAACCAGCGGTTGATGGCCTCCGACAGCTCGTGAGCGCAGCTTACAGAAAAGTGCTGCACGAATCGTTTACTGGCCATTGTTATCCTCCTCCGCGTCCTTGCTCTTCACAGAGCGCTTACTCTTGCTGCGCCGGGTTTCCTGCTCCGCCGTACCATGCTCGTCCGGCTTCCCGTCAGGAGCTTCGCCGCAGGTGGAGGGTGCCGCAGGGTCCGCATCCTCGCAATCCTCGCAGGCGCCCTTCTCGTCCGGCGCATCCGTGCTTCCATCGGATGCATCCTTCACGACGATTTCGATGTGCGACACGCCCCTTCTCTTGCCGCAGCTATCATATCCTTCGCCGCTGAAATCAGGAGTCCAGCGTTCAGGGACATAGTCTGCGCTCTCCTTCAGTGCCAGAATCAATTTGCCAACGCATAACACCGCGCCAGCCACCAGTGCAACCTTGAAAATCTTTTTCATTTGAAAGTCCTCCTCCATTTTTATGGTTCTATCAGAAATCGGCTGCGCCGAGTTCTTGTTGTTTTAGTGCTTCGAGTGTGTCTATGTCCTCATAGGCTCTCGGTATTTTCATTGAGCTGATGTTTTCGCTGAACAACATCGTTTTGTTCCAGCTCACAACCGCTTTGCGAATATCTCCCTCAATGATGAGATGTCGCCTCGTAGTTCTTGTACTTGTCACTTTGCGGATTTCGTACACATGATATTCTTCTACACGACCCATTCCCGTATATTCGGCCCGTACCACACGGTCGTAGTAGATACGTCCATCACGCTCTCTCAACTCACTCCAGCGAAGCAGCCGGCTGTATTCCTCTTTCACAAGAGAGACGATGGGAAAGCCTGCAACGGAAATGAGCAGCAGCCATACGAAAAACTTTGGCGCGGGAATATGTAGAATGGTTGCCGCATCCAACGCCAAAGCCATGCCCGCCAGAACGAAACCGATGGCGAAAGCATATTGGAGAGCGGTAAGGAAGATTGCCCATTGCTTGTCGAAAACTTCTCTTTCAAATTCGTAGTCCCGCATATCTCTTGTTCCCTCGTTCCGTTAAGATTGTTTTTCCACGACTTGTGGAAATAGCGCGTGACGAGGATTATACAAACCCAGCTTCGCAGTTGTCCCTGACCGTTCGCTGCACTGGCCACGCGGGAGGCGTCCATGTGTTGCGAGGGTTGCCCTCGTCGCGAGCCCATCTCTCTCCGCGCCTGAATGAAATTACTTCACGGGAGGTACGATAGAACTCTTGGAGTTTCCGTTATCTGTGGGTGTCGCAGAGGACAGCCGGTACAGTGCGAGGTCTCCGTGGGTGTATTCCCTCACGATTTCACCATCGTGCAGCAACAGTACGGACCCAGATACAATTCCACTACCGTATGTTTTGCCGATACGCATAAACGCCATGGTGTCCTCAAAGGTATCCTCGTTTCTCGTTACTAAGACAAGATGCGCTTTTTCGCTGGAGGGAGTAAACATGGTGAAACGAAGAAAGTCCCCGTTCTCAATTCTGACTTTTCCCCGGCAGTAAATAAAGTTCCACGTCTCATGGCGGTCAGTGGGGTTGACGATGCTCAAATCTGCGCCGCCTTCTGGATGCGTAAGGTAGTAGGGGAAAGACGGGTTGCGCTTTTTAATGGTCTCAGGGACCACTTCCATAATTGAGAATTTCTTACACAAAGCACTTACGAATTCTGCGTTGACTGTTCTCTGCTGCTGTTCGTTCAAAAATTCTCTTACCTTTGTCGTGCGTTCAACATAGCCCCAGTAATCAATGTCCTCGCCCAGCTTCTTAATGTGGTACTCCCACTCAGCTTTGGGGTGTACTTTGTTTACACGAAGAAATCGTGACAGCGCGGACGGGTCAGCTCCAAGTCTTCTGGCTACTTCAGCCTGCGACACCAAAGGGTGTTCCTCCATATACAGGCGAATTACATCTCTCGCCACCTCGCTATCCAGCGTTGCAGCCTTTTCCTTACTCATCTCTTCCATCTCCTTACTTCGTAATGGCAGCCAACTGCCATCTTCCCGCTTCGCGGTCTTTCCTTGTTCAGAATCCACGCCGACGAGTTTTTGTTTGCCCTGCTGCACGCTTCCATCTATCCGCTTATTGCAAAACCAAGTATCTGCACTCGTCAAACAGTTGGTCATAGTACGCAGTCTGCCATTGATGACAGATAATTCCAATTTTCATATCCGGTTTTCGGCTTTGATAAATTTTCATTTCCTGTACCACGCGGATGTCCAAATCCGCTCCGTACGCATACCAGCGGTCTTCCTCGTCAATGAGAGGGAACACAGAGTTTTTATTTCGAAAAAGCCCTGCGCTTTCCACAGCGGATTCAATCACTTCGTTGCGCTTCGCATCCAAATCATCATGCGCGATTCTCTTCAACTGTACGAGTCCAATATGGTTCGTCGGGACAATCCACAGATGGTCCATTTGTCTTCCGAGTTTTCCAGCTCCGTCTGTCCCTCGCACTCTTTGTACGTCAAAGAATAAGTCCTTGAATTCTTTTACATTCGGAATGAGGATGATTCCGTTTGCTCCACGGAGCGAGGAGCCGAGAGTGCCGCAGACAGAATTCATTGTCTGTAGTTCTCTGTGTACGCGGTCATCGCGCCACGTCATTCCCTCATTCATTGGAACATATACCAGTGCGCGGGTATGAGCACCGAGAAGAATCCCAGTATATCTATCTGACATCACATCAGAGGGAACATCGTCCTCCTCATCCGCAAAAAACTTTTTCACCGCCACGCTATCCAAATACTGCGCTTCGCCAACACATTCTTCTCCCCAATTATTTCTTAGATACCCATACCACGTGTTCTTCTCGATGTCTTTTCCCTCAACTGGTACGGGAGCAACGGGACCAACAACTTCATTCATCATTACAGTTGCCAGTGCCATCTTCATCAGCCGATTTCTTCTTTCCGGCTTTATGACCGCTCCTCCTGTCAGCGGAAAGCGAGTAGCACACTCGACCTCAAAGTCGGATAGCCAAGGATAAAACTCAAGATAGTCGGTCAAGAGTTTTTCCACACCCTTCTTCGTGATAACATAATATTTTCGTATCAGCTTGCGCCCGCGCTTTTTAACTGTAAATGTTCTCATTCGTACAAGACCTTCTTCTTCAAACTTACTGAGAACACGACTCACATTGGCACTGGATGAACTTAGACAGTTCAGTGCGCTCCTTGGAGTTGACAGTCCGAGTGAAACATCATATAGAATTTTCGCCCGAAATATAGGCTGAGACATTTATGTTGTCACCTCCTGCTGCTTTTTCCTTGGACCAGACCGAGCGTAAGTAACGCGCCCAGCTTCGCTGTTGCCATCTACCCGCGCTTCGCACGGAATATAAATGTTTTACTCATCATCGGTGGAATCTCATCTGCTTTCTCTTTCATTTTCCGTCAAACCCATTCACCAAAGACGTTTTTTGGGCGTTGGTTTTAACTCCATCGCAAAGGGATAGTCAACATTCCCGACCAGAAGAAAGACGGTGGAGTGGTTCTGCGATGAACTACAAGTGGCTCTTCATTTGCCCGCTGCGAGGATTTGATTTTCCTGTGGAATATCGGAGAGTTAATCAGGAAGTTATTAACTGACCAAAGAGCCCGACTTTTTATGTCTAAGGAAGAGGGGAAGGGTCTCACGTTTTTTCTTTTTTTTTGTGAGCCGGAAGCATCGTTATCCACTCTTTTTCTTTCTCATTCTTTTTTTTTGCCTTTTGCATTTTCTTCTCGTGCTTTTTTCGACAGTTTTTTCTTGTCGTCCCTGCCCAAATTCGTTTTCAGTCCAACGGTTCAGACATTGGTTTGGCGCGTCCTCCTATCGAGCCTCTTACCGGAACGGAGAGAGTAGATGCCTTTTTGCGTTTTCTCTGCTCAGACCTATTTTTCAGTCCGACCGAGAAGGCATTAGTTTGGTGCGTCCTCCTATTGTGGCGCTTACCAGAACGAATGCCCCGCTCCGTCATTTATACGCTCAAGTGTACCGTTTCTGTGTGACAATTTCCGGTGTGCTGTTTTTATGCTTTTTGGGAATAGAAACTTTCCGTGGTAATCTTTGGCGGGTAAAGTTTCTCCTGTTCCAACCACGCACAACCCTTGTGTTTTCAACACTTTTTCGTCTATGCGGACGAACAACTTTACCTACTCCGTTTTAGAGGGGGTGTTTTTGTATGTGCAGAGCCTCTTTCGGAATGGGGAAAGTATCTCTGCTTCGCTCAGGTAGTGTTTCCGCTCAGGCACTACCGCGATGTAGGTTCCTTCGGGCAGTTCGTCCGCCGGTACGATGGTCGTTGCGTAGACGAAATCGGTGGACAAGCCCTTGTCTCCGCCATGCGTAAACATACAAATCGAGTCAGTTACTGACTTACAATCATGGTTGTCACTGTCGCAAATATTGCTCTCTTTATCGTTGTAGACGAAGAGATAATTGACCGTTTTTTTGCTCAAAAGCGGGAGCTGTTCCGCAATGGCTGCGAGTGTGTCGCGGACGGCAAATTTAAGGAATTCCGTATAGATAAATGCGGGGCTTCCATACCGCAAACGCGAACTTCTTTTGACCCAAATTGAAGGAATCATAGGGGTCTTCACATAGACGGAAGCGCCATCAGTAAACGCATAAAACTCACCGTTTTCTGCATGAATCTCGTCGTAGTTTTTTGCCGCATCCTTGTTTCCAGGATAGATGCTGCCGAGCGCGTTTGAGGTCAGATAGAAGTAGCTTAGTGCCGCGAAAGCTGTGTAAATTCTTCTGCAATAAGACGCTCGAACTTCGCTGAAATTGCTTTGAATAAGGTCTTGCAAAACCTCATCTTCTGCCCAGCGACTGTAGCGGTGTTCCTCTAAATCCTCGATGTGTCCGAGCGCATTTTCACAGATTCCTTGCAGTGATTTCAGTTTCGCACAGGCTTCCCGCAGGTCATTTTTGAAGTCCTCGATGTCGTAAAATGCGTCACACATAAGCTGCTCCTTACGCGCTCACAGTGTCACGAAGAGAGGTGTAATGCGGCACGTGTTCGCTGTCATAAATACAGTAGGTGTCGAAGCCGTATTCCTTCAAATGGAATTCTTCTGCCTCTTTCGGACTGCGGATAATTGCAACGTGGTTGATTTCGTCTGCAGCCCCATCGACGAAGCTGATGTTGCGCTCCCTCATAGCGAGCTGCGCGTCCACGCGCCCTTTCACGTAGGTAACATCGAATGCTTTCCCCTCATTCGTGATGAAGAAAAACTGCGCGGGATATGTTGCCACTGACACTTCTCGGATGTTGTCACTGCCGATAGCAACGAGGACCCAAAAAGCGTAGAGCCTGCGCTTCAAGGCATCCTTGCTTTCGCCGTATGCACCCCTCCAATACAAGGTGTCGGACAGCTCATCGTAGTAGATAAGACTCTCCCTTGCGAGCTTCTTGACGTAAAAACGGACGTTATCTTCCGTATCCTTGTCGCCGAAAAAGCGCACCGCCTGCTCCTGTGTCATTGCTCCACAGATATTGAAAATCAGCGAAAGATTGTCGTAGAGATGAATGTACTTCATGTCGTTATTTCCTTTCTCAGAGAGGTGTAGGGGAGGGTCAAACCCTCGACCTATCCCTGCCTCTGTGAATTTTTCTCTTGGATGCGAAGCAGGTCCTGCTCGTCTGTGCTGAGGAGGTCATGCTCCGTTTCCGAGGCCACAATATGAATTGCCACATGGTTGGCATTCGCCATCAGAAGCCCATCGCCGCGCTCGAAACGCTTGACCTGTTTACACTCGCTTTCGGTGAGGTGCATGGTCTCCCGCGCCAGTTCGATTTCCTCCGGTTCGACCTTCATCAAAACCTTGAACTTCGCGGTGTTGGTGATTTCTTTTCCGTAATCGGAGGCGAAGAAGTCGTTTGAGTTCTGCGACAATGCGATAAAGATTGCGTTCATGCCACGCGCTGTACGGAAGCCTTCAACAACAAATTCTGCCGCCTGTTGTGATGCTGTGCGACCCAACAGACGCCACGCCTCATCCAGCATAACTGCCTTGCGTTCCGTACGGTCTTCCTTTACTCGGTCCATAACAAAGTCGAAAGCGATAAACATTCCGAGAGGCAGCATTTCCTTCGTCAAGTTGGACACGTCGATAACGATAAACTTGTTCGTCAGCTCCACATTCGTGGGCTGGTTGAAGGACGATGCGGAACCAATGACAAAGCGGCTCAGGCAGTCGCGCAGACGCTTCGCTGCCGGTGCGCCAAGCTCTTCGTAGAGGTCGCCCAGCACGGGCATCTTACGGTAGTGTCCGGGGTGCTGCGGGTCCCAAAGTGAGTCATTATCGGTGGTAATTCCGAAGTGCTTGTAGGTGCGGATGAGTGCCTCGTCCAGCAGGTGTCGTTCCTCGTGCGTGATATCCTGCAGTATGATGGAAACGAAGGCATGGAGCGTCTGGATTTTCTTCGACAGGGTGGAGGTCTGAGACCGATGCTGCCCGCGAATTTGGTCCTCCGACTCCGTGTTTCTCATGCGGATTTCCATGATGTTGATATTCTGAGGGGAACCCGGCTCGATGCGGATGAACTGTCCTCCGATAGCATCACAGGCTCGCTCAAATTCATAGCCCTTGTACGGGGCGATGGTGAAGGTCTGCGTGTTTTGGTAGCGCAGGCGGAGAGCCATCGTCATTGCGGCAAAGGTCTTACCTGCGCCTGAGGTCCCGACCCAAACCATGTTTCCATTCACATAGATGTTTCTGTCGAAGGGATTGATAAAGACCAAAGAGCGGTTGCTGGAGTTCTCTCCCAGCATGATACCGCCCTTGTCGTAAAGCTCGAAAGAGCAGAAGGGATAGCTGGCTGCAAGGTCAGAGGCGAGGACATTTCTGCGGGTCTTTTTATACAGGTCATCCGGCAGCTTACAGACCGGCAGGGTCGCAAGTAGGCCGTCAATCTGATGAAACTTATACTGTTTAATGACCATGTCATTTTGGACACAGAGTGCTCGGATTTCCTTCCATTTCCACTGGAGTTCCTTCTCATCTGCCGCCGTAATCGTCAGCAGAGTAGACAGCCAACAGAAATCATCTCCGCTTGCAAGTCCCTGCTTGAGATAACGACCTGCGTTGCTGGCTTCTGCCATTCCTTCGTATCCAATATCCGTATCTCTTGCAGCATAAAGTCGTCCGTCATTGACACGGAGGAAGTTCTGCAGATAGCGGGACATCGCCTCCGTATTTTCCTTCTTGATGAAGATATCAAGGTCAACGCCGGCGAACAGATTGATGAGTAACTGCATCCAGCCGCTATACGCTCTTGTGGGATATGCCTCAGATGGAAGGTAGCAGAACATATAGTAAAGACCGTCAATTCTGATACAAGTAGGGGAAATGCCGGGGTCGATATATTCGGGGGCGATAAGGTCGTTGACGGGGATAACAAGAGAGTCTTCACCCGTGTCAGATGTGTCGCTAAAGTAGGTATCTGCGTAATTGGCAAGCACGTCCGTTTTTCTCTTTTGGAGTACCGTCGTCTCGCTTTTGCTGCGGGCGAAAATAAGGTAGAGTACAGATTGCACCCACTCATCGGAGTCATTGCTTATCAGCGTATTCCCACAAGCAGAAAGACTTCTTGCAATGTTATCCGCCTGCTGCATGAGGGACCAGCGAATCTGGTCGAAAGACGGATTTTTCTTTGCGCCGGCATCCGGCTCGTAGGAAAAGATAACGAAGAAACGGCGGGCGATACCCTGTGTCGCTCCTGCCATTTCGATAAGCTGAACCTGCTCATACTGGAGCTGCCGGCACTTTGCGTTGGTCTCCTTTCGCTGGTCGCTTTCCAATTTCCGCAGATATTCCTCCACGTCTGCCCGCTTGGAGACGATTTTGATTTGGGTGTTATTCGGGAAGTTTTTCAATGCAGCGCCATAGCTGTCAGTGACACTTTCTTGGTCCGAGGCAGAGAGCAGCGAAAAGTTGATAGAGGAGAATTCAAGGATTTTCACATAGCGTCCGTCGCGGGTGATGACGATGCCGCCCTTCACATCGGACACGGGTGAAAACGCCTGCGTGCTGACAATCTGCGCGAGCTTTTTAGCCATTCTGGTTCTCCTCCTTCTTTATAGCGTTGGGGTTCTTTTTCTTCTTCCGCCGCCGCTTCTTCTTCGCGGGAGCGGTGGATGGCACGCCTTGCCCACCAGCCTCGCCCTGTGCGCTCCCGTGCGTCTCCGAGGGGACAGGACACACATCGTCGAAAGTCACGCCAGACGCGCTCTGAGGGGGTTCTGTGGGGAGTTCTTCGTCTTCATATTCATCCTCGTCGGCAGGTGAGACCCAGTCAAAGGAGACATCTATGCCGTTGTCTTTGTGGTCTTCTTCAGAGGAATCTTCTTTCTTCTCAAAAATAATATTGCCCTCTAATACGACAAGGGGCATATTCTCATTTTTTACTTCCATGCCGGCGGCTTCCTCCTCGTCGGCCCAACCAATATCCGCATATTCGGAAGAATCGTCATCATTATTTCCACCGTCAATGGAGCCGACAATGATGCCTTCGTGGGAGTCCTGCTTATACATATCGTCGAGATACTCTTTATCGGCGAAGGTGAAGTTTACGCCCTCTTCATAAACTGTGGTCGGCTTGCTCATCAGCTTACGCTTCATGCTTTCCGTCACATCATCAATGGTCTTGCGGTTTGCTTCGCGCTCAATGAAGATGTCTCCTTGTGCGCGAGTTGTGGCCCGTGCGTTTGCATTGTAAAGCATGACCTTGCGGCTACCAAGCCACTTGAAAAAGCCGGTTATTGCAACGGTGATAGGCTCGCCGCCTATGCCGATAGTTCCGAGGAGAAACGGACCCATGCAAACGAGAAGGGTCACTGTAATACGGAGTGGCATATCAGGAAGATTGCCAAAGGGTTTCAATGTAATGAGAAATGTGAGAGCAGCGAGGGCAAGTCCCTCAACAAAGAAGCGCATCTTAAAAAGTCCCCGAAGTGCTCTACTCTCGCCTTGATAATTAACGGGGATATAGTAAATTGTTCTACGTTCACTCATAATTTTTACAACGGGGGTATGCGCTGTTTCTTACTACGACGCATACCCCCGCGCAGCTCCTTTCCGCAATTTCAGTTGGTGCATTTACGGTTGATGCACAGGCCGAGATTACGTCTTACATGAGACCTTTACACAGCGCAAAGGCGAAGCCGTTCTCGTGATAGCCGATAATCTGTACCAGCAGCGTGTCGCCCGGAACCATCCGCTTACGAATCAGCGTGGGGCTGAAGCGGGTGATGACAATGGGCAGATTGAAACTGTCACTGTAGGCGTAAATGGTTGCCTTGGACTTATCGGTCTTGTTGGGGAAAATGCGGGTCAGCGTGGCGATGGTCGTTGTCCCCGGCTCGGTGGGAGGGCCGAAATCAATGATGTTTTGCAGTTCCGCATAGGCGCCGCTCAGGTGGAGGTCATGCAGCCCGTCTTCGCGCTTAATGACCTTCATAACCTTCACATCCAGCTTGTCGCCGACACTGTAGTAGGGGCGTCCTGTCAGCCGGTCCGTATCATCCATCGTCCGCATATAGCGGTTGGATACATCACGCTTGTTCATCCGCACATCAACGCCACCAAGGTTGACCAGTACGCCCTGCTGACTGACAGAGAGGATGGTCGCCGAAGTAACCATGTTCTCCACGATGTAGGGCGGCTCACTGTCGAAAGTGCGGTGGTCCTGTTTTGCAAGGGCCTGACGGCGTGAAGCAATGACACCATAGGTGACATTTCCGTTGTCATCCTTCCGCGTATCGAGGTCGGTAATGACGAAGGAGATGGGCGCACCCATGTGCTTTGCCAGCATCTGCTCCTGTCTCCGCTCCAGCGTTCCCTTACCGCCGTCATCGGGCTTGATGGGGTCTTCGCGGTAGAACTCATTGAACGGGATGAGAGCCTGAAAATCCGTGTTCTCACAGCTTGCAACGGCGAAAACAATAGAGTCACCGTTACGCAGTGCGCGGCTCTGTGTGGCAATTACCACTCCGTTCAGAGCGCGGCCCAGCTTGTAGGCGGCGTTCACGGACATCCAATCCGTCATCTTCTTTGCGCGAATTTCCTGTTCCCGCTCGCGCTCTGCGCTGCGCTGACGGGCATCACGCAATGCAGCGGCGCGACTGCCGGTGCCGGTGATGACTTCGTCGATTTTTGCGTCGGAGCTGGTTCTGCGGTGGGACTTGCGGTTTGCGGAATAAATCGCCTTGGACTCGGTATTTTCCACCTTCTCATTGACGGCAGCCGCATCTTCAGGCTTTTTCTTCGTAGCCATTTTTTCTGTTCTCCTTTCATCAGAATTCAGAGGGAGATACCACTCCAAAACATTCTTTTTTTCTGTTGTGAAGGGTATCTACCTGCCTCTAAATTCTATACTACTATATTTGTTGATATTGTCAATTAGCTGAGGCGAACAAGATTTCCATAGGTGAAGTATCTATGGAAGCCTTATAGTTCTCAGTTTTTTGAGGGAGGCATAACAGTCGATTTTTTCTTACTGTTGTCCTTTCCCTTGGAAAGAGCTTCCAGAGACGGGTTTCCATTCTGCTGGAAAGGTTTCTCCGGCGGCATTTGCTTCTTTTGCTGCTGCTGATGAGCTGGCTGCTCAGGGGTCTTTTTTTCTTGTGCTGATTTTCCGCCATCCTGATATCCGGCAAAACCAACGCTCTTATTGTTGGAGGCTTTTTCCTTCTGAGAGCTGCGTCCTGTGCTCTGCTGCAAGACCTTTTCCCGCGAGTTATCGCGTGGCGCATTTCCCAGCCTAATCTCGCTTCTTGGAGCACCCTGCTCATAGGCACGCGCTGCGCCGTCCTTTGCCTTTTCGGGTCTTTTCTCCCTCTGTGTTATGCGGTGTTCTTCGCGAGGGGACAAGTTCGGTTCTTGAGGCTTGCGCGGCTTTTGCTGGTTTCGCTCAGGCGTGAGCGGCTCGTTTTCTTTTTCTACGGGCTTCGGTTCCTCGGTCGGGAGATGCTCCGTTCCGATGGGCTCGCAGACCTCTGAGGAGGGAGGAGCGACCTCCCACTCAATGACATCCGCTGCAGGTTCTGGCGGAGAAACGAACTCGCCGTCCAGCTCAATGCCGGCATCCGCTGCCTGATGTTCCCACGACGCAAAACCGCTTCCATGTGGGACGCGCTCATCGGGCCACCAGTCCTGTTCCTCATAGCTCATGGACCGCCGCTGCCGCTTGATGCGGCGAGAACGTTCATCAGATTTTGACTTTTTCACCGTCTTATCCTTGAGCTGCTCCAAGCGAAACTTGAGCTCTTCAAAGAGGAAACCTGCCTTTGTACGGATAAGTGTCCATGCCTCAGCAATCTTTTTGCCGGTGCTATTTTCGTTCTCCTCATCGTCAAAGTCGCTCCACGCAGAACCGAATTTTCCTGAGTAAGAACGGTCAATATCCTTGAAGGGGTGCTCCCGCTCATAGGCGGTAAGCTGCATTTTTTCTTCAATGCGCTCCCGTTTGCGCTGTTCTGTTTCCTCAATAGGTGTCTTGTCGCGGATGTACCATTTCGCCATGTACTTAGCGTCCGGATGGAGCTTATGAGGGTGCTTGAGGGCGTGAACGGGGTTATGTCCTCGGAAAATAATGATACACTCGTCGCGGCCAACCTTGAACAGTTCGTCATAGCTCATAAGTGAGCGGCGACCTTCACCGGAAGACCATCTGTTCATTGCTGACATGATTTTCGATGCGCTTTCGTGCTGCTGCGTTTCGACCTGCACCGTTGTGTCGCCGATACGCTTTGAAATCATGTCTGCTGTCTGCGAATCGTTGATACCAAGGGAGAGGAATGTATCGCAGTTGGCCATGATTGTTTCCCAACGGTCTCCGTAGTTCTGATAAAGCTGCCCCACATTCTGCCATATCATAGCCACGGCCATATCACGCTTTCGGATGGTAGCCAGCTTTCTATCAAAGTCGGGAATGATACCGATGGATGCACACTCGTCCATAAGGAAATTGACGGGTACAGGCAGCTTGCCATCGTCCTGACTATCTGCGAAGTCCACCAGATTGATGAACAGCATGGAAAAGAACAGGGCGACGACAAACTTGAACGTATCGTGACTATCAGGAAACTGACAGAAATACGCGCAGGGTCTCTGACCCGGCAGCGTGAGGTCAATGTCGTCTGTTGTCAGGAGTCGGCATACCTGCTCACTTTGCAGAAGATTCAAGCCGATAGTGAGGTTCGTAACGAGGTTGCCCCACAGGTTCGCAGAGGCCGATTTTGCCGCCTGATAGGGGCGCAGACAGGCCTTTTCGTCGGCGGGAATCTTATTGTCGTCGAACATCGCATCAAGGAATTCCGCAGCATCGTCGTGCATGAGGTAGTTGTATACGGTGCTTATGTTTTTATCTTCTTCCGGCACATCCTTACAGATAAGACAGCGAAGAATAAGAGCGGTCAGCAGAGATTTAGGTCCGTCCTTGTAGATACTCTGCGTTTTTGCATCCATGATGTTTGAGATTACGATGTGAGAAAACATCTGAGCCGTCGTTTCAATCATTTTCCCGCTGCGGACAGACTTCAAGCAATCCCATCCATCAGAAAGGCTCAAATCCTTGAGGTTAAGAATACGAACACAATATCCGGCATTCATAAATGATGTCGCCATGTCGCGGGTAAGTCCACCATCAGGGTCCGTGACGATGATAGACTCTTTTCGGCGTATAGACTGGAGACAGTAGTCCTTTGCAAATGTGTAGGTTTTACCAGAACCAGAAGCACCGACGCACATGATGTGGTGGTTCGTTCTGGAATCGTCGTGCCGTAAATTGATAAGATATTTTCCCGCAGGGTCCAGCATTCCGAGAATCGTACCGAAGGATTTCTGTGGCGACTGAATAACGGCCATATCCTCATATTCTTCCGGCTCCTCAAAGTGTGAGTCACCGTATACCTGCCGCTCCGTGGAATTGCTGAACTTACGTCCCAGCGGGTCTGCGCCATCGTCCTTTCCCCAAACATTCAGGAAAACGAACGCGGTAACAATAGCAAAGACCAGAAAGATTACAAGGAAGATGCCGAAAGGGAAGCCCTTTTCTGCCATGCTTTTGATGATGCCAACAGGGGAGAAGGAGGCGCCGTTTTTACTGTAAAGCGTGTTCAAAAAACCGGCAAAGTACAGGGAAACAATAGCTTCTCCAATTCCGATACGAAGGAGCCATTTTTTGAGCTCCTTCTTTTTCTTGAATTTCACTTTTAGCTCATCTCCTTACCCCTTGTTCTCGTAGCGAGGCCAGTACACATCTCGCGCAAGTTTTGCCCTTTGGATGGCCTTGCCCGGTGAGGATTTCACGCTGTCAAAGTAGTATGCGAATGTAGAAGCCGCATTGTATGCACCGTTTCTGTCGTTCGATACACTTCGGATACCGTTCCAGATATGCGAGTTGTTTGTCTGGAGGTCATAGGCGAGATACTTGATTTGCGCTGTGGCTGTATCAAAGGCAAATCCGTTTTCCATACACCACGAGTTAAAAGCATCCAGTCGGCTGCCGGACCACTGGAACAGTCCGTATGCGCCTGTTTCGTGGTTTTCCTTTGTGGCATCTCCACCGGACTCCTCAACCATGCTTGCCAATACGCCGCACAAACCAGCGTCGCTCAAGCCCAGTGTGCCCTTGATGTATGTCGTGAGGTCACTTCCGTCTTCCATGGATGAGAGGGGATAATTCACGTGGTAAATCAGCGCGTTTGCCGCAGGTCCATAGCTGTTAAGTCGGTTTATGTCGTAGCGGACCTTTGCGACGCCCTCGCCCGGAACCTGTCCCCAACCCGTAGTGTTGCCTTCTACGGTTGTGATGCTTTCACTATCAACCGCGACCACCAAGCCAACATGGGTCGAACCACTTGCTGTTCCATTTCTCGAATAGAGCATAATGTCTCCCGGAACAGGGGTGTACGCTGTTCCCCCAAAGGGTGTTGTTGTCTTGATACGAAAACTCTTGTACCCCATGTCAGCCATTCCGCGCCCTAAGACTCCGGTGTTGGCTGTGTGGGGAAATACATCTGAGCACCCCGCCTGATAAGCGCACCACATAATGAAAATAACGCACCAGTCAGCCCGTTCATCTCTTCCGTAAAACCATCTGTTGTATTTGACGCGGTTCGACTTCGGAGGCTTCTCTACGGAATCTGTTCGGCCTACTTCTCCAAGTGCGACCGCGACAATTCCCTGTCCACCCGAACCGTAAACCATTGTGCCGCTGTTTATGCTGTCGAGGGGAATGTTGTGTTTTTCCAAAAACTCTATCGTTTTTTCCTTGTTTCCTTCAAGGATGATTTTGTTGTCTTTGTCGAACTCCGGCTCGCTCATCAGGAAGTCATCTGTACCCTTGAAGCAGTCTGCAAGGTATTCCCTCTGTCCACCGATTTGGCGCTTATACTCCTTCCCGTTGTCGGTCCAGTTCTTCGCCAACATCTTGTCCTTGTCCCAACCATAGGCGTTGATATACTCATCAAGTAATTCTGCATTGTCTGCTGTATAGCAATTCTTGATAAGCTCGTCAGCAAATGCCGTGGCAACTGTTCCGGCAATGATAGACAGCGCGAGCATGAAACACATCAGAGATTTCAAAAGAGTCTTTTTCATGTTTTCCTCCTCTCTCAAAAATTACCAGAAGATGTTGCCCATGGCGGACTCACCACTTGTCTTCCCATCCCCCTCCAAGTCTCCGCCCCAGAACCCAATAATGTTACTCAGTTCTGTGATATTCCTTACGCGAATTTGGATAGGCACGGTAACTTTTGCAGTAATGATTTCCTCTGTGATGTCTTCGCCGGTTTCTTCGTCGTGCCCTACAACAATGATATCCTTTCCGTACTCTGCGGGAATGGTGGAGAAGTCGGGTGTGTCGATAACCAGCATAAGGTCAATAAGCGCACAGCTATAGTCTTTGAGTGCGGTTGTGACCTTGCCTTCATTGTTTCTCTCAAAAGATGCCTGTTCCGTCAGGTACTGAGGAACAAATGTCCCTTGCCATGCCTTGAGCCGCCCCTTGATGCCGCTCTTGCCGAGGTCGAAGGTGATATCATCCGTGTTGGCACTGTCGTAGAAGCCCAACCACCGCATAAAGCCGGAGACCTTGAGAGGCTCGTTATCACCCGTCTTCGTAGTGGAATAAACACTCAGAAGTTGGAGGGCGTTATAGTATGACATTGGCTCTACCTGCAGGGCTACGGTCGTACCGTCCCAGCGGTCATAGGTGCCTGCGTAGGCTGAGGAGAAATACTGGTCGATGGCTCCGTTCATGCCCCTAATCAATTCCTCCAACTGCTCGGCTCTTACTTTGATTTTGTTGCTGCAGGCGAGGATGCAGTTGAGTGAGGTGTCCCTGAGGTTCTCTTGGTTCTCCATAACACCGACTTCCTGCTGTCCATCATTCGAGATTACATCTGAGCTGTCTGCTTGTGATGTAATAGACGTCCAAATACCACTCGCAGCTTCTTTCAGCGCAACGCGGAGAGGTCCAAGGGTTACGTAGTAGAAAAATGAATTCCACTGAATGTCTCCACCGCCTGCGTAGATATACTCCTCCTCGCGCTCTTGCACGGCGGCAAAAAATGAGGATGTTGCTTCATAAATAGAGGCAGGAAAAGCGTAGGTCAAGATGAGGATGACAGCCAGCATCGCTACGATAAGCCTGCCTGCTGTGCGGAAGAGTTCCGGCGTAGCTTTTGCGCCCTCCACAACGGCTCCCGCAGCATTTCCGCTGGCGGCATTGGCGGCGATTTTGCTGACGGCCTTTGCGCTCTTTACCGCGTCTGAGGCTACCTGAGTGGTTTCGCGGCCAACCTCTCCGAGATTAGATTCGCCGTTTTTTGTTGCCATATAAATCACGCTCCTTCCACTTTAGTGTTAAGACAAACGACCCGCGAAGCGAGGCTTTCTTGGCCTGCACCTCGCGGGTCAGATTTAGAGGTTGTTACTTATCCCGTTCGGGGTCCCATTTCTTTTTCTGGCGGTCTCGCTTTTCTTGCTGTGTCTCACCAAGGATGGGTTCTTCCTCTACGGTGACTCTGTCATTGGACGGACCTTCAGAGGTAGTGCCGCTGGTACTATTACTGGAGGGTTCATCGAAATCGCCAGCATCATCGTCGTCCACAAGAGGTCCGTAGGTGGCGACATTTTCAGGAGAGTCCTGAATGGATACGCTGTGGTCATCGCGCTCAATGCGAGAAACGGTCTCTTTGCTGACCTCACGCACATCGTCTGCGGAAACCTCGCGGGCGAAGAAGCGTGCGCCGTCGTCGGTCTGAATTTCCTGCATAGCTGCACGCTGGTTATCGTCTGCGTGGAAGTATCCGGTTTCGTCCATGACCTCATATCCGCGTTCAACACCACCGGCATCGGTATGCACCGCATAGATGTGGCGTGCGCCGCTGTCATCACCGTCAGTAACTGCTGTGACGTGGCTGAACTTGCCGTCCTCATGTCCGAGAGCAGGCCCGAAGGCTTTCTGCATCAGCTCGCCACCAACCTCATCGTTACCGGCAAGGTTGTAGTTGGGGTGTGCCAGAATGCCAGCCGCCATGGAGGGAGAGCTCTCGCGTGCCGTTTCGCGCATGGCGTCTGTCGCATCGCGGTAGACTGCCTGCATCGCGTGGTTTGCCTGCTGTGCGCCCTGCGTAACAGGCAGGCTGTAGTTCTTCGCCATAAAGTCCTTTACGGAAGCATCGGGTCCGGTAACAGAAGCCATAGGCGTCTTGAGGGAGCCGGTCATGTTCCGAGGATTATCGCCGTTCGGAGTGTTGTAGCTCAGACCGGCACGCATAGCAGTATCATTCAGACCAGCAGTGCCCTCAGGTGTGACGTTGAAGCGTCCGGAGCCCTCGTTACGCAGGTTCTGCTGCGCGAAAGCAGCGGGTGCGCGGTGAGCCTCCTGCGCCATTTTCTGGAACGCGGGGGTAAACCGTTCGTTCTGGTCTTTGGGCGCCGGATACCGCTGTGTGCGGTCGCGAGTTGCGTTTCTCACGCCGGCAGCGTTCTGCGTGGCCTTGCGTTCCGCCTGTTCACGCTGCTGCGCCGCGCTTCTGATTTCCTGATTTCGTGCAGCGGCACTGGTAGTGAATCCGGCGGCAGCGGCCTTCATAGAGTCGGACATAGTTGCGCCGCCTTTTCGGGCGCGATTGAACTGGGAGACAGCACCACTGATGCCGCCCCACTTGCCTTCCTTGCCGTAGTTCTCGCCAAGGATGGCCTTGGAGTTGTTGCCCTTACCACCGTTCCACGCGGTAGACGCGGATTTCGCAATTCCGGCAATGGCAGCACCGGTGCCGATGGCCTCATCCAGCAGATTGCCGCCGGTGGTAACGACGTTCAAACCAAGCTGGGCAAGGTATGTATCCAGCCGCTGTGCAATGTGGCAAGCTGCAAGCACAAGGAAGCATTGAGATATTGAAGTCATCCCCTTGAATCCGGAAAGAATGAGCTTCAGAGACCAAACAGACAGACACATCAAGATAAGCTGGCCAATAAACATACTGAACCATCTTTTGAAGATGTGGATTGTTTGGTCAGATGCAATCGTTGCGTATGCGAGAGGGGCAAAGGCATAAACGGTAATGCCCACCATTAAATACCGTTCAAACATCTCCACATAGAGCTTGAACAAGGCCACTGTAATTGCTACAGTAAGAATAAAAATGGCGGCTGTCTTTATAAGTCCTATGACTTCAGGAAAGATACCAGTGTCGAGAACTTTATCCCATTCGATTTGAGCTCCTTCAAGTTCAAGACCCCAGAATGCCTCGTAAGGGTTCTTTATAAAGTCAACCAACATCATGGCGATGTAGTTGCCGAAATAAATCATACCGATAGAGACGCCTGTCATCACCAGTACGCGGACAGGGCTTGTTCTCGATTCGCCTGCGGATAGGAATACGCTGTAGATGGAAAAGGCCGCAATAATAATGGCAAAAGCCAGCGCCATTGACTGAAAAACACTATAACCCGTTGCCAAGAACGGAATTTTTTTTGTCATCTCCGCCATACTCAAAGGCATCAATTCTTTCCCCCACCATGAAATAACGGCGTCGAGGAGTCTTGCCAAAATGTTGTTGAGTGTCGCAAGGATAAGTTCAATCATACTTCAGCCCACCTCCTTTATTGTCCCGGATTTTTGGGGTCCCATGCGAGAGAACGAAACAAATCGTTGAAAAGAGTTGCAACCAGCGGCAACATACAGAACGCTGCATATGCAACCACAACAATCAGCACGGCTCGTTTGGATGCGATGTAGATACGGGTGTTTTGCGGGTCATGTGATAAAACGCGCAGGGCTGCAAAGCAGATAGACAGGGTTGCAACTGGTGTTACTGTTTTGAACAAGACGTCGTAAATAGGTCCGAACGAGTTTGCGATTCCACTGTAATCTGGACCGTCAGCATACGCTGGCGTAACAAGCAGAAAAAACAGAAAACACAGAAGAACACTGACAACAACTGCGCGAATTGACTTGTCCTGTTGAACAGGAAAGCTATTCTCGTGCATAAGAATTCCTCCTTGTTGAAGTTGAAAAAGAAAAGCGAGGACACCGATTGGGGTGCCCTCGCTTTTGTCACGCTCTCCTTGCGCCGGTGGTGCGCTTCAGCGGGGAGCGCCTCATGTTGAGTTTTACAGCAGGAATTATCCGAAGACACTTCCTGTATTGCTGCTGGAGAACCAGCCGCCGACCTGCTCAATAATCAGGGGTGCCAGCCAAATAACAGCGACAACGATGACAATGAGGAAGACCTTCTTCTTCATCGCCTCGATGTCTCTTGCATCACCAATCAGAGCCTTCAGTGCAGTTGCGCTGAGGACGATGGCGGCAATGGGGGCAACGATTGCGGTAATGATGGTATAGATGGCCTTGGTGCCGGTCTTAACGCCGGTCACGATAGCATCGGAGGGGTCAGCAAAAGCCGTCACAGTCATCAGAACCACCATCAGTGCTACAATGAACACACAGGTCGCAATACGCACCCACTTCTTGTTACCTGTTTCTGCCGGCAGAGTCAGATACTTTTCCATGTACGTACACGCTCCTTTCAAAAAGAGAGGGAATCTCTAAGCATCATGCCTTTGGTAGACATTGGCGAAGAGGGGAAAACAACGACCACCGTTCTTCATTTTCCCTACTCTAATTCGATACTACCAAATTCAAGAATATTGTCAATCACTTGAATCTGACAAATTTTCCGTGATGCTTATACCAGCACTCTCTGTAAAGCAAAAGTGCTTGTATAAGCCTCACGGTGCGGGGAAAGCAGGGGAGGGGAGCTTACGCTCCCTTCTCCGCCTGCGTGCCCATCTTGGCTTTTCTCTTTCTCTCGCCCAAAAGATGGTCGTCAATCCCCTTTTCGGCATCGTCCCAGTATGCTTTCTTCGCTTTCCCGTTAGGGAGGATGCTAACGCTGTGCCGAATGCCTTTTTTGTGCAAAGCCAGAGCCATTGCCCCAATTCGCTTAAAGACATTCTGCTCAGGAGGAAGTCCCAGCCCATGCTGCTCACAAAGAGCCGCCAATTCCTGTTCCTTCTCCGCTGCATATTCAGCATCCCAACAAAGCATCTCCATGCGGATGCCGTGTTTTTGTGCTAACTGCTTGAGCGCACTGCACGCCATAATAACGCCCGGATTTGTGAGCTTATCCATGTCCAGTGCGTTTATTACGCGGGTAATGCCGCGCTCTTTGAGTGAGGGAAACACAACCTCATCAAGCATCTTGGTGTTTGTAACTCCTTGAATGGCAATGAACGCCGCGTTCTTGTCCTCCAGAAGTGCCAGCGCGACATCTGCCTTTAGCGGTCCTTCCGTCAGGTAGACGGTGGTGCCCTTTGTCAGCGGTGCATTCCCAAGGGGGAAGTGTGCCCTGCTGATGCCTGTCGTAACGCCACAAGGAAGTCTGTTTGCGGATACAGTCAGGTAACGGGGGTTCGTGTCCCCGTCACGCCGAACCTGAATGCCAACAACCTGTCCACCACTGTTTCTGGTAGGAATAAGCATCCCTTCAGGGAGGTTCAGTATCCAAGTGTTCTGCACCTTGTAGAACCCCGGTACGCCTTGCAGCTCGCATCCTCGCTTCAAAAGGGCAGATGCGATAACCATTCCGGCAATTACGGAAGCGGATGTCTTCTGCTTCATGCGGCTATAGGAGAACAACTCTCCCTTGATTGCATTGAACCGCTTGCTGGCGTTCTTTGCGCTTACCGCCATCTGCTCGGACACTTTTACCGTAAAACTGGCATATCCGTTTCTCTGGATATCAGCGTCGGTCAAGCCGCGCTTCTTCAAATTGGCGCGGTGCTCCTTCGTCAGCTTCAGCCACGGAAGAGACAGCAACGTGCTATACGTCCTGTCCAGCACGCTGCTGGGTGCTACAGGAATTTCCTTGTGCTGATACCTCTGCTTCTCAGTTTCCGTCGGAACACTGCCGTTGACGCAGCGAGCCGTCATCTCTTTGATGAGCTCATGCGTCTTCTCGTCGTTCAGCGACTCTACCGAGATGCCTTGCGTCGCTCTTGCATAGAGACTCAATGGAGTCCCCTTCGCGCCGCAGTGAAAGCACTTATACCCGCCCTTCTCAATGTTGCATCCGAGCCGGAACTTAGTGTCTCCACAAAAGGGACAGCAAAAGTTCCGCCAGTTTCCGCCGCTCTTTCTCTCTTCACGGAAACCGAGGGCTCGTGCAACGTCAAGGGACGTAATGCGGACGTCGTTCGAGAAGCCCATTGTTCTTTGCTCCTTTCTTTTTTAAGTGTGGGCGGAAAAGTGTGCAATGGTTGCACACTTTTCGCGCCCAGCAGCAGAGGTTTAGGGAATCATCTGCAGTTTCCGTGCGCTATCCTCCAAGACCAGCTTGGCGGCAACAATCAGGTTGGGATTGTTGACAGACTTGCACTTCTCGGCATACCACTTGACCGTGTCGATGTCCAGCTCGCCCATCGTCTTACCCTTCATTCTTCCAGAGGGGATAACGAACGCCTTTGCCTGCTCCAGCGTCATCCCGGCTACACCGATAGGCTGCTGCACCGGAGCCTGCTGCTGACGAGCAGCCATAGGCGGCTGCTGGGGGTATGTCATGGCGGGCTGCTGCGGCGCAGACTGAGGCATCTGCATCTGCTGCTGTCCGAAGGGGAAGGACGAAGCAGGCGGAGCCTGAGTGGGAGTCGGATTGGGTGCGGGTGCAGAGTTTCCGGCATACGGCATCGGGTTGACGGGGGGCATCACAGGATTCTGGACGACCTGCCCGTTGTTCACGACCATCTGCGGATACTGGAACGGAATTCCGCCATCACAGGGATAGTTGTTTCCGTCCTCCGCAGGATTGCCACCCTCCATCGTGGGAGGCGTGCCGAAGCCAGCATTGGCAAGGGCGCGACCCTTTGCGCGGGTAGCTGCGGTCTGAATGGCGTTGTTGATGGACTCGTAATCGCCGGCGGTAATGGCACAGCCGGCGGAAGAGCGTCCTACCATCGTCCCATTGATGAAAACGGATGCGGTAGCCTGCATCAGTGCCAGCTCAGGGATGTACTTTACATCACCGTCATCCACAAAACCGGTGAAACCCTTTTCGGCGCAGTACGTGGCAAACCAGATAAGCCGATGCGGGACCTGCAGATAGGCGGAGTGCTTATCGTTGTCATAGGTGACGTCGATAAGGTCCTGCATGGGGTCATAGCTGCATTTCCGAGCATTGATAAAAACCTCGTTGTTGTTCATGTTCTTTTCTCCTTTCTCTTGTAAGCGGGTCAGCAGCGGTTCTCGTTCTTCTGCCGGCGGTAATCCTCGCGTGCCTGTTCGCGCTGAACAAGGCCATTGGAAACAAGGGACACGCCGGTTGCGATTTCCCAGACCTCAACAAACCGCGTCACACGGCGGCAACAGCGGAACATATCGTCGTCGGAAATCTGAATGAAGCACTCCTGCTTATTCCGCATGGAGCCGGCATCATAGGCCGTAGTGCCGTTACCTTGTCCACTGGGTCGTGCCTCGAAATTGGTGATTTTCAGCGTCCACGGAAGACGCCGCTTCTCACCCTTCACATATCCCTGCCGCGTGATAGTCAGCAGAGACACAGGTACAAACCCATCGCGGGTACGCGCTCTGGTGTTGACACGGGTCTGCGTGTGCTGGAAGTCCCTCGTAAAAGGAACGGGGGACAGTTCAGCGGCCTGCTGGTTGTTCGCAGTACAGGATTCCATGGAAACACGAGCCTGACCGAAGGAACCGGCCAGCTCTCCGTAATACGGAGGCGACATCGGTGCGATACGCCCATTGACAGTAGAGCCAAAGGTATTTTCCAGCTTCTGCACCAGCGCGTAGAATGCGCCGAACACGGCGCCCTGCTCACGGAACCGTCCGGACAGCTTTGCCCATATCCCATCTTTCGGAGAAATACCGTACTGCCCCATATTGGCCAGTGCGACATCTGCCAAAACGGGAAAGAGGTCTGGGCTTGCATTTGCTGAAACGCTCACGCTTTTGCCGTTTCCGGTGCCGCCACTGTAATCGCAGATGACGACCTTTATGCCGGAACGAGCGGCGTGCTTTGCGCCACCAGCTCCATGCAGCATGGCGTAGTCAACCGCATTGGCGGGAACCAGCGCATTGCGGAAATCCAAAATGCGCTTACTGGCGTCCGCACGAACAATGATGTCGTTCGGCCCTTGCCGCTGTGCCGGAGCCGCCATCGGATACTGCTGTTGCTGCGCCGGGTACGCGGGCTGGGGCGGAGCCTGCTGGTACATCTGCTGCTGCTGCTGATACTGCTGGGGCTGCTGAGGATAGTAGCCATTGTTCATAGGTTTTTCTCCTTTCGCGTGCTGCCGTAATGGACTTACGCACTTTTCAAAAATTTAGCATGGGACTTTATATCCAAAAAGAGACCGCTATCAAAAAAGATAACAGTCTCTTGAATACAGGTTATGTGTCTTGAAATTGGAGCTTATGCTCCGTTGTAACAATATCTTCGTAATTATACTTCTATACTACCACGTTTTGTTCCAATGTCAACAGCTTCAGCGTCGAAAAAATTGTGCGGGCTCCGGAAGACTTCTGCTCTTACGTTTTTTTCAGGCACGGGAGCGTGGCTCCCGCAGCGTGGAGGGGGGAGCGTTCCGGTCGAACGGAAGCCCCTGCTTTTCATCCCCTGCCTGAGAGAATAATCCTTGTGCGGGAATGCTGAAACACGCGAAAAGGAAGTGCTTTTATTTTAGATAATGTAAATATATATAGAGGGAGACGATTTTTGAAAATCGAGCAAACCGTTGTGCCGCAAGGCTTACAGCGTTTCTGAAAAACTTTTAACATGAGTGAATTTTTCACAGTCTTAAATCGTTTCGCCGTATGTTAAAAAATAACCCGGCTTTCCCTCCTCTGGCTGTCTTCTTTTATCCTGCGTTACTGCGTCACACCAATGTGAAATTGAACAACACATTTTTCTTTTATCATGCACAGAATTGACAAAATCAAGAAACATTGTATATATTGACTTGACATTATTTTATAATCGTGTTAGTATACGACTGTGATTACGAAACGGGGAGGACTGGATGCATGGCTAATGATAAATTGGACTATGTAGAAACAGGTGAAAGGCAATCCGTTGACTGTTCGCCAGCCCACGTGGAAGCGCCGGTTTATTATGCGTGGACGCAGATAAACGCGGAGAAGAGCGCGGAACTCTCCGCGTTGGCACGGAACTCTCCCAGTGCGTTTGTTACGTATCTGGCGTTGAGGGCAAATGCCGGCGGAGAAAACGCTTGCATCTGTTCGGCGAGGGTCCTCGCTGATTGCCTGAGCCTGACAACGAGGACGATTTACAGTTGTATTGCCGAGCTGCGTAACGGAGGCTGGCTCATTACGCTCCGCTCCGGTTATGGGACGATTTATGTCCTGAACGGTGATGTGACATGGCATTCTTGGGGCAACGGGAAATACTACTGTCAGCTTAAAGCAAATGTTGTTATTTCCCTCGACGAGCAATCAAAGGAAATGCAGGCGGCGGTGTTACAGGAATTTTTCCAAGATGGGAAGCCTGAAGAAGTGGTTGTCAGCAACCGTGCTCACTGCCCGTTTATGCGGTTCATCCAGATGAACGACAATTATATCGGGAACCTGTGTGGACTGACGATGGAGTGCCCAACCGCATCTGCTGTTTTGTTGTATCTTGTGGAGCATATGGACAAGCATAATTCTATTACGTGTTCCTATTCCGAGATAGAAGAAAACACGGGTATCTGCTACCGGATGTTGTGCGAGGGCATGAGCGTGCTCAAGAGGTATGGGTACGTCGTAACGCTGAAAAGAGGAGGCCGAGGCGGTGCTGGTACATATGCAGTCAACCATCGCATCTTCTGGAGCGGGACATACTCGGCGCTGAAACGAAGTGCATTTCCGCCGAGCATAGGAATATCTGGGCCCCGTGTCGATGTCATGTTCGGGGGGCTCCCTCTGAAGAAACAAAAAATCCCTTCTGCCGTTTGGAAAAATCAGGTGTTGAAACAGGCAGCAAGAGAACAGACTCAAAAGACCTCTTGAGGAGTGAGGAGTGATGAAAATGTGTGAAAAAACGGAAGCTGTGTACTCCCTCAACAACTACTATCTTGAACAAATCGCTGCGCTGACGCTCCAGTCGAAAGGGGCGATGGCAGTTGTAATGCATCTCGCCAGACAAATGAACGAGGAGAACATTGTCTACTGTCATCGTGATGAGCTTTGTGACGCGACGGGTGGAAAGCTCCGCAGTGTTACTGCGTGGATTACGTCCTTGCAGAAGTACGGGTTTATCTATGTGGTGCGGAAGGATAAGGACGGATGGGAATTTGCTGTAAACCCTGCATTGATTGTGAAGGGCACACCCGACAAAAATCGCGCCTATCCGATGTGGCCGAAGGATTTGTTCATCACCGGACCTGTAATGGATTCCCACGATAAGTGGGTGGAAAATAAAATGGCTCCAGAAAATCCTGTGGAGCCGGTTGTGGTTCAGTCCACTGCTGGAAACGTATAAAAGTTCACACAAAAAAAGAAAGGAGTGAAACTATGACGGTAGTTTTTGCGCGAGATGAACACACAGGCATACTTTGCGGTGTTGAGGATGGTGAACTCTTCCTCTGCAATTACCGTGAAGGTTACACGATGCCGGACACACCGGCAAACCGAAATCAGCTTATGCGTGATTTTTTCTATTACAAGCAGGTGGGCTTCTGGGGTTAAAGTGTGCAATGGTTGCACGATTTAAGGCAAGCCAAAAAAAGACGAAACAAAGTGTGCAATGGTTGCACACTTTGGGGTACAAACTGAAAAGTGAAAGGACAAGAAAATATGAAAAATACTAAGACTCTTAACCGTATTATCACTGCGGTTTTGCTTATCTGTGTGATGTTGAGCGGTGTGGGCGTTACGGCTTATGCCACATCCGATACCGACGTGGTCGTTGTAGAGGATGGAGATATTGGAGCTGCGCCTGCAAAGGTTCCCTATGTCGTGTCCCACGAGTATTACTGCGATGGTGAACAGGAGTATGCCTCCTCGGAGACATACGCGGGTGATGCGGGGTCTGTCATTACCGCAGAGAGCTTGTTCAAGAAGGTGTATGCGGGTGGGGCAGAATATACTTTCTCTTCCGCTTCTCAGGACTCTCTTGTTTTAATCGAGGGGGAGGATAACGAAATTGTCCTGCGCTACGACCGGTCTTCTTCTGAAGGCGTAAGAACGAAGTATATTGTCACTCATCGCTATTATACCAACGGCGAGCTGTGGGGGAGTCGCAGTGAGGCAGTCAGCGCAAATGTTGGAGATACTGTCGCTGCTTCTGATATGAAGAAGTCCTTTACGTTCGGCGAGAACACATACACGTTCACCTCTGCAAGCTGTGACAGTTTCATTGTCTCTGGGGAAGGGAAAGATGAAATTGTGCTGCGTTATGACCGGAAGGAAGAGAATTTTGTTGCAAAGGTTCCTTATGTCATTCGGCACGAATACTACACCAATGGCAAGCTCGACTGTGTCATTCCTGTAGAAATGGATGGTGCCGACGGTGATGTGGTGGCGGCTGATGATGTCATTAAAATGCCCGTACAGAATCAGAAGACATATACCTTCACATCTGCATCCCCTTCTTCTGTTGAGCTGATGGTCGGCGGCGAAAATGCGATTGTCGTGCGCTATGACCGCACAGCCGCGAGTGATTCTGTGGTTGAAACAGGCACCAAAAAAATTCAGTACCTTGTTCGGCATGAATACTACTGCGATGGTGTCTTGGAGTCCGAGGTTTCTGTAAAGCTGGACGGGGCTAAGGGAACCGTGATTAACGCAACCGACATTTATCAGATGCCCTTCTGCAACAAAAAGGTTTACACTTCGATGACCATGGAGCCGAAGTCCCGTGTGCTGGCGGTAGGGAAGGATAATACTATCACCGTACGCTACAGCAGAGAGAAAGGTAATGACTCTGGCCCTGAGTATGTCGTTGTGCAGGAGTATTACGACGGTGGAAAGATGGCGGGCAGCCGAAGAGATGTTGTAAATGCTGACATCAGCGTTATTGCTGAGTCTGTGTGCGCCTTTAAGTGCGCCGCATTTAACGCGGAAATGTATTCCTTTGATGCCGCTAATTCTAAGATTGCTGCGGTTGCCGATGGCGGGAAAAACAAGATTGTCTTGCGCTATAATCGCATCACTGGAGATATGAGTGTGAGCGGGGGCGACGATAAAAAGGTTTCTTCTGTCGGCGACGCTACTCACCCCGTGTCTGCACTGAGCCCGGACGCAAAGCCTGAGGCGGATGTTTCTGAGGCGGCCTCCAGCGTTGCGCCGGTTTCTCCTCAGACTGGCTACCACACATCTCCGTGGGTCCTTGTACTTGCTGTGGCTGCTGTTCCGGTCATGTGTCTCTTGGTGGCCCTTGCTGCGAAGGCATCTTTCCGGCTTCGCTATTATGGGAAGGCGGGGAAGAAGTGAGAAAAAATGTGTGCAATCGTTGCACGCAATAAGAAATGAGTACGGACGGTATAGCCGGAATTAACGCCTGTGGAGATGCTTGGTCGTCGCGGAAGCAGGAATACTCTGTTGGCTGGTTTGTTATGTGAGAGGTGGCGACCAGCACTTTTGGGACTGAATACCTGTGCTGGGTATATACCACCCAGAAATAACAGGGTTGTATACCAAGTACCTCAGCGATGTTTCTAAAGAGAGGGGTATATACCACCCAGAAATAACAGGGTTTTATACCGGGATAAAATCTACCACGTCACTGACTATCGGTATATACCACCCAGAAATAACAGGGTTGTATACCCAATCGAGCATTGTGTTGGTGTATAAGCGCATGAAACAACAGGGTTTAACAGTCCATATGTATAATTATCAGGAAAAGAAAGGACGGATGAATAATGAGAATCGTAGCAGTTTGCAACCAAAAGGGAGGAGTGGGCAAAACCACAACCGCAGTAAACTTGGGCGCGGCTCTGGCTCGGCTGGGACAGAAGGTGCTGCTGGCAGACATTGACCCGCAGCGAAACCTATCTGATACGCTGGGTTTTGTTCAGGACAATACGCCCACAACGACAAATGAGCTTATCTATTTCACAGCATACAATATGCCCATTGACCTGCGGGCTTTTATCCGGCACAACGAGACAGAGCAGGTTGATTTCATTCCCGCCTCTCCTGCGCTTTCCTCTGCTCCCACTATCTTGGCGAATGTGGCAGACGGGAACCGCGTGCTGGCAAATGCCCTTGCTGCGGTAGCTGACCAATGTGATTACGATGTCTGCATCATCGACTGCAAGGGGAGTCTTGACCTTCTGACTTCCAATGCGCTGACTGCTGCTGACAGCATCATCATTCCTGTTGAGGCAGAGGAGTACGCAGTCAACGGTTTGGCGGACCTTCTGAGCACTATCGGCAGCATTCAAAGCTCGCTTAACCCGAAGCTGACTATCGACGGTGTTCTTATCAACCGTGCGGATACGCGCAGGAATAACGTCAAGACAACGCGGGACGACTTGGCGGAAGCGTTGGGAGGAGATGTCGTTCTGGAAACGATGATTCCCTATCTCAAGGAGGTATCTGATGCGCCTACCGAGCATCGCACCTGTGTTGCCAAGAAGGGAAGCCGTGTTGGTGAACTTTATATGAACGTTGCGAAGGAGGTAATTGCGAAATGGCAAACTCGCTGAAAGACAAGCTGGCTGCAAATGCGGCCATTAAGGGGAATGGATTGGATGCTTTGCTCGGCAAGAACCCGATGGATGCCATGCGGGTAGATGACCGTCGTGTGCAGGACATCGCACTGAGCAAGCTGCACCCTTTTAATGGACACACTTTCCGCGTGGTGAAGAACAGTGACTATGACTCCATGGTGGATAGCGTTCGGAACAGTGGGGTCTCTGTCCCTCTCATTGTTCGCCCTCATCCTGCTTTGGCTGGTGACTTTGAAATCATCGCTGGGCATCGTAGGTTCAGTGCAGCGAGTGATGTTGGGCTGAAGGAAGTGCCTTGCCTCGTTACGAACATTGACAACATGACTGCCAGCAAAATCATGGTGGAAACCAATATCCAGCGCCCTGAGTGGCTGCCGTCTGAAAAGGCGAAGTCCTTCAAGTTGTGGACGGATGCCGTGAGGCAGGAACAGAACATTAAGGCAGGGCGCCGTAGTGCGGGTGATGATGATGCCTCTGTGCAGGGTCGTACCAGCGCGGTGGCGTGTAAGAGGTTCGGTATCTCTGCGCGTATGCTGGATATGTATATCAAGCTGAACGATTGCACCGAAGATGTTTTGTCTCTCTGTGATGCGGGACGAATGACTGTGACGGCTGCCTACCAGCTCTCGTTCCTGTCCGCCGAGCAGCAGAATGAGGTGGCGGGGCAGATGGCTTCCGAGCCTGAGCGCACGCTGAACGAGGATGCCGCCAAAAGCATCCGCTACGCCTATGAGGGACGACCTTTGGAGACTTCCGCAGAAGCTGACGAAGGAGCGCATCAGGCGCCGGCTCCCGTGCCTGAGGAAATTCGTGACTTTGAGCTGTCTGTCGGTGGATACCCCGAAGGATGTGAGCCCTCCGGCGGTGTGTCGCACGATGCCTCGACGGACACGGATACCGCTGTGGGGGATGCAGCTATCTCCGCCATGACTGCCTCTGAGGAAAGCAACGACACCGTTGGTGTTGGTGCGGGAGGAGAATGCAAACCGGCTATTGCGAAGCCGCAAGAGCGGCTCTCATGGACGACTATCGACGGAAAAGCCAAAACATCGCCCAGAGAGGGCATTCGCGTTACCTTCGTGTTTGATGAAACAGAAGTCTTTGGCGGCGATGATGATGAGATTCGCCAGCGTATCAATGAAGTCATCCGCTCTGGAAATAAGGAGTTGCTGACCGCGTTGGCTGACACGCTGCATGATGCACTCCTCGCATAAGAACTCCAACTTCATTCCAAATAAAGAAAAGTGTGCAACGATTGCACACTTTTCTTTTTTTTGGTTTGCAAGAAAACTGAGATACCCGTTGTGAGTAGCAAAAATTTGTCCTCTCAAGGTAATTGACAATATTCTTAATTGTTGTAGTGTAGAAGTAAGGGTGTTCGCTATGCCTTTCTCTGTTTTTTCTAAGGCGTTATAGATGGCTGTTTGAGACGGCGTAGCGAAAAAAACTGCGAGAGGAGTTGGAAGAATGAGTACAAATCGTTGCAAAAAGGTCCGCAGCATTATTGCAATGCTGTTGGCGGTTGTAATGATGACCGGTATGCTCCCTACGTCTGCATTTGCTGCGGGGGAGGAGATTACTGGTGCGGACGGCATCGGCAATGAGATAATTGCTGATGACGGTATGGTGGAAAGGGGTGATGGTGAATCGGCAGAAGATACAGTATCTATCGGAGGGCCTGACGAAAAAGGGGAAGGAAACACGGAAGATGCTGTCGGAAGTGGCGAGGAATCCTCTCAAGATGGCAACGACGGTACAGCGGATGATAGTAAGTCTCCCGATGAGGTGAAGGACAATAGTTCTCCAGACTCGGAATCCTCATTGGAAGTATCTATTCCTGATGGAGAGAGTTTTGATGAAGAAGAAGGTCTTTCGGACCCCTATGCCGGTGAAGATACTCCCGTGAGCGTTACGCCTTTGTATGGCTCACCGCAAAACTCTTCTGGTCCGAGGAGGGCTCCCGTTCGTGCATCGGGAACCATTACGACCGGCCTCGATATGGGTTATAACAGGAAGTGGATGGCTGAGTTTGCCCCCTATTCCAGTGCTGTTGAGAAATTCTTCAATGGCCAGCCAGCGTACTGTATTGAACCCCACAAGGGTGCCCCCGGCGCGGGAACTTCCGTTGACGCCAGCGCGTATTGGGGAGACCAGCGGGTTCGTCTTGCTTTGGCTTATGGCTGGGGTGGCGCAGATGACTCGACGTTGCTCTGGTATGCTGGCAACGGCACCTATGCTTGGTGCGCCACACAGGAAGTTATCTGGGAAATCGTCGGCGGCTACAGTGACCTGAGTGACCTGTTTGTGGGTCCCGGTCATCAGTATGACCCTGAAGTTGCTGAACCTATCAAGGCAGCACACGATTATATCTGGGACATGATTAACCAGCAGGCACAGATTCCAAGTTTCGCTGTTGGCAGACCTACTCAGACATATAACGATTTCGAGTTGGTATGGGATGGCACTTCTTGGTCATTGACAAGAACCGACACCAACAGAGTCCTGAGAAATTTTGGACGCTTCAAATTCTCTCTGTCTGGTGTAAGCACATCACGGAGCGGGAATAACCTAACAATTACAGCCACACCGGAAGCTGCAAGGAGTATGCTGAACGGAATTGTGTCGCTTCCTTGCGAGGGAAATGTGATTGACCCTGATAGCGTCAATGCTTACCTTCTCGTTGCGGGAGGAAGCAAGCAGAATTGTGTTGCCCTTAACGGTACGCCTGACCCTGTAACTTGCTATGTGCGGGCGAAGGTGACGCAAACAACCGGTAATCTGAACATCACAAAGACGTCTGAAAATGGGAAAAACATTTCCAACGTCAGTTTTACTGTAACTGGGCCGAATGGGTATAACCGACTCTTTAAGACAAATACATCCGGCAAAATCAGCATTACAGACCTGCAGCCCGGAGCTTACACGATTACAGAAACTTCGCCGTTAGGATACTATGCTGTTAATCGGGTTCAGACTGCGACAGTTACGATTGGAGGTACGGCGAGTGTCTCTTTCCAAAACAAGGTGTCCCGGTGTACCGTGCAGGTAACGAAGACATCGGAAGACGGAGTTCTGCAAGGCTTCACCTTTACACTGAAGGGAACGTCTTACGCGGGAGATACTGTAAATCTGTCTGCGACCACAAATGCGAACGGCAAGGCTACGTTCTCCAATGTCCCCTTGGGTTCCAACTATGTTCTTGCCGAGGTAAATACGCCCAGAAGATATGTAGCCCCTGCCAGCCAGACGTTTACGCTTTCGACGCCTAATACGTCTGTAACCAAAACATTCGAAAATAAATTGGCTCGCGGCAACGTGACTGTCACAAAGACCTCCGAAGATGGAAAAGTAAGCGGAGTCCAATTTAATCTGAAGGGCACGTCTTTGTCTGGCCAGACAGTAAACCTTACTGAAACAACCAACGCCAGCGGCGTGGCCACGTTCTCCAATGTGCTTGTTGGTACATATACGCTGACGGAAGTAAATACAGGTAGGCAGTACGCCCCCGTGTCCGCGCAGAATGTCACGGTGCAGTATAACTCGACTGCGCGGGCGACTGTCAGCAACAAGTTGGCGCGTGGTTCGGTTCAAGTTACGAAGTCTTCTGAGGACGGGAAAGTTGCCAATGTGAAGTTCCGCTTGCAGGGAACATCCATTGACGGCACCGCTGTTGACCTGTATGCTGTGACCAATGCCTCCGGTGTTGCGACATTCTCGAACGTCCTTATTGGAAGCTACATAGTGTCGGAAGTCAACGTGCCAGCCTATTATCAGGCCGTGAATCCCGTCAATGTTACAGTGACCATCAATCGTAAATCCTCTGTATCTGTCCAGAATAGGCTCAAGGTAGGTGCCGTTCAGGTGACGAAGACCTCCGAGGACGGCGTTGTGAGCAATCTTTCATTTACGCTGACAGGTACTTCTGACGCGGGGACGACCGTCAGCATGACGGCAAAGACGGACGCTCAGGGCGTTGCGACCTTCTCCAATGTGCCCATTGGGACAAGGTACACAGTACAAGAGTCCAGCACCCCTACCCGCTACGTTGTTCCGGATGTGCAGGATGGCGTTACCGTGAGGGTCAACGACACTACGAAGCTGTCCTTCCACAATGACCTTGCGCGTGGAAGTCTTCGCGTTACCAAGACGTCTGAAGACGGATTTGTGTCCGGCGTGAAGTTCCATCTGGAAGGCACCTCTACATCTGGAGCTGCGGTGTCTCTGGATGCGACTACCAATGCAGCGGGCATTGCTGAATTCAAGAATGTGCTGGTGGGCAGCAGCTACGTTCTGACGGAGGTTGATACGGCTGCCCGCTATGTTGTCCCTGCGGTGCAGAACGGTATTGTAATCACTGTGGGGAAAACCACGGAGGCTTCGGTTTACAACAAGCTGGCTCGCGGAACGGTTACTGTTACGAAGACTGCTGAGGACGGGCTGGTTTCCGGCATCAAGTTCCGATTGACCGGCACGGCAGGTAATGGTGACGCGGTGGATATGACCGCTACCACCAATGCCAAAGGCGTAGCAACCTTCTCTGACGTTCTGATTGGCGAGAACTATTCCGTTCAGGAAGTTGGCACCGCCGAAAAGTATATCGTACCGGATGTCGTTTCTGGCATAAATGTAACGCTGAATAGAACTGCGAACGCCAATGTGCATAATAAGTTGGCTCGCGGTACAGTGAGTGTGACCAAGACCTCTGAAGACGGTATCGTTGAGGGCATCAAGTTCCACCTGACAGGTACTTCTGCACAGGGTCAGCGCGTAGACATGATGGCTGTGACGAACGCTTCCGGCATTGCAACCTTCGATAATGTTCTTGTGGGTTACAACTACACGCTGGAGGAAGTTGACACCGCTGCACGGTATGTCATTCCTGCAGTAAAGGGCGGCATCAATGTAAAGCTGGATAAGACCACAACTGTTTCTGTTCATAATGTGCTGAAGAAGTGGTCTGTGACCGTTACAAAGCGCGATATCGAGACGACGACAGCGCAGGGCAACGCCACCTTGCAGGGCGCCGTTTATGGCCTGTATAATGGCGACGAACTGGTGAAACAGTACACCACTGATGCGAATGGAAAGTTTGCTACGGACGTCTATGTTTGCGGCGATAATTGGACCATCAAGGAAATTGTTCCGTCCGTCGGCTATCTGCTGGATGACAGTGTATATCAAGTAGGCGCTGAGGCGAAGAACTACGTCATCGAAATCAATGCAGCCCCCGATTTGGGCGTAACAGAAAAGGTCATCAAGGGCTACATTAAGATTTTCAAGCACTCGGATGTCGGTCCTACCGGCGTCGAGGAATCCCTCCCGACCGGAAAGGTCACACCCGAAGTTGGCGCTGAGTTCGATGTCTACCTGAAGGCGGCAGGAAGCTACGCTGCTGCGAAGACCACCGATAGAGACCACATTGTTGTGGACGAGGACGGGTATGCGACAACCAAGGCGCTGCCTTACGGTACATATGTTATCGAGCAGACAAAGCATTTTGAACACGCAGATATGCTTTCTGGCTTTGAGGTGACTATTTCCGAGAATGGGAAAACTTATTTCTATGTGCTTAATGACCGTCCTTATTATGCTTCTGTTCGAGTGGTAAAACAGGACGCAATGGACAATGTTCAAGTTCCTTACAGCGGAGCTGAGTTCCAGATATACGACCCAGATGGAACTCTTGTGTCCCTCAAGGCTGGGGCTAAAAACATTGATACATTTAGGACGGATAATGACGGAAATTTGATAACCCCCGAAGAACTTCCTTTTGGTCGCGGCTATAAGCTGGTGGAAACCAAAGCTCCTCGTGGCTATCGCTTGAACTCCACTCCCGTTATATTCAATGTTGATTTTGAAAGTACAACCATGAATGACGGGGAAAAGGTCGTTGTCGTGAAGATGACAGATGTGCCTGTAACGCCTCAAATCAAGACTGTAGCTAAGGGCGAGGCGGGGGAGAAAACCATGGAACCCCTGACATCTGTGACAATTAAGGATACGGTGTCCTGTACCGATGTCATTCCCGGCAAAACCTATACGGTGAATGGTTATCTGGTTTTGAAGTCTACTGGCGAGCCTCTTCTGGATGGCGCCGGTCACAGGATAACTGCTACGAATACCTTTGTTGGCGGCAACAACTTTGAGGGGTCCACCGTGCTGTCCTTTACATTCGATGCTTCTCTTATTGCTGGAGATGCTGTAGTTGTATATGATACGCTGCATCGTGACGGTGTAGAGGTGGCAACCCACAAGAGCATTTCGGACGCGGACCAGACCGTATCCTTCTTCGCACCCGAAATTAAAACTTCCGCCGTCAACCCTGATGGAAATGTGAAGGTTGTTGACCCCTCCATCGGCGTATCTATCGTGGATACGGTGTCCTATAAGCATCTCACTCCCGGACATAAGTACGTTTTGAAGGGGCAGATGATGGATAGGGACACGCAGCAGCCGGCAAAGGACGATAACGGAACATACATTGTCGGAACGACAACCTTTACTCCGGCGACAACGGAAGGTTCGGTAGATGTGACCTTCACCTTCGATGCAACTGAGATTGCGGGTGTGCAGCTTGTCGCGTTCGAGAAACTCTACCATGTTGCCATCAGCAGCGATATCCCCGTTGCAACGCACGAGGACATTGAGGATGCGGAACAGACCGTAACAGTCGAGGCACCTGAGATTACCACTCATGCAACCAACGCCGAAGACGGAACTAAATTCCTTGACCCGCAGTACATGGTGAAGGTCAGGGACTCTGTTGCGTATGAAAAGGTCGTTGAGGGGCACACTTATCTGTTGACCGGAAAGGTGTTTGATAAAACGGCAGGCGAGTTTGTGAAGGATGCTGCCGGAAATGAAATTACCGGCACAACAAGATTTACGCCCACGGCGAAGGCCGGTACTGTGGATGTCGAGTTCGTTTTTGATGCTTCGGAACTGTATGGACATACTCTGGTCGTGTTTGAAAAACTGTCTTACAGGGGTGTTGTCCTTACCGTCCACGAAGATGAAGCAGATGCCGAGCAGACCGTGAATGTCTACAGCCCGAAGATTGGCACTACCGCTATTGATGGTGAGGGTACGGGTAAGTTTATTGACCCTGCGAAAAATGTTGTCATTAAGGATACGATTGCTTACGAACATCTTACCATAGGGCAGGAGTACACTATCATCGGTACAGTGATGAATAAGCGAACAGGTGAGGCTGTTGTTTCTGGTGGACGCACTGTAACGGTGACGAACACATTTACGCCGTCTGCGTCTAAGGGCAGCACCGAAATGGTCTTTACATTTGATGCTTCTGGTCTTGATGGAGATTCCCTTGTTGTGTACGAAGAGCTGTATTTCCGTGCATCTGACAGCACACCTTGTGCCATCCATAAGGATATCGGCGATGAAGGGCAGACAGTTGTCGTGAACACTCCTACAATTCACACGACCATCAATGAGAGCATCTCTCTGAATAACTATTTCGAGCCGCTGAATGAAATTACCATTACGGATACTGTGACCTATACAGACCTCGTACCCGGTCACAGGTACAAGGTGAAGGGCAATCTCGTTTCCAAAGACACCGGCGATGTTATCCGCGACGGTAATGGAAATTTGGTGTCCGGTGAGGCAGACTTCGTTCCGACGACCAAGGATGGAAATGTTGATGTTAAATTCACGCTAAACGCCTCTATCCTGTATGGTCAGAGTGTCATTGCCTTCGAGTCCCTGTATTACCACAACACAGTTATTGCCGAGCACAAAGACCTCGCTGACGAGAAACAGGAGGCTGTGTTCTTCGCTCCTGCGCTGAGTACAAAGGCTCTGAATAATGACGGCGATACAAACCTGATTGACCCTGCCAAGGGAACGCATATTGTGGACACTGTTTATTATCGCCACTTAACCCCTGACCATGAATATACCGTTGTAGGTAAGCTGATGGATAAAATGACAGGGCTTCCTTTGCTGGATGCGAAGGGTGACGAGATTACCGGCAAAACCGTATTCACGCCGCAGCGGGTCGCGGGGGCGGTCAACGTTGAGTTTACATTTGACGCCAGCAATATGGCAGGGAAGACGCTCGTTGTTTTTGAGTATCTGTACTTCAACGAGGGCGATGAAACTCCCGCAGGAACGCATACGGACATTTCCGACCTGAAACAGAGCCTGACCTTCAACACACCAGCTATTAAGACCAGTGCGAAGAATGCGGAAGATAACTCCAAGTTCTTTGACCCTAAGAGCGCTGTAAGACTGGTAGATACCGTGAGTTATGAGGGTCTGTGCAAGGGACATGAGTACACGGTAAATGGTGTCCTGATGGATAAAAAGACCGGTACGCCGGTTCTGAATACGGATGGCAACCCCGTTACCGGAACAACATCATTTATAGCTCGCAGTGCTGCCGGCAAGGTTAAGGTGGAGTTTGTTTTTGACGCTTCGCAGCTCTACGGAAAATCTCTGGTTGTGTTTGAGGAACTCGTGTTTAACGGAACGGTAATTGCGGAGCATAGGGACCTTGACGACAGAAGTCAGACCGTAACAATCAATGTTCCCAGCATCTCGACAAGGGCTGTGAATACGGATGGCAAGGGTAAGATGCTTGATGCGGCGAAGGAAACCTCTATAACAGACACCGTTTCCTATTCCCATGTAACTCCCGGTCACGAGTACACCTTAGTGGGGCGATTGATGAATGGAGGAACTGGTGAGGAAATTCCCGGCACTGCAACACGGGTGAAATTCACTCCGAAGCGTACGTCTGGTGATGTGGACGTGACTTTCGCATTGGATGCATCTCTCCTTGCTGGTAAAAATGTAGTTGTGTTTGAGGAACTGTTCTTTAACGAAACGGACGCTGCTCCTTGTGCGACACACAAAGACCTTCGTGACGAAGCTCAAACCGTTACGGTAATGGAGCCGAGCATCGGAACTACCATGAAGGCAAGTCCTGATAAGAACCAGTTCTTTGTTTCTTCTCTGTCTACGGTTTTGGTAGATACCGTTACTTATCACAACCTCATCCCCGGTCACACCTATGTCGCCGAGGGGCACTTGATGGACAAAGCTACTGGACGTGTTCTTGTTGGCGGAAATGGCGAGATTTCAGGGAGAACAGTATTCGTTCCCAAGTCCATGGATGGGTCTGTGGATGTCTATTTTACATTCGACTCTTCTGAGCTGTTCGGTAAAACGGTCGTAGCCTTTGAAACCGTTTCCTACGGCGGTCACATTATTGCCAAGCATGAGGACATTAACGATGTTGACCAGTCGGCAACATTCTATAATCCTGAACTGACCAATACGACCGCCGTGAACGGTGAGGGCGGCAGCAAGTACATTGATGCAGCCAGAAATGTGGTTATCAAGGATACTGTAAAGTATGCACATCTACCTATAAAACACGATTTCAAGTTGCGTGGAACACTTGTTTTCCAGTCCTCCGGAGAACCCGTTTTGCTAAACAATAAACCTATTGTAGTTGAAAAATCCTTCACAGCGAAGAAAGCGGAAGGCTCTATCGACATGGAATTCGTCTTCGATGCATCTGGGCTGCAGGGGAAGAAAATTGTTGTTTTCGAGGAGTTGTTTTACGAAAATCAAACGATTGCTGCGGCAGCACATAAGGACCTTGGAGATGTCGGCCAGACTGTTACTGTTTCCAATCCTAAGGTGAAGACTGTTGCCTCCAATAAGGTCGATGGAAGTAAGATGCTTGAGCCGGATAAGAGAGTTACAATCCTCGATACAGTTTCTTTCTCTGGACTGATTGAGGGTCACACTTATAAGGTTTCCGGGACGCTGATGGATAAGGCAACTGGCAATCCTGTGGTCGATGAAAGTGGCGAGACGATTACCGCTGAAAAGACCTTTAAGGCGAAGGCTGCTGGCGGAAGTGTTGATGTTGAGTTTACCTTTGCGGCCACAGAGTTGTACGGGAAAGACATTGTTGTTTTCGAGAAGATTTTCTGTAATGACACTGAGATTGCTTCTCACGAAAATATCAACGACAGGGAACAGACGGTGACGGTTTATGCGCCTAACATCACTGGCACAACGGCGGTTGGAACTCTTGGAGGCGGTAAGCTGATTGACCCCGCAGACAATGTGAAAATCACCGACACTGTTACGTATGAACATCTGTCTGCTGGCCACGAATACACCTTACGCGGTACGTTAATGAACAAGGAAACGGGCGAGCCTATCAAAAATGGCGGCACAGAGGTTGTGTCTGAACAGTCCTTTACGCCTGTGGAGGCGAGCGGTTCTGTGGATATGCAGTTTGTTTTCACTGCTTCCTTCTTGAAGGGCAAAGACATTGTTGTGTTTGAGGAAATCTATTTCAACTCCGAAGATACTGAACCGGTCGCCGTCCATAGGGATATCGACGATGGAAAACAGACCGTTTCTGTAATAAGCCCTGAAGTAAGGACTGTTGCCGTGAACAAAGAAGATAATGGCAAGGTCTTTGAGCCGGACCAGATGGTTACTCTGAAGGATACCGTGTTTTACAACAATCTCATTACTGGACATAGATATACCGTGACCGGAACTCTGATGGATAAGGGAACCGGCAAGCCCATCAAGGATACTGCGGGAAGCATTGTGGCTTCTTCTGTGGAGTTTACTCCTGATGTTCCCTGTGGCACGGTGGATGTTGAATTCTCCTTTGCTGCAACTGAGTTGTATGGCAAAACCATCGTGGCGTTCGAGAAGCTAATCTTCAACGGAACTGTCATTGCGAGCCATGAGGATATCAATGACGAGGAGCAGACTACTACGGTTCACAACCCTGAAATCGTGAGGACTGTTGCTTTGAGCGAGGTGGATGGAGGTAAGTTCATTGATGCCTCTGAAACTTCTACCATCAATGATACCGTGGTATATCGTCACCTGTCTACTGGACACACCTACACACTGAGAAGCAGCTTGGTCGATAAGACTACCGGCGAGCCTGTTCTGAATAACGGCGAACCTGTTGTTGCGGAGTCGCAGTTCACGCCTGGAAGCACTGCTGGCTCGACTGTTGCGGCTATCGCTTTCGACGCTTCTGCCGTGAAGGGACGTGATATCGTGGTGTTCGAGGAACTGTTCTTTACTGCTGTTGACGAGGCACCTGTGGCGGCGCACAAGGATATTGAGGATGCTGACCAGACTGTGACCGTGGTAAAATCTTCTATCAAGACCTCCGCTGAGAACGCCGCTGATAGCACGAAGGTGTTTGAGCCTACTGCTGATGTCGTACTGAAGGATACCGTGACCTACGAAGGCCTCATCGTCGGGCATACGTACAAGGTTGTCGGTACTCTGATGGATAAGGCAGCCGGCAAGCCCGTAGAGAACACAGAAGGGAAGACCATCACCGCAGAGACCACCTTTACGCCTGAGGCGGAGAGTGGTTCCGTGGTTGTTGAGTTCAAGTTCGACGCACGTACTTTCTTTGGACGTACGCTGGTCGTTTTTGAGAACCTGTACTATGGTAATTCCGTTGTTGCATCTCACAAGGATATCAATGACGAAGACCAGTCTGTTGACGTCAAGGCCCCCATTATTGTTGGTACTACTGCGACCAACAAGGCCGATGGCGGAAAGCTGTTCGACCCTGCAGAAAAGGTTGTTTTGGTCGATACCGTGAAGTATGACCATCTCTCCGCTGCCCACAAGTATACGCTTGTCGGAAAGCTGATGGATAAGGCATCTGGCGAGGCAGTGAATGATAAGGACGGCAACCCTGTCACAGCTTCTACATCTTTTACTCCCGATGCGCTTTCCGGTTCCGTCGATGTGGTATTCGAGTTCGATGGTAAAGCTCTTGCAGGTAAGGATGTCGTTGTTTTCGAGTACCTCTTCTATAATGAGGGCGATGAAACCGCACTGACAACTCACGAGGACTTGGAGGATGCTGCTCAGACCGTTACCTTCACAAACCCGTCTGTCAAGACATCTGCTTCCAATGCCTCCACCGGAAAGAAGACTTTCTCACCGTATGAAAAGGCCGAACTGGTCGATACTGTGACCTACACAGGTCTCATTCCCGGCCATGAGTACACACTGGTCGGTACTCTGATGGAGAAGGTGAAGACTGGCGACAAGTTCGAGGGTAAGGAAGTAATGGACAAGGACAATAAGCCTTTGACCGCTACAGCGACCTTTACTCCTGAAAAGGCTGATGGCACAACGACCGTATCCTTCATCTTCAGCGCTCGTTCCGTGGCAGGGAAGACCCTTGTCGTCTACGAGGAACTCTTCTATGACAGCATGAGCATCGCTGCTCACGCCGATATTACGGATGAGGACCAGACCGTGACCGTTGACCGTATTCATTATCACAGCGGTCCTACCATGAGCACGACGGCAACATTTGCCAATGGCGCAAAGTCCAGCGGCTATGCCTCTCGCCTTGTGATTGTGGATACCGTGAGCTACTCCGGTCTGACTGTCGGCCAGACCTACACGCTGGTTGGTAAGTTGATGGATGCTCAGACGGGCGTGGCGCTCCGCGACACGAACGATAGGGAAGTGACCTCCACGCTGACATTTACCCCGAAGACCTCCGATGGCTCCGTTGATATGAAGTTCTCCTTTAACGCGGGGAACATCAAGGGTGCGAAGATTGTCGTATTTGAGGAGATGTACGTCGGTAAGGACGTGGCTGGCACTCCGTACCTGAGCCATACCGATATCAATGATGCTGGTCAGACTGTGACTGTTACCGCATCTCCCAAGACTGGAGACGATGGCGTCGGCAAGTATGTCTCTTTGGGCTCGATTGCCTTGGGAACTGCAATTATTGTCGTTGTAGTGAGCAACGTCAAGAGAAGAAAGAAAAATAAGTAAACGTAGGACCAAAGGTGTTAAATAGACCGGAGTTTTGGCTCCGGTCTATTTTTTTTGAAAAAATTATTTGATTGAAAACAGAAGGAAGGGAAGCGTGCAAAACCGTTGCAATATAAGGGGTTTCCGTCTTTGCGAGGCACAAGGCTTTGTGGTTCAAGATGAGAAAACGAAAAATTTTCCAAAAACCACACTTGACATTTTTTTATAATCGTGCTATTGTAAGCACATCAAAAATAATGTCAAGTTTTCCACAGCTTAAACCTCGTCACGGTCTATTATTTAATTACATTCCATGAGCAAATTTTGAAATGAATGAAAGGACAAGAACTATGAAAAAGATGAAGAATTTTATCGCCCTGCTGCTGGCTCTGGTGATGACCATGAGTTTGATGGCCTGCGGCAACAAGACTGACGAGGAGACCAAGACCGGAGAGGACATCGGCTGCTACGTACAGACGACTGAGACCGGAGAGAAGGTTCTGGTGGATAAGGACGGCAACGCCGTGACCGACTACACGCTGGACGACGAAGGCAATGTGGTGGACACGCAGGGCGTGGTGGTCGTCAAGGCGGCGGACATCACGGCTTACGAGAAGTCCGAGGAAAAGGATGCGGAGAACAAGACCGACGCATCCGAGGCAGATACTCAGAAGCCTGAGGATACTGCGAAGCCCGATGGCGAGAACAAGTCCGACGCACAGAAGACGGACACCAAGGTGGATAACACTAAGAAGGACGAGACCAAGAAGGATGATGCCAAGCAGGAAACTCAGAAGCCCGCTGACAACAAGCAGGACACCACGAAGCCTGAGACCAAGCCCGAAACGAAGCCTGAGGTTAAGCCGGAGCCCCAGAAGCCCGCAACGCCCAGTTACGATAATGGTTCTCTGACCACCGCACAGGTGAAGGAGCTCCAGCGCTGGTACGGCGTAAGCGCGGACGGTCAGTGGGGTGCAGGCTCCAAGAAGGCCGCCGGTGGCCGCACCGCTGATGAGGCGTGGGCATACTACCAGAGCAACAAGCAGATTACCACCCCCGAAACCCCCTCTGGCGGCAACACTGGTAACACTGGAAACACTGGAAACACTGGCAGCACCGGTTCCACAGGCGGTGGTTCCACGACGCCTACCCCTCCTTCTGAGCCCGCCAAGCCCACCAAGGCGGACATTGACTGCGCGGCTGCTATTGCAACAGGGAATGCTTACGCAGAAAGCATCGGTTTTGAGATTTGGAATGGATGCCGCAGCCATTTCCCTCCGATTTATCTGGAGCGCGATTGCCCTGAATCTTGCTGGAATCAGGAATGGGTTGATGCCACAATCAAGCAGGCTGTTGACTATGTGAAGAGTTCTCTTGAGAACTGTGGTCGTTTTTATGCACACGTGGACGGAAAGGAAGGTGAAGCATCTGCCGTGAATTGTTCTGTTCGGTGGAATGCTTCTGCTGGATACCACGAGATTTATGTTTATTATGCATAAAAGGAAATAATATTGAAGAAGGCAACGGGTTATCCGTTGCCTTCTTTTTTTATGAAAAAGAAACTTCTTGAAAATTTGCGAGTCCGGATGTGTTGACAATATGCTTGAATATGCTACCATGAAAACATGGAGGGCAATCCGCCTCCTTACATTATTCGTTTTGAGTTGGCAATAATAAGAAACGGATAAATATAAGAAGGCTGGTTTTCTCTAAATAATTTCATTGAAAGGAGACAAAAAATACCATGAAACACAAGAAGATGCGTGGCGTTGTTGCAATGCTGTTGACGCTGGTGATGATGGTCGGAATGCTTCCCACATCCGTGTATGCGTCGGATGCGGATGGCGGCGGCGATTCGGTCGTTCTCGAAAGTGTTTCTGACCCTGCGAAGGTTGGAAAGACTGGTTCTGGCAACGGCGATTTGGTCTACAACGCCACAGAAGACGCGAAGAATCCCGATGACGGTAAGAAGTCCGATTCTCCCGTCGTTGAGGATGATGTTAAGGGAGGTGCCGATAAGAAGGACACCTCCAAAGAGAGCTCCTCTGAAAACGAGCAGCCTGCTCCGGGTGAAGCTAAATCTGAAGCTGGTAAGGATGAGTCTGTCAAATCTTCCGTGACGGAGGAGGGCCTTCAGGACCCCTACGCTGGAGAGAATACTCCCGTGAACGTTTCCTTCCTTTACGGGTCTGCACAGAACGCCCCCAGAGCTATCAGCGCAATGAGGGCTCCCGCTCGCGCATCGGGCACCATTACGACCGGTGACGACATGGGTTATAACAGCAAGTGGATGGCTGAGTTCGCACCCTATTCCAGTGCCGTTGTAAAATATTTCAACGGCCAGCCGGCGTACTGTATTGAACCCCACAAGGGTGCCCCCGGCGCGGGAACTTCCGTTGACGCCAGCGCGTATTGGGGAGACCAGCGGGTTCGTCTTGCTTTGGCTTATGGCTGGGGTGGCGCAGATGACTCGACGTTGCTCTGGTATGCTGGCAACGGCACCTATGCTTGGTGCGCCACACAGGAAGTTATCTGGGAAATCGTCGGCGGCTACAGTGACCTGAGTGACCTGTTTGTGGGTCCCGGTCATCAGTATGACCCTGAAGTTGCTGAACCTATCAAGGCAGCACACGATTATATCTGGGACATGATTAACCAGCAGGCACAGATTCCAAGTTTCGCTGTTGGCAGACCTACTCAGACATATAACGATTTCGAGTTGGTATGGGACGGCACTTCTTGGTCGTTGACAAGAACCGACACCAACAGAGTCCTGAGAAATTTTGACGACTTCGAGTTCAGCCTGCCCGGTGTGAGCACCTTCCAGAGTGGAAACAATCTTACGATTACAGCCACGCCGGAAGCCGCTAAGAGTATGTTGAACGGCATTGTATCGTACCCCACCGAGGGCAATGTGATTGACCCTGATAGCGTCAACGCTTACCTTCTCGTCGCGGGTGGCAGCAAGCAGGATTGCGTTGCTCTTAACGGCACCCCCGACCCTGTTACTGCCTACGTCCGCGCCAAGGTCACAAAGACTACCGGCGATTTGAACATTGCCAAGACTTCCGAGGATGGCAAGGTAGGCGGCGTGAGTTTCACGGTCACGGGCCCCAACGGTTACAGCAAGACTGTGACCACTGGTGCAAACGGTAAGATTGCCATTACCGATTTGCAGCCCGGTACTTATACCGTAACGGAGAATACACCCGACAATTACATCCCGACGCAGCCCCAGTCCGTAAACATCGCAATCGGCGATTTTAAGACGGTGAACTTCAGCAACGTGCTGAAGAAGGGCGCCGTAAAGGTGACTAAGACCTCAGAGGATGGTCAGATTGCTGGTCACACCTTCCGTCTGTCCGGCACTTCCGCAGCAGGTACGGCTGTCAATATGACGGCTGTTACGGATGCCAACGGCGTGGCTACCTTCAATAATGTTCCTGTGGGCAACAACTATAAGCTGGAGGAAATCAACACCGCAGCGAAGTATGTTGTTCCTGCGGTGCAGGCTGGCGTGGTGGTTGAGTACAACACCAGCACCCCCGCTCAGTTTGAGAACAAGCTGGCTCGCGGCAATCTGAAAATCACGAAGACCTCCGAGGATGGCTTCGTGGCAGGCATGACCTTCCGGCTGACCGGTACGTCTATCTCCGGTGCAGCAGTCAATGAAACTGCTTCTACCGACGAGAACGGTGTCGTCATGTTCAGAGAAATCCTTATCGGTAATAACTATACCGTACAGGAAATCAACACCGCCGAGCGGTACGTTGTTCCCGCTGTCCAGAGCAATGTGACCGTCACGCTCAACAACACCACCAGCTTGAACTTCCATAATAAGCTGGCTCGCGGCGCCGTTGAGGTTAAGAAGACCTCCGAGGACGGCAAGGTCGCTGGTATCACGTTCCGTCTGTCCGGTACTGCTATCAACGGCGAGACGGTGGATATGACCGCCGTGACCAATGACGCCGGAGTTGCCACCTTCAACAACGTTCTGATTGGCAACAACTACAGCGTTGAGGAAATGAACACGGCTGCCAAGTATATCGTTCCCGCTGTGACAAACGGCGTGAAGGTTACTCTGGATAACACCACCCCCGTGAATGTCTACAACAAGCTCAAGCGCGGCGACCTGCGCGTTACCAAGACCTCTGAGGACGGCATGGTCGAGGGCATCACCTTCCGGCTGCATGGAACTGCCATCTCCGGCGATGCTGTTGACCTGACTGCTACCACTAACGCTGACGGTATTGCCATCTTCAAGGATGTCCTGATTGGCAACAACTACACGCTGGAGGAAGTCGATACGGCGGTGAAGTATGTTATTCCTGCCGTGCAGACAGGTCTCGTTGTGGAGTTCCAGAAAGTTACCGACACCGCTGTGACCAACGTACTGAAGAAGTGGAAGGTCACTGTGGAGAAGACGGACGCCGAGACTGGCAACATCCCTCGCGGCGATGGTGTCTTTGAGGGTGCTGTGTACGGTCTCTATAAGGGTGACGAGCTGGTGAAGGAGTACGTTATCGGCAGCGACGGCAAGTTTACCACTGACGAGTACATCTGTGGCTATGATTACACCATCCGTGAAATCAAGGCGCCCACTGGCTATCAGATTGATGAGGGCGTGTATCACGTTGGCGCCGAGCCGGAGAACTACCGTATCGAACACAACGTTGCTCCCCAGATTACCTCTGTCGAGGTCATCAATCGCGGCACATTCGCCATCACCAAGTTCATCTCCGACGGAACCTCCGGTCCCGCTAAGTTCGAGGGCGGTGCAGAGTTCAAGTATTGGCTGCAGTCCGCCGGCTCTTACGAGAACGCTAAGGATGACGAGCGCGGTATCCTGACGACCAACGACTTGGGCTACAGCGGCAAGTCCATCGAGCTGCCCTACGGCACCTATGTGGTGCATCAGACCAAGTCCGGCGATAAGGGTGCGGGGCTCGCGCCTGAGTTCACCGTTCTGGTCGGCGAGGTTGACCACGACCATCACGACTTGGCTGTCAACAACGGACCTATTACCGCGTACCTGCGCGTTGTGAAGGTCGATGAGCTTGACGGCGAGGTTATTCCTTGGGGCGGCGCGAAGTTCCAGATTTACGACCCTGACGGGAACAAGGTGTCCCAGAAGGTCACTTACCCCACGGTAACTTATATTGATACATTCGAGACCAATGATGAGGGTTATTTTGTGACCCCGCTGGTTCTGCCTTACGGCGAGAACTATCATCTGGTCGAAATCGTACCCCCGAAGGGTTATGAGCTGATGGATACCCCGATTACCTTCAGCGTTACGCCCGATACCATTTCTCTGGATGCCGAGACCGGTCTGGTGACTGTGAATATCATCGCCGAGGACGAGGCGGTGACTCCCAAGGTCAAGACTACTGCAACCGACAAGGAAGGCAACAAGGAAATCGTTCCGTCCACCACCGTCACTATCGTCGATAAGGTGGAATGCACCGACGTTATCCCCAACAAGACCTATACGGTCGAGGGATATCTGGTGGTTAAGTCCACCGGCGAGCCTCTGCTGGACGCCGAGGGTAATCGCATTACCGCCTCTAAGACCTTCAAGGCTGAGGCCGACTTCACTGGCTTTGTGGAGCTGGAGTTCACCTTTGATGCGTCTCTGCTGGGTGGCGAGTCCATCGTTGTTTTCGAGGACCTGAAGCGCGGAAACCGTGTCGTTGCTACCCATGCCGACATCAACGATGTTGACCAGACCGTTGTAATCCTGAACCCCAAGATTGGCACCATGGCCAAGAACGTTGTTGGCGGCAAGGAGTTCATGCCTCTGGCTGATGTGATTCTGGTGGATACCATCTCCTACGAGAATATGCCCGTGGGTAAGGAGTTCATCGCTATCGGTACGCTGATGGATAAGGCCACCGGCAAGCCCGTTACCGATGCCAACGGCGACCCCGTTACCTCTTACAAGGTGTTCACTCCCGAAGCTGCCACTGGTACGGTGGATGTGAAGTTCGTCTTTGACGCTTCCAAGCTGGCCGGCAAGTCTCTGGTGGTATTCGAGCGTGTGTATCTGGGCAACGAGATTGTTCCCGGCGACTCCAATAAACCCGTGTTTGTGAGTCACGAGGATATCAACGATGAGGGGCAGACCGTCACCATCGGCGTTCCCGAAATCGGTACAAAGGCCGTGAACAACGCCACCAACGGCAAGACCCTCGACCCCGAAGCCCGCGCTGAAATCAAGGATACCGTGTCCTATAAGGGCCTGATTGCTGGCGAGAAGTACACTGTCTCCGGTAAGCTGATGAACAAGGCCACCAACGAGCCCCTGAAGGATAAGGACGGAAAGGAAATTACCTCCTCCGTTACTTTCACCGCTGAGGCGTCCAATGGCACCGTTGACGTGTTCTTCGTGCTCGATGCATCTCTGCTGCGTGGCCAGTCTATCGTTGTATTCGAGTCCCTGCAGTACAAGGACATTGAAATCGCAGTTCATGCCGACATCAACGATGTTGACCAGACCGTGACCGTCAACAGCCCTGAAATCAAGACCACCGCTAAGAACGCGGCTGATGGCAAGAAGGAATTCTGGGCCTACAGCAAGGTCGAGTTGGTCGATACCGTGTCCTATAAGGGCCTGATTGCCGGCAATAAGTACACCGTAATCGGTAAGCTGATGGACAAGGCGACAGGTGAGCCTGTTCTGGGCCGCAACAACAAGGAAATCACCGCCACTACCGAGTTCGAGGCCAAATCCTCTGACGGCACTGTGGATGTGAGTTTCGTGTTTGATGCATCCATTCTGGGCGGTAAGACGCTGGTCGTGTTCGAGACCCTGACCCGCAATGGCACTACGGTCGCGACTCACGCCGACATCAACGATGTTGACCAGACTGTGACCATCAAGCGCATCCCGACCTATTCCGGTCCGAGCATTTCCACCACCGCTACCTTCGATGGCAAGGAGAAGAAGAACTCTGTTGCTGGTAAGAACGTGAAAATCGTGGACACCGTCAACTATACCGGCCTGACTGTGGGCAAGACCTACGTGCTGGTTGGTACGCTGATGGATAAGGATTCCGGTGTTGCCCTCAAGGACAATAAGGGTAATCTGGTAACGGCTACCACGACCTTTACGCCCAAGTCCTCCAACGGGGCTGTGAATGTTACGTTCAAGTTCGACGCATCCAAGCTGAAGGACCATGCGCTCGTGGTGTTCGAGACTCTGTATGAGGGTCGTGCTGAGGCGGGTAATGTCATTGCTACCCACAACGACCTGATGGACGGTGCCCAGACGGTGTATTTCCGCGACAGTGTCCAGACTGGCGATGAGGGCATCGGCCTGTGGGCCATGCTGGGTACGTTCGGTGCCATTGCTTGCTGCGGCACTGCGGTGTTCATGTTCCGCCGCAAGAAGGAGTATGGCGCCGAGTAAGCAGCTCATCATGTGGTGAGTAAACCCCAAAGTGAATGCAGGGGGCGCAGACCTTGTGCCTGCGCCCTCTGCTTTTACAAATATAACAGTAGGGGAGAGCACCTCCCCGGAAAGAGAGAAAAGGAAATGAAATACTGTAATAATTGTGGCAAAGAGGTTTCTGATAACGCTGTTGTTTGTCCTTTCTGCGGCTGCGCCGTGGCGAGCAAGAATGTCGAGGTGGACAAGCCTTCTACCGGTCTGAACGTCCTGTCGTTTCTCATCCCGCTGGTTGGCCTGATTCTGTATCTGTCGTGGCAGAATTCGACCCCCATTAAGGCGAAGGCGGTAGGGAAGTGGGCGCTAATTGGATTCTGCGTGGCAGTCGGTCTGAGCATCCTTGGCACCATCCTTTCCGGCGCACTGATTTCCAGTGTAGTTGGTGGATGGTATTCTGCTGTTGACACGGCATCAGTGTTTAGCTGAGATTTTGACTTCCGGCAGGAAAGTTAAAAATGCTTTATCTAAAAAGAGGAGAGGGAAGGCCCTCTCCTCTTTCAACAATACAAAAAGGTGAAAAAATGGGGAAAAAAGCAAAACAAAACGAGGCGGGTTACGACAACAATGGGAACAAGGTCGAGGCTAAGACGAGCGTTCTCCTGTGCGTTTTCGTACTGGCTGTAGTTGTTCTCGCTGGGATTTTACTTATCCTTTTGGCCGACTGCTACGGGTGGTTTACTTTCTTAGAAAAGTCCCTGAATGCGGCAGGTCAGTTCTTGAAGCGTAATTGGATGAACATATGGATAGGGCTTATATCTGTAGCACTTCTGCTCTGTTATCTTTCTCTCGAAATAGGCGGCGCAGTTTTCGCCAAGAAGCGTCGTCGTGAAATTGAGGCAAATGTAGTGGGAAGTGTTCCAATTTCACGTAAAGATTTTCTGCGTGATTGGGATTCTGCACCCAGCCGGAGGGGGAAAAATGCGTGTCTCGATGGAACTTCGTTTGGTTATAAATATGTCTTTTGTTCAGGAGTGTATGTGATTGCGGAGGTGGATGAATTGAATTGTTGTCTCGATGCGGTATTCATTGGTTCGTCCTCTGTCGGAGCGTGCTGCTCACGGGCGTATGCTCATCTCTCATGCAAGGATGCAGCTTCTGTCTCTGTGAGTGAAGCTGTTCATGCCGGACGTGAGCTTTATGTTGTGTTTGTTCCGTGTCAGGCAGAGTATGTAAACGAAGTGAAAGGCACTGTTAAAACATATCTTGAGAGAGCTTCTGAGCTCATAGGACTTGAAAACAGGTAGATTCTTTATCACGGATGACTTTCGGGATAAAAAAGTTTTCGCAAAACACGCTGGTTTTCCGACTTCCCACATGGTAGAATAATTGAAAACAAAGAAAAGGAGTTTTCAAATGCCGATGGATGCCGATTACGCGCTCTTAAAAAAGTGGAGCAACTGGTTCGACCGGAAAAACGGCAGCGGTTATGGACCGGCAAACATATTGCAGCGGAGAACGATGAACACTGCAATCGTAACTGTGAGTACACTGCAAAATATTCCTTTTACTGAGTTATCTTCTTCGCTGTACTTCTTTTGTAGCGATATAGATAGCAAGGAGTTCTCTCGTCTGTATGAGTCTCAGGTGGAGTTGGCCGGTGCCAACCCTGACAAGTTTATCAAGGGCCTTCACAGCTTTTTCAATTCCATGGCCAAGAGAATCAAGAACGAATCCGAATACGCCCTGTTCTTTGATTTTCTCATGGCTGCATCTCGCCTTCTTTTTACCGCAAAGGAAGAAAAACAATCTAACATCAACATTGATGTGGTGTACTGTTACTTCAGTATCCTCCTTCAGCAGACGGAATACCTGCGTCCCGATAAGTTCGACTTAACCAAAGTCGTCTGCGGTTTGAAAACGACCGGCGAACTGTTGGTCATGGAAGATACCTACCCCTTCTTGGATAAGCCTGCTTTTGAGTTGGAGCGCCGGAATCTTGATGGAAAGGTTCGTTCCCCCATGGAGCTGGATGCCCAAATCAAGGAAATCTATAGCAAGTGGGGATATGGCTACATCCAAAATAAGGAGGATTTGGAGCGCTACACGCAGGTAGACAGGATTTTTTCCAACCAAATAGCGGGTATGGCTGCGCTCATCAATGAATACACCTTCGACATACTTCCGCAGCATTGCTTTTCTGCCATCGCAAATAAGTTCTTTTCCGTTGTTGCGCTGCCTCCGATGCTGCCTGATGAGATGCATGAGCTGTTGCGGACGAAACGAAGTTCAACGCTTCCTGCCAACGGCGCAGAGTTTGAGTTTACAAGCGACAAAGACATTATCCGGAAGGTCTTGCTCAAGGAAACTCTATACGGCGATTCCATCTATATGCTTTACCGTCTGGACACCTGTGAGGGAGACTTGAGTGGGTACTATGATACTAAGACCGGGTTCTTCTTTTCGGTTTTCCTCGATTCAGAGGACAGAGTCATCTACGGGAACATAAGGCGGCTCGTTTTAACTCTCTACGCCTGTGCCGTAACGCGCAAAGGTCCAGAACTGCTGTCGCAACTAAGCGGCCATGTCAAGTATCTGTCCCTCGACAATAAGGGCGTCCGGAAATTCGATGAGGTATCCATAAGCTACTACGGTCGCGGAGGACGCCTCAGGAACGCCTACGACGGCGCGGAAGCGGCAGGGAAGGGTGGATACACCCGTAAGGGCGACGAAGCCTATGAGGAGGCTCCCAGAGCCATTCAGGGCTTTATCCGAAAGGTGGGCGAGGGGAGAACGCCGTCCCGTGAGGCGGTGGAGTACGCGGAGGCTCTCGGATACTCCCTCGCGCCTGATGAAACCTATGTAAAGCCATTCATCCGCAGAGTTCTTCGCTTGAAGCAAAAGGAAGCTGAGAACACAAATGGATAAGCGAAAAAGACCGGTGGTGAGCCCATCGGTCTTTTTTCAAAAAAGGAAGCAACCCTTGGGCTGCTTCCTGAGAAATACTGTAAGTATCGAATATTTAATTTTGAAATGTATTTGTCTTTGCAGGTTGCTATGCGTCCAGCTCGTACACGATAAGCCCAATACTATCAATAAACTGATAGTGGTTCGCATATTCACGCTGGATGAATTCCTCTCCCTTTGCCCTGCCCCACTTATTCTCATCACAGATATCCGTAATCATGTCGGACATGGATTCGTAGATACTGGCGATAGGGGTAACAATGACATTTTCGCGACTAAACAACCACATCCGCAGCACCTCGCGGGGAGAGAAAGCCCGACAGAGACTCTGCTCTTCGGGGACAAGGTCGTGCGGCGCACGGGTGCCGTAAATTTCGTGCTGCTTCACAAGGGTCTTGAGGCGAAGCTCTGCCATGTCGAGAAGCCGCTTCGCTGTTTCGGGGTCGTCCCCTCCAAACTCCATAATGGATATCATCACATCCATAAGGGAAAGAGGGTCGTTGACTGCCATTTCTACAGACTTCCGGACAGCGTCGCTTGTGCTGCCTGTGAATTGACAAACGTCATCAATGAGGTCGTCATTATCTTTCTTGTTCTGTTTTTCTTCGTTGCTGGTTCCGTGTTCATAGATTCTACTGTTGTGTTTTCGCTGCATTTCCCGTGACCTCCTTCTACGCTGCTACTTTTTCCTTTCTTCCTTTGAAAACGATGACAGTGGCGTGTTTTGTTCGCCATTCAAGATATTGTTCCCGCGTATTGGGGTGGCAAGAGTACATGGAAATAGCGCTGACAAGCCGCTGCTTCTATGCCGCAAAAGTGGAGTAAGTGCTTCCTGCGGCAGTGAAAGTCGTCTGCCAGCGCTTATGTTCCATATTCAATATCACTCTACCACGATTACATAATTTTGTCAAGTTTACGACTTGTGAAAAATGGAACAATCATGTCTTTTGTGTTGACATTATTCCTAATATAAGCTGTGTTAATTTGTGGGATGTTACAGTTTCGTGTAACATCTTTTAATCATTTGTTAAAGGATTCTGCTCGTTTTTGTGCTAAATGTAGATATTCTTACCAAATTTTACGTTTTTAGACGTTTTGCTTTTCTCCCTTACGACTTGAATGATTTTGGCACATGAGCCACCCTTTTTACGCTCTGCGTACTTGACATTATTTTATGTTCGTGCTAATATGAAATCGAAGAAATAAGCCCTTTTGGGAGCTTTTAACACCTGCTGTGAAAGGTCGTGTTTCCACATTAAACTAATACTTGCTGAGAAAAAACAGCTTGGCGATTTGATTGCTCAAGCTATCCCCGGCACGGCACGTTCTGACCGTGGAGCGACCGTAAAGGGCGATTACGTCATCGTGTGTTCACAGGGACACCTTTTGTCTTTGAAAGAACCTGAGGATTACGATGCCGCTCTTGGTAAGTGGGATTTGTCTGCACTACCCATTTACTTCCCTAACTGGCAGACCAAAATCAAAGAATACAATGGCAGGGGAGTGAACCCCAATGAGCGCGTTGCCCGCATCGGCGAGCTGCTGAAACAGTGTAGCTGTGTTATCCATGCCGGCGACCCTGATGAAGAGGGGCAGCTCCTTATTGATGAACTGCTTCGCTGGCATCACTATCGTGGGCCTGTCTACCGTCTGGCGACAGGTGACACATCTATTCCGGCGTTGCGGCGTGCGCTCAATAATCTTAAAGACAACCGTTCCTTTGAGAACATGGGCTGGTCAGCCTATGCCCGCAGCGTTGCGGACCTGATGGTTGGCGTTAATATGAGCCGGTATTATTCGCTGGTCAACAATGCTTCGTTGACAGTTGGACGTGTGCAGTCTCCTACCCTTGGGCTTGTGGTTGAGCGTGATATGCTTATCGAAAACCACGTAAAAACAAAATACTATGAGGTCTCAGCGAAGACTTCTGTTGAGGGTAAGGTCGTTGAGACGAAGTACAGGCCGAAGAAAGATGACCCTCATCTGACTGATGGGCTTATCTTGGAAAGACCTTACGCGGAGAGCAAGTCTGCGATGATTTCCGGAAAACAGTTCTCTGGGGCTGCCGTTACAAAAAAGATTTCCAAAGAACAACCGCCTTTGCCGTTTGATATGCTGGAATTGCAGGGCTACTGTTTGAAGAGTTTCGGCTACAAGCTGGACGACACCATGGAAATCACGCAGTCTTTACGCGATAACTACAACGCCATTACATATAACCGTACTCAGGTGCGATATCTCCCCGAAAACTACTTTGCGGAAGCTCCCGCCACCTCCCGTACCGTTATCGCAAACATAAACACGGTAGGAAAGGGCAATTTCAACCCTATTCTTGGTATGGACTTCAAGACGAAGGGGCGGTGCTTCGACGATTCTAAAATTGAAGCCCATTTTGGCATCATTCCTCAAAATGTGAGTCTCGACCTCAACAAGATGACAGAGCGGGAACGAAACGTATATCTTGCCATTTGTAAGTATTATCTTATCCAGTTCTTTCCGCCCGCTGAGAAGGAAACAACAAGGCTGGTCGTCCCGCTGCCGGACGGCGCCACTTTAGAGGCATCCAGCACTGGTGTTCTGAAACCCGGTTATCTCGTGATGATGCGCGAAGGTGTAGATACGCCCACTGCGTTGAGTATGATACCCGCCGGCAGTTACGATGCCTTTGTTTCCGACGCTCAGGTCTTAGAGAAGGAAACAAATCCCCCTCCTCGTTATACACAGTACACGCTGGCGAAGGATATGAGCCGTATTGCCAAGTATGTTACCGACCCATTCATCAAGAGCACTCTGCTGAAGAAAGATGCCGACGTGGAGGAGAATAACGGGGCTATCGGCACCAGCGCAACACGGGACCAGATAATCTCCGGTCTCATTTCAAGAGGGTTCTTGCAGGAAAAGGGGAAGTCCCTTATTTCCACTCCACTTGGACGCGAGCTGTATCGCATTCTCCCCGATTCCCTTCGTGGACCGGACCTCACCGCCTTGTGGTGGGTCATCCAAGAGGAGATACATGAGGGGAAGGCGACGCCGGAGAAGCTGGAACAAAACGTTCTGGCTATGCTCAAAGATTTCCTGCAGCAACCGCATCCTAAAGTGGACCCCAATATTGTCCCGACAAGGAAGGGATTCACGCCGATAGGAGTGTGTCCTCGCTGTGGTGGGAACATCATAGAGGGGAAAATGGGCTTTGGTTGTTCCAACTGGAGGAATGGATGTAAGTTTACCATCTGGAAAAAGCCAAAACCGACCCTGTTCCAGCACATCACATTCACAGAGAAGGATGTTAAAAACTTCCTCGCCGGAAAGCCTGTCCATAAGACGAAGCTGACCAAGAAGGACGGCGGTACATTTGCGGCAGACCTTGTGATGGATGACAGTCAGCGCAGTGATTGGGGCCCGAACTTTACACTTCAGTTCAACAGCACCAAACCCGCAGGAGCCTCCTCGCGCTCTGGTGGTGGTCGTTCCGGTAGTCGCAGTACGTCGCGTGGTTCTTCGCGGAGTCGGCGCTCTGGACATCGGTGATGCTGCATCATAGTTGACATTTTAACATAGTCTATGGTATAGTACAAGTGTTCTATTTAACAAAGATGTACCAGAACATTTGTTCAAGATGCTTGTTATTTACCTGTAATTTCCGAGATAAATAACAAGAATCTTGTTATTGTGCTATACCCCGTTCAAAACATTAGGAGGTGAACCATTGGACGGGCGAACCCATACTTTTGCCGGATACACGGCAGGATTACTTCTTGTGCAGGCACAAATCTTCGGAGCATTTGGCCTTCCGGCGCCGGACGGCATTCTTCCGTGTGTCGGAATGGTTGGACTGTCCATGGCGGGCTCCCTCGCGCCTGACATAGACCTTCCGCGCAGCAGAGCGGGACGACGCAATAGACCCGTGTCCGCTGCCGTAAACGCTCTTTTTGGGCATAGGGGTATTACCCATGCGCCCTTCATTTGGGCGGCGCTGTACGCGGCCTTGAAGTTGCTCTTGGGTGCTGAATGGTTGACCTATATCCTTGCGTTTGTTATTGGTGGAGCAACTCATATTTTGCTCGACCTTTTCAATAAAGCCGGCGTTCCTTTGCTTTGGCCGATATCCCATCGCTTCTGGATATTCGGTATAAAGACGGACAGTGCTGCTGGTCACGCATTTTCTTTTGTCTTGGCGTGTGTCGCAGTTCTTTGTACCATCAATTTCTTCTACGAAGCCGGCGACTACTTAAAGGAGGCGATTTGGTTTGTTTGACGCTACAACAACAAAGTCTGAAAACGCACAATGGGGTGAGCGCATGGCGACGTATATTGCGCTGATGCGGTGGAACGGTTACTCTGTGCAGGAAATTGCTGAGACCTTTGGCATTTCCCGGCAGCAGGTGTATCTGCATCTGCAGAAGATTCCTTTTCCTAATGATAAGGCCAAAAGGTATCCTCGTCCCGCACTAAATGAAGAGCAGGTAAGGTCTGTGGTCGGTTTTTTTGTCGCGAATAAGGACGCGCCCATATCCGCCGCTTCAGAGACAACGGGCATTCCTGTTGCGGATGTTGTGATGCTTTGCAACAATATCCGTGGCGCTCATTCGTGGTATTTCAGCGAGGGTTATCCTCTCATTGCGGATTATCTGAACAGGGAGGGAGTTACGCTTGATTATCTGGAACAGATGGCTGGCGTTCAGGGACTCGCACAGTATATTTTTTCCACATACCCTTACAAGGAGATGCCGAAGGCTCGTGCTGCTGCGGTAGCCGCAGTAATTGACGTTCCCGCAGACAAGCTGATGGAGGTGGCTGTTGCGTCCGGAAATATGGCCACAGGTGTGGCAACATCGGATGAAATGGCATTGGTCATCGGCTCAGTAACCGGACGCGAAGCGAACTCGCGGCTCTTTTTCCGTGGACGCCGTATCAAACCTTCTTTCTCTGCAACTGGAGGTGGTTCTTGTGGTGAATAAATCTGGACCGGACCTCCAGAGCGACATCGTCGCCGATACTCGCGATTATCCAGAGGCTCTGCAGCGTCTCACGATGAAGGGAATCTTGATGGCCGGTGCCATTGTGGTTATCCTCATTGCAACGCTTTGCCTGCAGAAGTCCGAATTGAAGGCAATGCTTCCCTTTGCCGGCGTTATCCTCTTGCTGGCAGGATATGTTGTCTATTCTGCCCTACACTTGCGAACAGAATGGCAGAATGGGGACATCGTGTGTCATATTGCTTTGTGCCGCTCTGTGCGGTCTCGGTCATGGCCACGGGATAGCAAAGAGGTGGTTTTTGTAACAGGGGAAGACGAAGGTCAAGAGGCCCATGTGTTTAATCTTCCTGACCGCAAGAACAAAGACCTGTATCCCGGCTTTAAGTACACCATCTATGTTCGTGCAAGAGATAATACGCATCTCTTGGCCTACAAAGAAATCTATGTGCCTTCCGATGCGAAGGACACAGAAGAGGTCAAGTCGGAGCTTTCTTCGGAAAAGTGAAAAAAGCCGGCCTACGGGCCGGTTTTTTTGCGTTTAGAAGAGGCCTTGCCTTGTGGCAAGACCTCTTTCGTGTTGTGAGAGTTAATTGAAAAAGAAGGGCCTTCCGATTTCTGCATCCTCCTGAGGTTCAGACTCTTCCGGAGTAAAGGCTTTTTCCGGCGTATTGGCCTCGTTCACAAGTCCATCATCGCCGTCCTCGTCTTCTGTGGCTTCCGCTGCAACAGGGGTCACGCCCCAGTTGAGAATAGCCTCATCCTCCTCGGACAGTGCAATACGCTGCCTTTCAGCGGTATCGCGGATTTTCTTGACCATTTTTTCGCGGAAGTTTTTCATGGCGGACTGGATGCGTGTCGCGGCCTGTTCATCTACAACGATAGCAGGCTTTTTACGGCTTTTTGCCGATACCGTAAAGGCGTTATCCTTCGCAGCGATATCTAACATCGTATTGATGTCTGCGACTGCTTTCAGTCCGTCTGAGACCTGCTGGAGTGCCTGCTGCTGCTTTGAGTCACTGATAATTGCTGGCATGGTTTTTCTCTCCTTTTCTTTTTTTAGTTAGCGAGTGCGGTATCTGTCTCAGTATCGGCACCTTCGATGACCGCGCTCATATCTGCGAGATAGTAAACATCCGCTGCCTTGTCGTAGTTGATGTGTGCGATAAAACTGCCAAGGTCTTCGCCCGTAGCCTTATCACATACGCGGATTGTCAGCGTTTCATTGCCGTTATATCCATCCACAAGAATGGAGTCCTGCCACGCAACACCGAATTTGTTTACATCGCGGTAGGTCGCGTCAATTCCCAGCACATCGTCATACCAAGTAAAGGCTGCAATACTGTTGGTATCCATTGTGTAAAAATCTTGCCGCTTGACCGTTGCGTATTCTTCCGGCATAAAGTATAGGGGATATGTCGTACGCTCGCACTTGATATAGAACGCCGCACCGTTGGGGTCGTTGCAGGTGGGATTCAAGTAGATGGCGTTGACGCCGGCATCCTTGTCGCCCATACCCAGCGTGACCTCATAGCCGGATTCCAGCGTACAGCTCAACTTGATGTCGTTGCGGTACTTGCCATCCCCGATATATCCTTGGGAGTCCTCTTCACCGTCGGGGATGGGTTCGGGATTTTCGAGGTTGTACTGAGGTTCGCCGGTGTCCTCATCTTTATCTTTCTTTCCACAGCCCACAATGGTCAGTGCCATAAGCACAGCCAGAGTCAATGCGATAAACTTCTTCATATGGGATTCCTCCTTACGGATTTTTACTGTACGGGGTTCGCGTTCTGAGGTGCGGTATCACCGCAGAGCACACGGTCTACAAATTGGCAGATGTTGAGCTGTGCGGCGCGTTCGGGAGTGTTTGCTTCCAGCTCCTCCAGCAGCTCCACGGTCGTAACCGTACCACTTGTAAGTGTTGCATCTGCACCAGTGACCATGGTCGCGTCATACACGGTTGCAGCCTTTTCTGTCATACGGAATCTTACAATGGAGGGAACCATTTTTGCGATGCTAACATGGTTCTTCACATACTGTGTCAATTCGCCCTGCGGGATTGCTCCCAGCTTGGCATAGACATCAAACAGCAGCGTTCCGTCGGCGTTCAGGAGGTCGCTTACCACCGCATTCAGCTTAATGGTTTCATGCCTCCGGTTATGCTCGTCCTTATCGCTGATGGTGTACTCGATAGTGGGGTCATCCGCATAGAGTTCCTCGCGCAACGCGGGGTTGTTGTCGTCCACTGTGCGATTGATGGTAATGACAGCCTCGCGTCCAAACATGAGGAAGCTGGTGTCCGTTTCCCACAGATAATCTCGCACATCTTCCTCATCAGCGGCCAGCCAAGGGTTGACGGCAACTGATGTTCCTCCTGTGCTGTTTACACTGAACTGGTCGATGCGGAGAATTTGACCGGCGCCGATATATTCAGTCGCGTATTTCCCCACCACAGTGGATGCCATGTCCACATTACACAGCTTGGAGCCAATGGCCACAGCGCAGTTGTAGACGTCGGCAGGAATGGTTGCTACGGCAAGATTATCCTTAGAGAACTGCGTTCCCGGCAGTATATCGTCTGTGACCTGAATCACCTGTACGCTATCTCCATGAACGTAGGACGTGGAAACTGTCGTTCCATCAGAACGCTGGAGCGTCGTGGGGTACTGAAACCCGATAGGTGCAGAGCGGTTGGCCAGCGTGGTGTAGACGCAGAAGACAATAGCGGCACCGGCAATGATAGCTGCAGCAGGATAAACGACCTTTTTCAGAAACCGCTTCCCTTTACTTACAGGGACCATGCTCGTTCCTGCCGCATCACTTGCGGATACGTTCTTTTCCGCCGGTTTGCGCTTCTGCTGCTTTTTCTGCTCCTTTTCCCGCAGCCTCTCGGCCTTCAGCCGTTCTTCCTCCTGCCGCTTGAGTTCGCGCCAGTCGGGGGTTTCTGTCGTGCCTGAGCTGGGCGTGTCAGTGCTGTGAATGGGGGATTCCGGACTCCGAGATGCTTCCCTCTTTTCAGGTGCGGAAGGGGGCGCGTCATCGCCGCCGTTTGCAGCGGGAACAACGATAGTCGTCTGCTTCTTTGCGCTACCAACGCGGCCAGTCAGCTCTCCGTCCTCCCTGCACTCGTAGAAGCGACTATTGGCGTCATCGAAATATCCGGTACAGATATTCCCAGCACCCAGCTTAAACTGGCGCTTAGGCAGCTTTTTGATTTGTGCGACTTCCTCAGCAGTGAAAGTCCATGTGTTATCTCTCGCCATAGGGCATCATCTTCCTTTCTCTGTTTAGCCCTCAAATCCCAATGCTTTCATCACCGCTATTGCAGCGATAATTGGGATAATATACATAAGAAGTTTTGATGGGCTTGAACTTACATCAGCCTCCGAAAAAACTCTGCCGTTATCGTGGTAAAGAGTGATTTTCAAAGGTGGCATACTATTTGAGGTTACAACCTTTTTTGTGTGCAATCCATTAAGCTCATATTCGTATGTGGCTACATAATTTCTTGCACCAGAGCTTTTTTCATAATAACGACATTTTACCTGTGTTGCAGAAAGCATATGCCCACTTTCTTTCGCCTTCGCTATTTTTTTCTCGCCGCTCGAAAAAATGAGTCCTTTTTTGTATAAAACGATTTCAATAGCAAAAACAACGATAGCAGTAAAAACTCCTATCCAGACAGCAGGGTCATACGCCAGCAACTGTTCCCACGCTTCTTTGAGTCCAATTTGATTGTTCATACACTCTCCCAACTTTATTAACCTACAGTCTCATCAGCCTTGGCTGAAACAGGTTTTTTTAAGAATGGGTTCGGTCCGGGGAATTCGCCCTTGTACTCTGTGGCGTCAAAAGCCAGAATTGCAAGGACGATGAGCTGGAAGAAAATCATCCAAATAAAAAGTTTAGGGGTGTGGTAGCTGGTGCGACCTTGATATTCGACGCCAAGCATAGGTATGAACTTCACCCATATGATAATCCACATGATGAGGTTTACACCCGGTATGAGCATCAGCCATATGTAGCGAAGGTTCCCAAAAACGGAATAGAATAGGCAGATGATGTTATACACGGGGATAAGCCCTGCCCAGATGGGATACTTGGCCTTTTTAAGAATAAAGGCAAGAAGTATGCAGGTGGCAATGGTTCGGCCTACAATCCAAAGCAGGCGAAGAGTTTCATAGTGATTCATAATTTTGTCCTTTCATTGTGGAGGCTTCGCTGATTGCCTCAGTGAGTTTAGAATGTTAAAAGATGCTCGTGAGCCAACCGAGAACAGTGTAGAAGATGCTCGGCACGAGGAAATAGAGTCCGGCCAGAACAGCCAGAATGGTCAATGCAACAGACAGTCCCTTTTTCACTACTTTCCGCGCTACATACAGTGCGGCAATGAGAATCAGCAGACTCGCGATTTGTGCGGGGGTAAGGGTCAATACCCAAACTTTGATACGTTCAAAAATATTGACAAGTTTTTCAAGCATAAAATACCTCCGTTGGCAGGCTCCCGCCACAGCCACATTCCCTAAAGACCGTGGCGGGACTTGCTTTTTTACATTTTCTATATTACCATATTCGAACATAATGTCAAGCGAAAAGCACCATGTAGACTTGACATTATTTTATATTCGTGTTATAGTGAAATTGCGATAGAAACATAAAAGGCTCGAAAGGAAAGCGTTATGGTAAAGAATAATAACAAGAAAAACAACGGCACGAATGCCTTGCGAGGGCTCCTCGCTTTCCTTGTTGCCCTTGCTGTGTTTCTCGGAGTGGAGCTCATTCCGCAGCTCACAGAGAACCTTGGCTCCGACAACCATCCGTCGTATACAGAAGCGTCTGATATCTACGAGGGGAGTTGTAAGAGCCGGCTTTCGTTAGACGACATTGCTCCATTTGACGGGGAGCCATATATCGTTGTAAACGGTAATGTTCCTTTTTTTACAGAAGCTGATATAACCACAGAGCCGTTCGAATTGTTTTCCGAGTTGGACGACCTTGGCCGCTGCGGGACTGCCTACGCAAACGTGTGCCAAGAGCTGATGCCTACGGAAGAACGAGGGTCTATCGGTTCCGTGAAGCCGTCAGGCTGGCACCTGAACAAATACGACTGCGTGGATGGCAAGTACCTCTACAATCGTTGTCATCTGCTGGGCTATCAGCTTACAGGCGAGAACGCCAATGTCAAGAACCTCATCACCGGAACTCGCTACCTCAATGTTACTGGTATGCTGCCGTTTGAGAACGAGATTGCTGATTATGTTCACGAAACAAACAACCACGTTCTGTATCGTGTGACTCCCGTTTTTGAAGGCGACAACCTTGTAGCGAACGGTGTCTTGATGGAAGCCCTTTCTGTGGAAGATGATACCATTGAGTTCTGTGTGTTTTGCTATAATGTGCAGCCCGGTGTCAAGATTGATTACGGCACCGGCCTCAACTGGGCGGACGCGGAATACTCCGCTGAAAACTAAATTAGAAAGAATAAAGGAGAAAGAACTATGTTTGACCTGCTCTTTGGGAACAAGGCCGTTCTCGTCCCCGCAATTATCGTGATTGCGGTCCTCATCATCTGTATTTTGGGGTATATCAAGGCGCCGCCCGATATGGCGTATATCATCTCCGGTCTTCGCAAGAAGCCCAAAATCCTCATTGGTCGTGCCGGCGTTCGCGTTCCGTTTCTGGAGCGCGTCGATAAGCTAATTGTCCGTCAGATTTCCGTGGACATCAAATCCGATGGCTACATTCCCACACTGGACTTCATCGGCGTTGATGTGGATGCCGTTGCCAAGGTCCGTGTCAGGACAGATGACGAGGGCATTAAGCTGGCTATGCGGAACTTCCTGAACATCACTGATGCCCGTGGCTTTGAGCAGGCGATTTCGGACTCTCTGCAGGGAAACATGAGAGAGATTATCGGGACTATAACGCTCAAGGAAATCTGCAATGACCGTAAGAAATTCGGTGATGAAATCCAGTCAAAGGCGCAGGTTGACATGAATGCGTTGGGTATCGAGATTATCTCCTGTAATATCCAGCGCGTGACCGACGAGAAGGGCCTTATCAATGCTCTGGGTCAGGATAATATGAGTCAAATCCAGAAAAATGCTTCTATCGCCAAGGCCGAAGCGGAGCGCGATATCCAGATTGCTCAGGCGGAGGCGGCTCGTCAGGCGAACGAGGCTCAGGTCGCATCCGATACACAGATTTCTATTCGTAAGACCGAACTGGCCGTGAAGCAGGCCGAGCTGAAGGAGACCTCCGACATCAAGAAGGCTGCTGCCGATGCTGCCTATAAGATTGAGGAACAGAAGCAGCGCCGGAGCCTCGATATTGCATCTACCGATGCCGACATTGCGAAGCGCGAGAAGGAAGCAGAACTGGCCGAGCGTGAAATCACGCTGCAGGAGCGTCGGTTGGATGCTGATATTCGCAAGAAGGCAGATGCCGATAAGTACGCTGCCGAAAAGAAGGCCGAAGCAGAGCTGTACGCCCGCAAGCAGGAAGCCGAGGCCAAGCGCTTCGAGCAGGAGCAGATTGCCGAAGGTATCAAGGCCGTCGGTGCCGCAGAAGCCGAGGCTATCAAGGCCAAGGCTCTGGCCGAAGCGGAAGGTATCGACCGTAAGGCTGAGGCCATGAAAAAGTACGGTGAAGCCGCAGTGGTCGAGATGATTATGAACGCACTGCCCGAAATTGCCAAGAACGTGGCCGCGCCTCTCACTAATGTGGATTCCATCACCATGTACGGCGAGGGTAACAGTACGAAGCTGATTGAGGACATCGTTTCCTCTACCACTCAGGTCTCCAACGGTATGCTGAACGGTCTGGGTATCGACCTGCGGAGCCTGCTGGCAGGTTTTGTCGGTGGTAAGGTTGCAGTTCCCGCATCTGCTTCCGGTGTTGAGCCTACCGCTACCACTGAGGGCGATGCCGAGTAAAAACAATATCCCGCCGTAGGCACTCCCTGCGGCGGGTATACGGAGAGGTGGCCGAGCGGTTGAAGGCACCGGTCTTGAAAACCGGCGATGCGAAAGCATCCGTGGGTTCGAATCCCACTCTCTCCGCCAAAAGTAAAAAATAAGTACGGACGGTATAACCGGAATTAACGCCTGTGGAGATGCATGGTCATCGTGGAAGCAGGAATACTCTGTTAGCTGGTCATTCATGTGAGAGATGATGTCAGCACTTTTAGGGAACTGAATATGCCTGTGTCGGGTGTATGAAACCCTGAAAAAGCAGGGGTGTATACCATCAACGCAGTCCCATTAGAGTGCCGGAGAGGTATATAAAGCCCCGAAATAGCAGGGTTGTATACCATGTTGACTACAGGAATCACAGTATACAGGGCCTTAAAACAATAGGGTTATATACCACTTACGCATTCCTGTTGCTTGTGAGCACAAGATGCCAAATTTTGAAAAAGTGTGCAATGATTGCATACTTAAAAAGTACGGATGGTATAACCGGAATTAACGCCTGTGGAGACGAACTCCGTCGCTAAAGCAGGAACTTGCCATGAGCTGAATTCTGCGTGAGAGGCGGTGCAACGCCGAGGTGGGAGTACCTTGGGGGAACATTAGCAAGCGCACAAAAATCAAAAATCGGTGGAATGGCATGGAAGGCAGGTGACTTGTAAATGGCAGACTATTTCAAAGTTGTTTACTCGCGGGAGCTTTCCGCTGAATATAACCCTCGCTACATCGTGATACAGCCGAATACCGGCGCGGTTTTAGATGATGCCCAAGGCTTCGGTTATACAAGCCGCGAGAAGGCGGCAAAGGCATACACCTACAAGAAGATGCCGCATCCCGAACAGCGGTCTCTGGCGGCCCGCAAACGCCGCGTAGAGAAGTGGTGTCTGGAACACCTTGATGTGGTAGATGGTTATGCTGACATCTGCTTACAGCATATGAAGGCATCGGGAGATGGACGTATCAGTATGAGTTCTGCTGTTGTCTCCCGTTATCTGAAGGACTGCGGATACGATAATCTGCCGTTCTCGGCACAGGACTTTATCCGCTACTGTAAAACTTAAATTTGGGGTGAGGTGAAAGGACATGAAAAACACCATATTGGGGACGGTGCGCTTTAATGACATCGGGGCGTACAAGAATGAGTGGGCGGCGAGAAGCCGTGAATGGCGCTTTGAAAAGGCCCGACAGGAGGAAACCCACATTATCAGAGAGAATGACAGAGACGATGCAACGCTCTTTTCTGGACTCACAGACCTGTCCAGTCTCTCACGAGATAATAGTGACACCAATGAGAGATGGTGGCGGAAACGCATTGAGGACTACCTCAAGAACCTTTCTGAGTTCATCGACTACTGTAAGACCTATGAGCAGCCTGCCAACGTATATAGCATTTATGAGGGCATTGGTATGGTCGTCGGCCTCGGCAGTCGTAGGTTCTTTCTCTACCAGCCGGACTCTCTGGTGGCGGAGTATGTGCCGGTCAAGGACTATTCCGCAATGTCCGTGGGCGAGATGCGAGCCCTCGCAGCGCATGGCACTTCATCGACGTTGCCGGCATCCGTGCCTGAGTCTCTTTCGGTCTCTCAGGTGCGTGAAGGTCTGTCCGACCGTGAGGCGGAGCTGAACGCCCTCAAATCCAATATCGAAGATACCAAGAACGGAACCAGTGATGAACTCCGCGCCCTCAAGGAAGAGGTCGAGCGTGCCATGGCAGCCTTGGAGCAGAAAAAGGACAAACTGATGGCAGAGCTGTCCGCCAAACGCGAGGCTCTGGAGGAACAGGTAGAAATGATGAACAATCAGATTTACCTGTTGGAATCTCAGATTTATGCTATTCGCTGCTACATGGGTGAGACAATCAACTTTACCCGTATCCGCACTGGACGGAACGCACCGGAAAAGGAACCGGTCGTCCTGTTTCAGAAGCTCCGTTTTCTCGATGAAGAGATGGGGCGTCTTGCTTCCATTTACAACATGAAAGAAAGCAAGCTGAAGTATTTCGAGGAGTTTCTCGCAGCGTCTCCTGTTGCGCTGGATACCTTTGCTCCCAGTGAGAAGTGCGTGGCACTGGTTCGTCTCAGCAAGACCGGCAAGCATTTCTTTGGGCATGAGATGTGGAGCAATATGCTGGACAGCTATAATATCTACCACGGGAACACCATTGGTATCATTATCCGAAACGGAGAAAATGTCTATATCGGTTGGACTGACCCGGAGGAAGTCCATGTGACAGATGACTTCATTATGGAAGTAAATCCCAAGGATTTCCGCGTCAATACGGAGTATATCGGGCAGGAGGATGAATACCAGCGGAAGCAGCGTGTCAAAGAGGAGCGCTCACAGGCGCGAAGTATGGTCGTGGAAATGGTTTCCAGAATTTTCCTGTTCAATATCCTGCAGGGTGTGGTGGATAGCTCCAACATCCTTTCTCTGCCGGCTGGTGTCAAAATCTCCAAGTCCTCCGAGTATGTCGTGTTTTCCATGGCTGACCGCTGGTTGACCGACAACCGTTATGGCAGCTTTGTAGACATCGTGAAGCGATGCAATAAGCCTGATGCAAAGAAGGGTGATAGTATCTTGACCGTCCTTTCTTTGACTCCGGAGAGAGAATACAGGTATAGGCCTTACTGGAATGACCGTGGCAGGGGAGACCGCAACCGCACCCACGACTGTTCCGTTGATGACTGCGCCATCTATCCCATCAATTTGGTGGAGTATGACGCACCGGAGCAGCGCACCTACTATCTCTTTAATGGCATTCGCTACTCCACATATGGCGATAGCAGTAATCTCGGCGATGACGCTGAAATCATCGAAACCGTTATGGAGACTAAGCCGCATTTCTTCGTATCTGTGGAGAAAGGCGAGTCCATAAACCGCCGTTGGTATGCTGACGAGGGCAAGAAATGCGCCCGTTCCAACTTCGAGGTGTTCCGCGACGAATATATCAACCTCGCTTTTATGAACTCCGAGTGGCTGACTTACGCCATCAATACCAAGAACCTCGGTGGATGGATTATCGGCGGTAAGTGCGTGGATTACGCCTACGGTATCAAGTACCTGAATGTGGCACTGCAGCACATCCGCCAGCGCGAGGCATCCGAGAAAGAGCACCTTGACCGCTCTTGCCCCGGCTTTACGGAGAAGTACCCTTCTTGGATGGTAGACCTGTCAGAATGGAAGCTCGCCGAAGATGTCCATAGCCTCCATTCCCGCAATGTATCGAGATTCTTAAAATGGTTTGCTGAGAAAGCGGAAAGAGGTGAGGTGTAAATGTCTGCGGTAAAGAAGAACAGTTCCGGAATTCTCAAATACGTCGTGTTTTGCAGTGCCTGCGGGCAGACTGCTCCCTTAACTGACAAGGTTGATGTTGACGGCCATCTTATGTACGATTGGCACCGCCCTTGTCCGCGCTGTGGTAAGGAAGACTGGGCAACTCGCTTCATTGAACCTCTCGGAGCTGCAAAGAAAACGCAAACTTGAGTTTGCTTATCTCTTTGCTTATTCACCCAATCTCTTAGCTTTTTCCTTGAAATTTAGTTTGGTTTGTCGCAAGTTGGTTGCAACCTTGAAAAATAAGCAAAAAGCACCTCTCAAGAGAGAGGTGCTTTTGTGTTTAGAATTTGAGTTGCTCTTCAGTTATTTTTGCGATTTGCGGCAACTTGCGAGCTTCTTCGGTACGGAGCTGGAACATATCCAGCTCATAATTGCCGAGCCGAACGCGGTCAAGCCCATCAGCGTCTTTGAAAATATCAAAGAGTGCTTTGACGCGCAGCGCATCCTGCCTATCCCTCCAGTGTTCCGAGATGAAGTCGTAGCCTTCCTTATCGGGGCGGCAGTGATACTCCATCAGAAACAGAGTGATGGGGTCCGTATCAGGATATGCTTCCTGCAGCATCCTTGCGCTCTCGCCACCGTGGGTATTATCCTCGGAATCGCTACGCCTGCCTGTGTCGTGATACAGTGCAGCCTCAATCAGAATTTCCTTGTCTTCCAAGTCCAGACCCTTCATATATGCCAGCAGCATACACATGAATAGGACACGGCCAGCGTGAGCCTTTCCATGCAGTTTGCCTGCCATCTGGAATGGAACGGCGTCATAGTCAGCAGTCTTCTGATAGAGCCAGAAGTCGTCTATCGCACCGTCATCCGCTGCCTCGTTGAGCCAGTCGATACCATAGAAGGGGAAGTCTTCAACCTCCTTGATGTCATCGGGAGATACAATAACTTCAGCCTCCACGCCTTCGAAATACTCAATGACAGAGGCTTTTTCGACTGTAGCCCGATATACCTTTGCATGGTCAGACGGAAAGCGCGTGGCGAAGAACACGGCTACGGCAGGGTCCAGCGTCCAAGAGAACGCTTCCTCCAGACTTGCGCTTTCATCGCCGGCGCCACGGTAAACCGTCAGTGTGTCAGGATACTTCCTGAGCCCCTTCTCCGTTGCCTGAACCTGTTCCGGCGTTTTCATGCTTTTGAGCTTCAGTATACCATCCCGTCCGAGTGCGGAGCATCCGTAATCGGAAAAGGGGTAGACATTGTAGAACAGTTTGTAAGCACCATCAAAGCCCTCATCAACGAGTTTCTTCAGATACTCTATCCGCATCCGGTCGTTGAGTGCCGTGATGATGAAGTTACAGTTGCCGGAGGCAATTTTCTCCTTCAGTTGCTCAACAGCCCCTCGGATTTCAGGCGTTTTATCTTCACCGTCGGCTGCCATTGTAAGACTGTTGCAGGGGAATATGACCTTATCCTTATCCCAGTAATAAAACGGGGTAAAGCCGCAGCCGTAGTAGAGGTTCTCAATGATGTCGTCGGTTAGATGAAACTTCTTCCGCAGTTCATCGGCTGTATAGGGCGCCATATATCCGTTCCGACTGGCAACTGCCTTTGATTTCTCTGATGTGACAGATGTAACAGGGAGGAGGTTGTTGAACGATTCAACATTGCGGGACTTCATCACCACATCAGTGATGTTCATACTTCTCAATCTCCTTCAATAATTTTTCTATCACATCGGCAGCATCCGCTTCAATGTCGTTGATGTTACAGGCACCGTCCACATCACGGTACTTGCACCGCTTATCGCCGCAGCCGAGGTTGTCTTCAGCGTCCGTGCCGTAGCAGCGGAGCTTCTTGATAACTCTCAGCGCATCGCTTTTCAGCTTTGCAGTCATTATGTTTTCTCCTTTCTACGGGTTCTTTTTGCATATCATTATATATTCTTATATGCAGAAACTCAACTCCTTTCTGCAGCAAACAGAATCAAAGGGTCTCATCGGCAATGACTTCCTTGGAAACCGTGTTATTCCACATCCGCACACTCTTCCTGATACTGCTGGCATAGATTTTTGTGCCGGCATAGGTCTTCAGGTTTGCGTGGAACGGAAACCCCTTTTTGCAACTCTGACATACAGCCTTACAATCGGGCTTGCCACAGTGGGAATACAGCTTGATTTTGCCACCACACACGGGGCAGGGAGCAATGTAACCTAAATCCATAGCATTATCTCCTTTCAAAGAGAGCCACCCCGAAAGGTGGCTCTTTAATTGTTGTTAGACCTTCAACCGCTTCTTGACGATTTTGACCATTGCCTTGGGGAAGGTGGACAGGTCAGTAATGTCAAGGAACTGGTCGCCGTAAATCTTCTTGAGGTACTCTTTGTCGTCGCCAATAGCTGCTGCGACAATCTCAACACCGCGCCGGCGATTGCGGGCTACGATGTCTTTGATGTCCTTCGCCGCAGAATCTCCACCATAGGAATCATCATTCGGCTTACCATCCGAAATGATAATGAGGAGCTTCGTGCGCTCAGGTCTCGCATTCAGCAGGTTCGCAACGACCTCCAGTGCTGCACCGTCACGGTTACAGCCGCCAGTGGAGAGCTTGGCAAGACGGTACTTGTCACGCTTACCGGCCTTCAGGAAGTCTGTGTAGACGAACAGGTTGACCCTACCATGCATGGTCACATTGTGACCGTACACAGCGACAGGAACATGAACACGCTCTGCAAAGTCATGCAGGAGCATGGTAGCCTTCATAGCGGCGCCCATGCGCTGTCCGTACATCGAGCCAGACTGGTCAACCAGCACGGAAACTGCCATATCGGGCAGGTCCTGCGGCAACTTTGTGTCGCTGAAGAACCGGCAATCCGGACGCCACATTTCGCTTGCAACGATATCTCTACCGTACATTCGGTTTCTGCGGACATCGCCGTCCTGCAGGTCCTTCAACTCCTGCTGCATCAACTTTGCCAGACGCTTGGAATACTGCGACACATCCTCCATCATTTCACCGTAGAGCTTGATGTTGGAAGGTGTTACTTCAACCTCGCGTTTGACGTCGATGCTATGGCCCTTGTGCGTAGAGCTACGGTCCATGATGTCAACATCAGCGATGATTTGAGACTTCAAATCCTGCTCCATCTGTGCTTCGGCCATGTTTCCGGCAACGGAGGAAATAATGGTCTGCAGGACATTCGCCAACATACTGTCGGCTTGCTCCTGCTTTCCGTTTTTATCCTGTCCATCGCCGCTCTTGCCGGCCACAGCAGCGGGGATGTTGCCCTTATTGGCATCATTCCCGCCGGAACCACTACCGCTGTCGTTTTTCTTACCCTTCTTCTTGTCGGCAGACTGGGCATCCTTGGTAGCTTGCTTGGCTACGTTGGATGCCTTCTGGTTCTGAGGCATCTGAGAACCACCTCCATTCTGTGCGCCCTGAGCAATTTGCTGGAGCACCTGCTGAATGGCATTGGCGCTGGGCTGGGAGATACCTCCGCCGCCCTGCTGGTTCTGACTGCCTTGACCACCGCTGGAAGCGGGCTGTCCTTGCTGCCCGCCCTGACCGTTCTGGTCGGAGCCGGACTGCTGACCTTGCCCCTGCTGGCCTTGGCCTGCCTGAGAGCTCTGCTGCTTGTCACACTTCTCAATCGCGTCCTTAATGTAAGGCCACATAAAGAGAAGCATCACATTGATTTGGGAATACAGCTCCTTCGGGTTATCCGTGTTGGTGGCAAGCTCAATGGTCTGCGAGATGTCTGTCAGCTTTTTGGCGTACTCATTGGTATAGAGCGTCTGCTCATCCGCAACGAGAATTTCACCAAATCGTGCGAACTGGAGAACGAGGCTTGTCATAATAGACAGCGGCTCCTTCTTGTTGTTCGTATAGCCTTCCAGCGTGTGAAGCTGCCCCTGAAGGGAAGATGCTGCCATCTCAATACCACGAGCGACAATGCCGCCGTAGTAGTCGCTCATACGTTCCTCGTCGTGTGCGTCGATGATGCAGTTGACGAGTTCGTCTCGCAGCGACTTGAACACCTTGCGGTATTCAGGATGCTTCAGCGCCTCCTTCATCTCATCCAGCTCTGTCTCATCGTCCGGTTCAGGCATCCGTCCATAGAGTGTGCCGTTCTCTTCCAGTTCCTTGTCTGCCAGCGCATCGGCGCGAAAGTCGTGGAATCGGATGTGGGCCAACTCGTGATAGACAATACCCATGACCGTTGCGAATCGGGAGGAGGGGAGCTTATACCATGTGATGACACTGTTTGCCGTATTCTGACAAAGACTATTCCCGTCAGTACAGGCGGTGATGTCGGATTTGGGGTTATGCATCAGAGAAACGGAGATGTGCTTGTCAAGGTCTTTCGTCATCGAATCGACCGTTGCCTGCACATGACTCCGAAACGCTTCACTGGTGTAGATGTCAGCATCTGTGAGTTTTTCGCTCATTTCCTTGGCGCCTACGCGGATTTGCCTCCAGATAGATTTCTGGTCCATGCGTCAACTCTCCTTTCTTACTTTTTCCGGTTCTTGAAAATTTCAACGGTAAATTCAAGGCAGAAGTCTGCCACCTGCAGGCGGTCGGTGGAATCTCCGGTAAAAATCGGACTGATTCCGTTTGCTGCCGCCATCCGGTTAATGACATTGCAGCTATTGCAAGCAACGTCATGGTAGCATTTACGGAGCCTGTCGATGGTCTGCAATGCGTCGCGGAGGTCTTCGCCCTCAAGACGGTTGTGAGCAATGATGATGCGGGTCTCACCCATATCAACTGTGTTCACATAGTCGAGGAAGGCAGAGCATCGCTCTTCAAGGCTCTCAAGCAGCTTATCTGCATTGGGAATACCCTTCTTGACGCATTCGCCGACCTTGGCGCAGAGCGCGTTGTAATTTTCACGATTGAAAAAGTTGATGTTGTTATAGTTCTGAGTCATGGTGTTTTTTTCTCCTTTCTTTCTTATCCGAAAAGAAAGAAAAGAGGCACCATGCCTCTTTTCTCCTTTCGGACCCTTATGCCACCTTGCTGATGACTTGTGCTGCGTTGGAACGAATTTCGTTCTGTTCAACGGGGTCGTTCGTGCATTTCGAGATGAGGCACGTGTCAATATACTTTTCAAGATTCGCCAGATAGCGGTCATCACACTGCACGCAGCACACGAGGGATTCGAGCTCACAGATGGTGCAAGAACCCTCGGTGATTTCCTTGTCCGCACAGTAGCTGCGAATCTGCTCGTACACATCGTAGAGCGCGTACAGGGTTCTGTCATCGCGACTCCAGCCGGTGTTGTATTTGATGCGCTCCAGCATGGCTTTCTTCTCGATTTCCGTACTGTCGAAAATCATGCGGCAGCGACGGAGAACCGACTGGTCAATGGGACGGCAGGAAGCATATCCGACGTTATCTGTGAATACCACAACGGCGTCCTTCTGCCGATAGGTAAATCCACCATCTACCAGAGGAATCATAGCTCCCGGCAAATCGTACTGGTTCAGCGCGACCATAACACCGGAATCCTTGATTCGGCTGACCTCCTGAATCTCGCAGATGTATCCGCGAGAAACAGCCTTCACAAAAGCGGATTCAACCACTTTCACGGGGGAAGTGCAGCCGGCACGTGCAACCAACAGCTCGGAATACTTTGCAAAGCACTCCTCGGAGGTAATGCCCGTGCCATCTTCTCCTGTCATGTTGTTCCACGCGGATTCGGGGTCGAAGGAAATTTCCTCAAAGGAGGGGAGTTCTCCTCGTGCCGCATCCACAGGATTGCAGGGAACGAACTCGGAAATCAAGTCCTTTGCCAACATATCAGTATGACAGGTCAGCTCCAAACGGGGGGTGTGCAGGATGCACGCCAACACCTTCGTACCGGTAGACTTGCCGTAACCGGTAATGCCGCGCCACAGGAAGTTGCGGAACGGAACGCGCATATTAGACGTTGCGACGATTTTATCTGCGATTTCGATTACCTCCGGCTGGACCTTGAAGTCGTCGTCAAAGGTGGGAATCAGCAGTTCTTCGTCTTGCGTCCACGTATGTGTTTTTGTCCATGCAGCATATCTGAGTTTGGCATCCTTCACGGTCATGCTCTTTTCAGACGAGCCGGTGATTGAGGCCATGGTTCCACCGATAATGGTCGGGGAGCCAACGATGACGGTGCCATTAAAGGCTCCACTGTTTACCTTCTGCCGGGTCAGGGTATCCAGATTGCCGTTCTGGATGTTGAGAGGGATTTTTCCGTCTTCACAACCGTAGTAGAGAATGTCGCTGAATGTGTAGAGGAAGTCTCTTGCATCAGGAATCTCATCCATATGGTTGCCCCAGTCGGCGGGGTACTTGGCACTCAGGTCAAGGATGTCCGTCTGTACCTGCTTGAGCTCCACATTGTTTGCGACAACAGCCAGTTCAGGTGCGCCGTAATACGTTGCGAGGGTGAACGGGGTCATCGCAAGGAGAGCACCGCTCAGGTCGAGAGTGTCCGACTCCGAGCCAATAGACGGGGTTCCCGCCCACTGTCCGGAAGGTGCCGCTGACGCAGCCGCCAGCTTACCTACTGCCGGCGCATTCGTTTGAATGACCGTCTTGTAGGTGAAAAGATACGTCCTCGATTCCGTGGCGTCTCGATATTCCGCGCTCCACAGGTTATCAGAAACCTGCAAAAGAGCGTAGTCATCGACAAAATTGGGAATTCCCAGATACGCCAAAAGAGCTCTGGTCGCATAGTTGTGAAGGGTAGAATACCCCTTTGCAGAGGGGCGCTTGGGAGCACTCCATTTGGACACCGTACTTGTGTTTCTATTGGGAAGCGAGTTCAGCCCGTACGGAAGGGTGCTGATATCGAACCCTTTCTTCCCTCGGAAGAGTACACAGTTTGCCATGATGTTTTCTCCTTTCTCCCAGCCTGTGATAAGGACTTTTGGGAAACCAAAATAAAATGTATATATAGAAAAAGACAATCACTGCCCGAAAAGGGAAGTGATTGTCTGAATTTATGATGTGACTTGAAAAACGGAGATAAAACTCCTTATAAAAATATCTTCGTAATTATACTATTATACTACCACGTTTCGCTATTTTGTCAACAGCAGCAACGTAAAAAAAGAAGCTCCCGAAGGAGCTTCTTTTGAAATTTAGTTTTTTTTATCTTGCTTTTAGCATTCCCTTTTAACCATGCGCTCCTGATACTCCTTCAGAACCCTTTGGCCGCACCCATCAGCGTCGTTGCGATAATCCAAGGAAAACGCTGCGAAGGCGTCTCGCAGTACGGCGGCGCTTCTGGAAATGGTCTGGAGCAGTTCATCTTCCTGATGGCTCATTGCGGAGAGCGTGTTGTCGAAATCATCATGGTACTGAGCCGTCCAAGCGGTCGTAAATGTACCATCATCATCCCAAATCCACAAAGGGTCATTATGCTGCCCTTTTGCCTTGTAGAGTATATCCGTGCAATGTGACACATGGACGATATACTCGCACAGCGCAAAGTACAACTCGTGGTACGCTTTGATGGATTTCTGCTTACTCTCACAGTCGCTGTGGAACAGAATACCGGAAATCAGGAGATGGGCGTAGTTCTGTTCAACGAAGCCGTATAACTCAGCCAGTTCGCGCTTCCGCAGAACCAGTTCCGCCGCGTCTTGCGGCAGGTCAGACAGCTTCGGACGAACCTGTAAGGACGCACCCATCCCGACGATTGCGGCAATGGCTTCAGCCGCTTTCTCATAGCGGTTGATATACAGAATGGTCTCTCTTATCTTCGGTATAACAAAATGGCGAATGTCGGAAGTATCCAGCATTTTCGTTTGTCCCTCCTTTCGTGGCTTAAATGGCGCAAGTAAATGTGTCATTGCAGCCAGACTTTTCCGTCTCTTTTTCCCATGCCTCAGTAATCTTGTTGCTGGGAGCGCCGGATGCCTTCTTCCATACAATAGCATCACCGCTGACTTCCAGCGCATCATCGCAAAAGACAAGCGAATTAAAGGTATGCTCGTCTTCATAGAGTGCCAAATGCATCGGGTTCAGCATGACTGCGCCTTCCGTCAGCAGCATACGGGCCCAGAGCTGGTATTCAAGCGACCAGCGGGACGTTTCTGTCGGCAGGTCGCCATACAGCTCGTCCAGCTTTCGCAGGATGGAGGCGCAAATCACGCAGCCTGCGGGAGTTCCGTGATGCGTACCGAGATACGGCAGCTTGGCGAAGAATAGGGGACTCTCAGCATACTCGTCTTCCGCATAGGCGTAAAACGTTAGCTCCATGTCCGCTGCTGCGAAGAACCGGTCGGGAAGGATATCCTTCACTTTACAGTTGCTCCAGACAACATCATCCGAAAGGAATCTGAAGCCAAGAGGCTCCGTCCTATCAGGTGTGAGGTACTTCCGTGCCATATGTCGGACGAGGGCAACGAAACCCAGCTCATGCCGCAGCGTCGGCACATCGTCAAAGATTCTGTGAATGTTTGCCCACAGCTTCTCTTCGCTTCGTTCCACGCACTCGAAAAAGAGTTTGCAGGACGACCCGTGTGTGAAAGCGACACTCAGGGTCACGAGCCAAGGTGCGAAATCATCAGGCTTCAGAACATACTCTTTCTGCCCAGTACAGGCGACCGGCACAAACCAACCACCCGCACGAGCTTCGCTATACGAAGCGTCCTCCGCAGCATAGGCGGTTGTTCTGAAGGCATCGTCGGTGTCCTTATCAGGAATATCAATGGCATCGCCCTTGCAGATATACTTGAAGGGGACATACATTTCCACCTCTCTAATGCCGTCGCCATCTGCATCATCCGTATCACGGCAGTAACGCACGATATGGACCAATACGTTCTCGTCGCAATGCAGCTTTCGCTTGTTCGAAATCAGATTATCCATGTTTTCTCCTTTCAACGTCAGCCAGTTACGATGCAGGTAAAAGCCTCATCGCCGGACTCACTCATGTCATTCTCCCACGCCTCGGCGATTACGCTGATAGGTGTTTTGACAGCCTTTGCCCACGCAATACCGTCACCGCTGTCTTTCAGCATTTTATTACCGAAAGCCAGCGTTTTGAATTCGTAGGCGCAGTCGGGGAGGTCGAGGTGCTTCGGATTCAGCATGACCGCACCTTCTGCCAGCAGCATACGAGCCCAAAGCTGATACTCCAGAGCCCATTTTGTTGTGTCTTCAGGCAGGTCGCCGTACATCTCATCCAGCTTCTGCAGCAGTTCTGCGATTGCAGCACGTCCCTCAGGCTTGTTGTACCGTTCGCCCAAATCGGGCAGTTTGGCAAAGAACAGGGGGGACGCTGAATACTCGCCGTCGGAATAGGCGAAGAACGTCAGCTCCATGGCAGGGGAATTGAAGAACTTCTCAGAGAGAATGTCCTTCACACCGCACTGGGTGAAGTTTACGCTGTCCGAAATGAGGCGGAAGCCGAACTGCTCCGTCCACTCGCGGGTAAGGTCTCTCTTCGCCATGGCCGCAACCGTGTCAGAATGCCGCCCGCAGGTGTTTTCCGGAGCCACACGCGGCTCGAATCTCGCCCACATATTGTTGACGATAGCTTCAGTATCGTTGAGGACACTCTCAAAAAGCAGCCGGCAGCCGCGCCAATCTCCTTCGTCGGTGACGGAAAGGCTGATGATATAGGGCGCAAAATCTGCAGGATGGAGAATCAATACCGTCTTGCCGGCATCCTCAGTGACCTTAACAGACCAGCCGCACTCATTCCCGTATCGCTCGTCCTTCTCGAAAGAAGCATTTGTGAGAACGGAAAAGTGCAGTTCGTGACCGTCGCTGAAGACGCTCACAGAATCGCTCTTGCGGATGTCCTTGAAAGGAACGAATGTGGTCTCGAATCTGTCGTGCTTAGGGTTGTTGCGGGAGACCTTAACCAGCGTGTTCTCGTCGCAGAAAGCTGCGGCGGCTTTGATAGATACATTGTTCATATTTTTCTCCTTTCTTTTTTTGGGAAAGCAGGGGAGAGGCAGAGTGCCTCTCCCGCTGGCTTTGATTTAACCGGTTATGACCGCCACAATAACCAAAACAATGGTGAGCGCAATAGTACCAAAGGCAGCCGGAAGCATTTCTGGCTGGTCTGATTTTTTTGCGGCTATGACTGAGACGACCATTGCGGCGATGATGAGAACGACATAGGCTATAAACAAGGGGTTCGTCAGCATTTTGAACACGTCCTTCTCCGTTAATACCACCGAACAAGTGCGAACAGTTCCACCATAATAACGCCCACAGAAACGCTGCAGACGATTGGCGGCAAGAGGTCCTGTGTGTCCAGTCTCCTTATGCCAAGGAATATGCCGCACATCACGAGAATGGTCAGAGCGAAGTAAAGAATAATCGACATTAGAGTTACTCCACCTCGCTCTTTTCCAGCTCGGAAAGGTTGTCGCATTCAAATCCGCAGGTCATGCAGTGATATGGACCGTAGGGGTCAGACGACTCGTAGATGTTAGATTCGATTTCGTCGTTGATATTTCCGAGGAAATCTCCCGTTTCGATGTCAACCAACACATCAATGTGGAGGACCTGATGACCAGAGAAAGATACGCCACCACAGTTGGGGCAGCAGCGGGTATACACCTTCTGCTCCCGCTCTGATGCACCAGATTCGATGTCTTCAAACGCTTCGGCGAGTGTGAGAAGCATCTCATTGATTTCCTTGGCGTCCTCGACAAGCACTGACAGTTTCGGAACGCCTGACGTGCCCTTTACGGAAGCCTCCGCAAACAGAGCGACGTGCTCGTCAACGTCGAAGTCCTCGTAGACGCGGCGCACAGCAGCGGCTACTCCATCGCCGAAATCATCGTCGGCGTACAGGTCGAAGGAGTAGTCCTCGCCGGCAGGCGACCCCTGTCTGAACGTGAACACACCACAGACCTTGTCCTCGTCGATGACCCAGCCCAACGCTTCTGCCTTTTCGCGGTAGTTGGCCGGAAGCAGGTCAGGAACACTGGTCTGGACCTCCGCAGCGTTTTTTTGGTTATTCTCCATGATTTTCTCCTTTCTTTTTTCGTTAGGCTTCGGCGCCGAACACCTTTTTGCAGATAGAGTGAATAGCCACGAACTGTTCCTGAAGCTGTGCCGGCACAAGGGAGATGGAGAGACCGGCATCACGCCATACACTATGGCCTGCGAATGCTTTGTCCCACAGTTCTCCACGTTCGTGCTGGGCCTCCAAGAGCCTCTCATAGCGTTCTTCTTCCGTCTTTGCAGCGCCAATGTACTGCCGTGTGTACTCGTTGAAGTCTGAAATATTCATCTCCGTCTGGTCGGTGTACTCAAAGCGGGGATATTGGGAGTCGATGAAATGGGCCGCTTCTCTGGTGAGATTGAACCCTTTCATGTAGGTACTGCCATTATCGCCCCTGAGGAACAGCAGTGACGCCTGCCAATCACGGGAGACGATTTCGTAGATTTCAGTGATAACGTCGAGCAGATTTTTCTTCTGCTCTTCTGTCAATGAAATCTTCCGCTTCTGCGCCTCCTTCTGCAGAATCTGTTCCGCAGAGCTTTTGGCGCTATCCGTCATCGTAAAAGACGGCGTCCAGTCGTACATCAGAACACACTTATGGATGACGTTTGCGGCGATTGAAGCAAAAACAGGTCTGAGCTCCTCAACATCCTCTACAGACTTCTTGGCGAAGATGATGGCGAGCTGGCAGAAATCGAGCGAGTTGTAGACAGCGTCCACGAAGGACTTCTGCTGCACTTCCCGAATCTCACTGCCGAGCTTGACCAACTCCCCGATGTCGGTAGAGTTGATGCGCCAAGCGTCAAAGATTTTTGTGCTCATTTCAGGCACCCGCCTTCCTTGAGAATGTCCATGACCTTCTCCAACACGGTCAACGGGGCGTTGAAGCCGAAGTCGCCAACGGCTCTGCGAAGAGCCATGAGCAATTCCGCCTGATGGCGATAGTCCTTGGCAGCCTGTTCCGTCTGATACAGCCGGTAATCTGTACTCCAGTACATGGAGTTCTGCTGGAAGTAGGGACTTCTGTTCGCATCTTCGGAAGGAGCCTTGTAGTATCGACAGCCTCTATCGTCTGTCAGCCACTTGGTTCCAACCTTGACCGTGACCTCATCCACCACTCCCCCGACTTTCCTTTCGGCATTACTACCGATAATAGGCACGCGGTAGAGTCTCATCTCAACAGCCATTGTTCTTGCTCCTTTCTTCGTCCGTCAACCCGCCATCCACAGCCATGTCCGTCAGCGTATTGAAGACGCTGGTGAGACGCTGTGCGAACGGGGTGTATTTCAGCGTATCCATGACCTTCTCCAGCACAGGCAGGGGAGCGTTGAAGCCGAAATTGCTCACCGCCCTGCAAAGCGCCACACGCAGTTCCGCTTGCCGAAGGTAATCCTTGGCGGCCTGCTCTGTCTGATACAGCCGGTAGTCCGTGCAGTACATGGTGTTCTGTTGGAAGTAGGGACTTCTGTTCGCATCTTCGGAAGGCACCTTGTAGTACCGACGACCGTTATCGTCCGTCAGCCACTTGGTTCCGACCTTGACTGTGACCTCATCCACCACTTTTCCACGCTGCCTCTCGGCATTGCTGCCGATAACCGTTACGCGGTAAAGTCTCATTTCAGCGGCCATTGTTCTTACTCCTTTCTTCGTCCGTCAGCCCGCCATCCACAGCCATGTCCATCAGTGTATTGATGACGCTGGTGAGACGCTGTGCGAACGGGGTGTAGGGGTTCGACAACTCACTGCGGCGCTCCATCAGAATCGCCATAGCAAACTTAGCGTCATTGACGCTCTTCAGCTCTTCGATTGTCCAGCGATGCTTACTCATGCTCTTGCACCCCCTTCCATAACAGGCCGGTCGGCATAAGCCGACTGCAACGCGAACTCCATAGCGGAGATGACCTGTGCGATTGAGGGCGTAGGCTTACTCAAATCGCGGGCATATCCGCACCTGTCGTTCAGGTGGGTAGTCAGGGTGTCCCTGACCTTTCCCTGTACTCCCGTTATTTCCAGCAGTCGCCTCAGAGCATCATTGACGTCTTTTGCGGGCAACTTCTTGCGGGGGTGGAACAACAACTCGTTCCGATACTGAGACAATGTGCTGTCAACAAAGTGCAGCGAAGATGTATCCATTTTTTCTCCTTTCCCTAATTCTGCTTGTAAGGCCCAAGTGTGATAGACAGGTTGTAGATATAATTACCACAACGCACACATTCGTCGTTCTTTCCCCACAGGCCGCTTGCTTTCATACCGCGCACGCTGCCTGTATAATGGATAGACGGGTGTGTATCGCACTCGTGCTGGGTAAGCTCCTTTTGTTTCATGCGTTTACTCCTTTCGTTTTTACTTGTTCTGAATATATAAAAAGACAGTCGTTCCCAAGTGAGAACAACTGTCTTGAATATGATGATGTGACTGAAAACGGAGATAAATCTCCTTATAAAAATATCTTCGTAATTATACTACTATACTACCACATTTCTTTATAATGTCAACGGAAACGGTACAAAAAAAGAAGCCCCCGAAAGAGCTTCTTTTTAAGTTAAGGTTATTTGTTCTTTGCAGTCTTATCGGCGATACCATCGAAGATGTTGCCAACAACACGGATTTCGGTGCCGAGCAGCTTACAAAACGGAACAAAATGTCCGTTGTCGTAAGCCTCGTCCATCAGCTCTGCTGCCGTTTTTGTTTTCAAAGACTCACTAACCAGCAGTCCAAAGGAACCATTTCGGAACACAACCGTGTTCTCGTTGAAGAGAGGAGTGGGGCGGAATCCTTCAAAGGTCTCCACGATGTCTCCTTCGAACACCTTTGCGCCGTCCTTGTCGATGATGCCGGTGTACTGCGTTACGGTATCCGCGTAGACACCGCAAACGTCGCGGCTTTCAGCCGTGTCGGACAAGTACGTGTAGATGATGGCGAAGTCCTTCGGGCTGTTATGGGGACGTGCGGCGCCCCCGTAGACCCAAATTCCCGGAAGGGGTGCTCCGGTTGCCATGCGAACTTTCTCACCATGCCGCCGAATCTGGCCGCGAAACAGAATTTCTTTCATTGTTTTTTCTCCTTTCATTTTTCAATGCATCCCATGGAGCTTTTTCCACTGGGCTTTATCCATCCAAGGACCGTCGAAGCTGTCGTCCACACACTCTGTTCTGAGACAGTTAGGACAGACGAGACAGTCCACAGCCCGCCGAATACGACCGGTCTTGAAACGCACCCCATGCTGGATGATTTCTTCCTCATCCACGAAGTAGCTCGGTTCAAGCTCGCAACCACAAGTGCCGCAGATGCCAAACGGGTTTGCATTGGACTCGTAGGTGCCGTTCTGCTTTTGGATATTCTCCTGAATCACTGCATGGTAATCCGTCGCCATCAGAACTGCACCTCCTCGAACTCAATGACCCATACCCACGGGTTTCCTGCCCACTTCGAGAGAGCCTTATGCTTCGGAATAGTGCCGTCCCACAGCTTAATGAACTTATCCTGAAGGGACATGATGTTCTTGGAGGAATCTTCATCGCGAGTGACACCCTCCTTTATGAAGTCCTCTTCGCTCATGTCATTAAGCCGGTCCAACCGAACATCCGTCACACGCAGAAAAATGCGTGCAGCCTCCTTGGGCATATGGATAGATGGTGTCCAGTGAATGAGAGAGTTTACCTCAGGAGAGTTTTTCAGGTCCTCGTCAGTGTAGTCGGCCTTATAGAGCCAGCGGTTCTCGGCGCAGGCACAGGTCGTTTCGCGAACATACAGGATGTCCCCCTTGTCAAACGGAGCACGGAAGCTACGAATGACGGTATTCTCATCAGCGAAAGCGGCCACGAGCCGTCCGTCTCCATCGCGATACAGTCCATCCGCTCTCTTTCCCGCAAAGTGGAATGCACCACGGCGAGTCACTGCCTTGCGACCCTCCCGGATGGCTCGAACCATCTCTCCGTTGAAGATAATGGGCTTGGGATTTTTGTCCTTAAAAGCATCGGGGTCAAAGTGGACACCGGCTTTCTCGCGCAGTTCCTTGCAACGAGAGCCGCGATAGATGTCTGTGTCGCACTCTTTGACAGGACAATGTGAGAGGCAGATTCGCCGCTCATAAGGTTCCTTTCTGAGCATATATTTTTCTCCTTTCTTTTCCTCGCGGGGTCACTCATATTCCTGACAACAAAGGTCGTAGACCTTATGCAGCGCAGCCAACGCCGTCTCAGGAATATCCTGAGTGTCCATGTCAAACCATTCGCCGAGCAATCCGGTAACATCTCCAAGAAACAGGAACTCGTCGAACACTTCCGACGGCGTACCGGAACCTTTTTTGCTTACCTTGCGCCGCTTATGTGGTGCAGTTCCGCGACAGGCATCCAGTGCGTCCTGCAGGAGCGATATCGCACCCTTGGGAATTTCGCTGGTATCCATTTTCAACCAATTCGCCAGAGTCTCGATGACATCATCGAGGAACACATAATTGCACTCGCAGATAATTCTTGCCATCTGCAAATGTCGAATTGCGTCCGTTGGGATGTCGTCAATGTCGTACTCGGTGAGCTGCCTCTTCAGGCTCTTTACGACCTCATCGCGGGACAAAACCTTGTTTCTTCCCATGTTGTTCTCCTTTCTTTTTTTTGCGGATTTCAACTGCTCTGCCTCAGTGTATCAGGCACGGCACCGTAGCTCTGCGCGGCTGGGTAGGCGGGAGGGAAGGGGATAGCCCCTCCTCTCGCTACCTGAGCCACCACGAGGGTGCTAATGCCGCCAGAGGGCGTTCTGTATTGCTGAACGCTTGGCGTGTAGAGAAACCCATCCACCGCTTGTCTCACGGTCATTGTGGGGTATTTTGGCGCCCGCCAACGATGCTCCTTAGAATAGTAGATTTCCCTGACCCGACACGTTGCAACTGTGACGGGAATGAGGGGATTGTCTACCGTATGTTCACACACGATGGCGATAGATGTCTTTCCAATTCTGGAAGCATCCTCCACCATGCGCTGCAGCGCGAGTCTCTGACCATAAGGCATTGCGGCATTACGATGCTTCACCTCAAAGAAAACATACCCCTTGTCGTGATACTCAATGAGTCCGTCGATGTCGGTAGGATAACAGTTACCCTTGTTTTCAATAGTCATGCCCGTGAAGCTGACGAGCTGTTTCATCCTTGCGGGAAATCTAATGTAGTCCTTCCTCACGGGAGTCTCCTTTCTGCAGGCATCCCCCTCAGCGGGGGATGCCTTTGCCGTTTTTGAGCATGGAAATGACTTTTGCGGCCAAGAAATCGTCGGCCACAAACTGGTTATAGCCGTTTTTCAGACCGTTGCTGGAGAAATCTTCTGTGTCCTTGGCATAGCGGCACATGGATTTGTCGGAAATAGGTCCATAGCAAGAGTGCTCGGTGGTTACATAGACGCAACTCTCTCCGCAAGTCACGAAGCCAGAGCAGCCGCGCTTCTGTCCGTTGACTGTGATGTTCTTCAGGTGCGTGGTAATGTCCATGCCCATCTGTTCTGCCAAAGAGGTAAGTCCGTTTTTCAGCTTTACAGAAAGCAACATTCTTACACCGCCTTTCTTTCTACCCAGACATCGCCCAACTTGGCGCACTCGCCGTGGTAAGGGCAGTCGTGATAGGTTTCGCAACCCTCATCAACGAAGGTCTGGCAGGTGCCACAGTCCAAATTGTGATGCAGAAGACGCTGGATAACATCCCGCGCATTTTCGGTCTCTACCGCGAGGTAGGAAAAAGCTCTCGCCTTGACGCTTGCATCGTACTCATCCGTGTAGTAGAGGGAAGACGCACAGAGAACCTTTGCGCCGAACACACGGCGGCACTCCTCATCGGAGAGCATTTCACCGGCAAACGGGAAAAGACCGCGTCTGCCTCTGAGCTGGTTGCTGACGTGTGTGTGCGCGTTCTTTGCCAACTTAACGCCCTCACGAGCCTCATCCAGTGTGTCGAAGGACAACGCACACACATCCACAAGAGAACCTTCGCCGATAGGGGAGTGGTTCACAAAAAGCATCGCGTATCTTCTGCTGGGAAGGGTTGCAGTTCTCGCTGCATCCTCGCCTTCGAGACACACGTAACGCGCCACTTTGTCGTCCCACACATACTTCTCACAGGAGGTGCAGGTGTTCTCTGCTTTATCACATCCGGATTTCGACGCAACGACCTTCAGCTCGGCTGCTTTTTTTTCTGCCTCGCACTTATCCACAGCGGCAAAGCACACTTTTCGTCCCTTTTCCTCATCGAAACGATAGTGCTCACATAACGCACAGGAACCAGCAGGCTTTTCACAGATATATGCCATATTTTTCTCCTTTCTCCCAGCCTGTGTTAAGGTCTTATGGGAACAAAAATGTAGTGAATATATAAAAAGACAGTCGTTCTCAAAAGAGAACAACTGTCTTGAATGTGATGATGTGACTGAAAACGGAGACAAAGCTCCTTATAAAAATATCTTCGTAATTATACTACTATACTACCACATTTCCTTATAATGTCAACGGTTTCGACGCAAAAGAAAAGAGCCGCACAGCGGCTCTTTTCTTTAGGCTTGTTGTTCACGCTTCTACGTAAACTGGTTTAAGATACTGTGCGCTGAGAAATTTGCCTCGCAAGGAAGAAATCTTTGCCTCAGCGTCTTTCTCACTGATAAACCTCTGAGCATCATCCACGGAGGACGTGTACTGGAGGTTGTTCTTCACGGATTTCTTCACATACTTCCCTGCGTATGCCTTTTCCGTACACATAACGACATAGGGCCGAGGCGCCGTCATCTTGCGCGTTACGGTCTTGAACTCAAGTCCCATTACGCTGATAACCTCTCCCATTGCTGCCGTAGCTGCTTCCGCAGACGGGTAGTGAATGGCATCTCTGACATCCTTTGTGAAATGCACAGTTATTCTTCCAATCACATTATCAAATGCACGCACATAGCCCGCGTTGCGCTTTTGAACTACAAGCGGACCCTTTACATCCCGCGCTCTGGCAGGTCGCAGGCGCTCGCCGCGCTGTGTTCCGCTGAACGACATGAAGATGTAGTGGTCCTTGTGTTCTTTTACCAGTTCCCGTGCCTCATCCAGCCAGACTTCCAGCTCATCCGTTGTTCTGACATACCTCCACAGCAGATGGTCGCCGGACGTATAGGGCATCAGCCCTACATTCAGGTCGTTGACGCCGGGATTGGCGGCGAGGATGTCCTCCAGCGTGGCGGCATCCTTTGCGGCGCGAGCAAACCATTTCCGTGCCTGAGAGCAAGTGACCCACTTGCTGTTCATCTTCCAGCACTCATCATCGGTGTCGGGGAAGGTGGTATTCACCTTCGCCACAAATTCGTCCTCAGGAAGTTCCAGAAGATTGATTCCTCCCAGCAAGAACCAGTGGCGCTCGCGAACCTCTCGCGGCTTGAAATTCCTGTCGTAGATGAACTCGGAGCAGTTGTTGCTGCCACCCAAGGCAAGGGGAATGATACCACGAGTTGTCTTGATGAAAGAGCGGGCATCAATGATAGTGTATCCCATTTTTACATCTCCTTTCTTACATCTCGCCATCCTCGGCAGCGGTTATAATACCGAATCTGAGGTTGTTGTTGATGTCGTAGATACTTAATCCGCTATCAAAGTCCTTGCGGAGCTGCGTCGCAGCGGCCTCTACGGAGTCTTCGCCGTACTCAAACGTCTCGGACTCGACGCAGGTTGCCACAAGCTCCTTCAGCTTTGCGCGGGAAGTCGTCGCAGAAACCAGACGCATAGAGTCTGTTGCTTTCCAAGCGTCACAGGCAAACACGATGAAGATAGGATTACTCATTTTCGGCTTGCTCCTTTCTTCTTCCAACGGTGGCTGCGGGGTACGGTGTGGCCCGCTTGTTGTTGCTGTCCATGATTCGCATAACATGGACAAGCATCTCGGAATATGCCCTGTGCATGGTTTCATACCGCGCACGCCATGTATTATCATCATTGTCGTTCACGCGAGCACTCAGCCCCATGCTGTAGTACAGCGCGGCGTCGATGTCTACCAGCTCCGCTTCAGTCAGGTGGCAGATATAGGCTCCCAGCTCATTGACAGAAACTGCCATCGGCTGCTCGCACAGTGCTGTGCTGGGGCGGCTCGTGCTCGTGATGAGTACATGGGAGGGCTGCTGCATCTTTGGAGATGATGTCGTAAATACGACCTCCACTACACTGCTGTAGCGGTTCAGGTCATCCGAAGATACAACGATTGCGGGACGATGCCCTCTGATAACAGAGCTATTGGAAGGATGTCCGTCTTTATCGCGGAACTGGCTTCCTTCCGGGGCCCAAGGGGAAAAGATTTCGATTTCTTTCGCATTGACCCAAAAAACATCGCCCCTGCGGATGTTTCCATTTCTACCCATAGATTCTTGTCTCCTTTCCTTCAGAATTGGTTACACACGACGGAATGCCGAAAAAAGACAGAACCGCTTTAAGCGGCTCTGTCTCCATGCAGTCGATATGACACTGTTTGTTTTCGTAGGGTGCCTCGACAAATTTTTCGCCAACCTCAATGGGTTCGTGGCAAATGCAGCATTCGCCGGCGTAACGAATTTTCTTTTTTGCTTTCACAATGAATTTACTCCTTTCTTTTCAAAGTTGCCGAGACAGTGTTACGGCTGCCTGCTGGCGTCGTCTTTCGCAGTTTCTTCGCTGCACTTCGATAGCTTCGCGAGCCTCCGCAATACACTGCTTCGCACGCCTATCCTGTTCAGAAGAGAAAGATGCGTAGCGCTCAGAGTAGACGGAATCCATACGCTCGGCTCTCTCAATTAACTCATACAGCGGTGTAGACATAGCTTCTCCTCCTCGTTTATTGAATGTTCATGCCTACGGCGCGAGGACCTTCTTTGGACCAAGTTTCCTTGAGCCAGTGATAGGTGATTGTGCTATCTTCGGGACTCTTGTCTGGGTAGCAGGGAAGGTATGCTGCGGAGTACAAGTCTCTGCACTGACTGAAGTACACATGATTCCAGTCAGCCCACACATCACCAAGAGAACGGATAGCTCGCTTGAACGACCGAAAGCTCTGTGGCGTGTGAACTACGATGGCATTTGCTCCGTTCCACTTTCCATTCCACATCATTGCACTTCACCTCCCTGATACGTCGGGCGGCTGCGTCTGTTACGGAACGGAGGCATCACCGGTGCGGTGTAGCTGGTCAGCTCACCCGTCATTTTGACAGGCACACACTGGAGCAATCCGCGCTGTTTTCGATACTGGTGAGCCAAGTTGTTGCGAGCCTGTTTCTCAGAAACCGCCATAGTCGTCCCGCCCCACTTATTTGTGGTAATGTCGTCATAGACACGAACGGGTCCGAGATAGCTGAAAACCATTTTTGCCTGTGCCATTATGTTTTCTCCTTTCTTATTGTGTTGTAATGTAAAAAAATATATAAAAAGACAGCTATCCCTGTCTTGGGATAACTGTCTTGAATACTTGGTGTGACTGGAAGCGGAGATAAGTCTCCTTATAAAAATATCTTCGTAATTATACTATTATACTACCACAATTATTTATAATGTCAACAATGGCAGAGAAAAAAGAGGCGGCTTTCGCCTGCCTCTTTTTTTACCTTATTTCCTCGGAGTATTGTGCCATCCAGCAGTCGCAAAGGGCTTCCGCTACGACCTCACTTCTATCGTTATCGTCAGAAATCATCAGGATTGAAGAAAGGGCTGACCGCATACCTTCATCGAGCGTAAACTCCCTCTCGTTTCCACTTTTATCTGGGACATTTGTTCGAGCAAGCAGCGTCGAATATTTCGTATAATCGGGGGAAATGAAATAGTCCACAGCCGTGTCGAGTCCAATACTCAGCATCATAAGATTGCCGGTCGTTCCCATTGGTTCTTTCTTTCCGGACTTCTTCTCCGGTCTCATAAGAGTTCCGTTCTTGTCAAAGAATATTGCCCTATCTGACTTTTCAAATGTGTCTACAGGAACGCTAAAGCATCTGATTGCCATGTTCTTAAAAGGAGCACTGGCGTCTTCGCCGAACAGTGAGGAAGCATTACAGCAGTCATTTTCCATCTTCTCGTTAAGCCGCTTTATATAAAGCTCCTGAAAATCAATGGGAGCACCTGCGCTGTCCGCGTATACGTAGTTTTCTGGCTTTTTGCCGTCTGCCGTTTCCCTTACCATGTACTGCTCGTACTGCTTGCACATTTCTTTAATCTTAACTTGTATCCGCAAGGAATCGGAAAACGGAACTGCTGAGATTTGGGAGAAAAGGGAGGAGTAGTTGTGAGGGAGGTGGATGGGCGCACACTCATCTCCGAATAAGACTTTTTCGCAGGACTTGTCAAGGAAAAAGTATGAGGTTTTGTAAAGACCTTCAACAGACGCATAAAACCCTTCAGGCAGCCGTCGCGTCTGCTTGCCGTCTGCTGGAGGCGAAATGCGTAACTCAAACGGGCCCACAGAGGTAAGCGCACCGTCCTCAGGCTCCTTGAGGCGCGACATTTTAGTTGCGTCCATGCCGATTTCTGCGCCAATTTGCTTCACATTCCATTCTCCATAGACACGTGGCATTTTGGTAATGGCAAACAGCTCTTCGTACACTCTCGCGGAAACAAGCCTGCGTACCAAAGTGAGCTCATCGCTGAATTCGGCATATATTCCGAGCATTTCCTTGTAATTCAATTTTTCCGACTTCTCGGCGGAAGAGAACCGCGTATTGAGTTTTGTCGCCCATTTATTGCAGTCGATATATGCGTTGACTGCACTATCCTTTTTTCTCATTTGTTTTCCTCCTTAAAGTGTTCAAGTCTTTCGGAAAACTTTTGCAGCGCTTTTCTAAACTCAATTTTGCAGGTGGTTGACATGAAATAATAGGCGGAAACAATATCTTCTGTCGTAGAGTTTTTCGCATAAAGTCGCATTGTGCTTGGCATCCCCATGAGCCAGTGTAAAGAGACGCCAAAGGCAGCCGCTATATGCGGCAGAATTCTTTCGTTGCTTGTGGAGCAGGAGGGTCTCACCAACATGATATTCGCCAACTCGTGAATGACATCCTTTTGTTTATCATCTAATTCAAAATTGCCTTTTCCGGACTGAATCAATTCATCCAAATCGAGAATATCCTGTCGCTTAAATGAACATCTGTGGGAAAAAACGTACTGTACTCGCGCAGAAGGGCGCAGCAATAAGCTGCGTTTTTTATCATCCCAGAATTGATGTATCCACATCGTATCAATCATGCCGAGAGCTGACTCTCTTATGCATCCGTCTCTTATCGTTTCTGGAAAGCTATCTACAAGATTATAGACTTCTTGAACATCTGGCGGTAGGCTGCTGAAAGCTGGAAAGTTTTTATCTCCGAATCGAATCATTTCCTCGTAAGATATGTCCAACTCGGCAAGAATCCGAAAAACGATTTGCCAGTTAAATCCCTGCCAGCCTATAAATCGCTGTGTTTCTCCGTTTGTAACGGGAGTTTTATCAAATAAAAGGGCTGGCAGCTTTTCTTCTGGACAATTAAGCTGTTCGGCTAACCGCAGCTTTTTCATTTCTGCCCTGTATGGCGTGGTGTCTGTGATAATGTTGTTTACTCTTGCCATGTTGCCTGCATCCTCCGCAATTCTTAATTTGCGGAGGAGCAGGACTATAGAGGTATAGACAGTTGTTGAGACGTTTTCTCCGTACCTTATATCGTCTCCAGCTCGTGCCGGCTTTGTAGGATTTGTTCTTTTATAAATAGCACTCATTTTCTTGATGCCTCCTTTGCGGTATTGTCGGTCTCCTGACCTCCCGCGATTATGGAATCGACCATTTTGCAGGAACCTTTTCCTCTGTTCAAAAGTGTCTTTGCGTCCTCCTTTGCCTGTTCGTACTCAGCGGGGTATGCCATCATAAGGGTCATATATCGGTTCCATCCGGATTGTTCTGTGCCGAGGAAATCTCCGGCACCTCTAATGCGGAGGTCCGCCTCTGCAATTTCAAACCCGTTATTGGTCTGTACCATGGCGTTCAGTCTCTCCATCGCAGCCGGCGTGGGCGACGCGCCTGCTTCCAGCACACAATAGGACTGTACGCTGCTCCGCCCTACACGCCCTCTCAACTGGTGCAGACTGGAAAGCCCGAAACGGTCCGCGTTTACAATGACCATCATTGTCGCGGTAGGGACATTTACGCCAACCTCCACAACGGTTGTACTGACAAGCACATCTACTTGACCATCCTTGAATCGCGAGAGAATGTCCTCCGTTTCTGTCTTTCCCATCTTGCCTGTTACTGTTTCGATGCGGACGCCATACGGCTCCAGAACAGAACGGTATTCTGCGCTGACCTCCTCGACAGACTGTACGCCTTCCAGTTTTTCGCTTCTATCAATAAGCGGACAGACAACATAGGTTTGATACCCCTTTTGTTTCTGCAGCAGAATGAAGCGAAAGATTTTTTCTTTACTTGTGGCAATACCGGTAATAACTGGAAGACGTCCGTCCGGCATCGTTTTAATGGTGTGGAGCTGCACGGTATCCCCATAAATTACCTGAGCCAGACTGCGGGGGATGGGGGTGGCAGACATAGTAATAGAATGAACACCGCCTGAAGCCTTTTCGATGAGCGCTGTACGCTGGTCAACGCCAAACTTGTGTTCCTCATCCGTTACGGTTAAGGCGAGATTTTTATACTCCACATCTTCTCCAATGATGGACTGTGTTCCAACAATGAGTTGCGCCTTGCCTTCCTTGATGACGGCCAAGGCTTTTTTCTTTTCGCTCGTCTTCAAATCGCTGCCAAGCCAAACGACGCTTACGCCAAACGGTTCCGCCAGAGCGGAGAGGTCCTCGTAGTGCTGACGCGCCAACACCAGCGTGGGAGCCATCACCGCTGCCTGATACCCATTCTCGGCCATAGTCATCATAAGGCAGAATGCAACGATACTCTTTCCACAACCGACATCGCCCTGCACAAGCGCGTTGATGCGGTGCCCGTCTGCTGCAAATTGAGTCATGCTCTCAATCGCGTCCATCTGGTCTTTTGTGAGAGAATAGGGCAGGGTATTCTTAATCTTTTCAATCCAGCCGTTTGTCTTGACGGAGAATTGGCTACCCTTAGAAATCTTTCGTGCGGCCCATTCGTTAGCCATAGCAAAATATACGAGGTCTTCCTGAAGGAGTCGGGTTTGACCGTCCTTAATATCCTGCTCGGTAACGGGGAAGTGCAGCTTCTTGAGTGAAGTCCAAAGGCTTGAAAGACCCTTTTTGTCGAGGTAATCATTGGGAAGCGTTTCAATAAGCCCGATAGTTCTGTCGGAAGCCTCCTGAATCTTTTCTCTCAGGTAGGCATCGCTCACGCCTCCGATTTGAGCGTACACAGGACGAATGCCCGGTGCCTGCCCATAGGCAGGCTCGAAAATCTCCGGTGCCGTCATGGTGTAGTTGTTGTATTTCTCGCTGTATCCGACCTTTCCGGCCACATAAACCTCCTGCCCTGTGCAAGTGGAAATCTTGCGGAAGAGGTAGTTTTGCCGGAACCATGTAATAACGAGTTTTTCTCCGCTTGGAAGCACAGTGCAGTGTGCGATAATCATAGGGACATGGGAGGAAGTCTGCACATAAGAACCCTTATAGCGCAGTTCTTGGCCGAAGGACTTTACTTCGTCTACACGCACAAGACAAGCCTGCTCCGCACCATCTATGAGATGCGTTGCAAGCTGCCGGTAGTCCTTATAGCTTTTTGGGATATAACGCAGAAGGTCTTCTGCTGAGTGGATACCTTTTTTCTCGAAACGCTTTTCTTTTTGTGCGTTTACTCCAATGACGGATAGCTTCATATATATTCTCACCTCCGTTTGGTGGGAAAAATGTCAGGGTGTCGGGGTGCTTTTCGTGAACTACTCGGCAATAAATCACCGAGGCTTCTTGCTTACTTCTTATAAAGAGGGCTTACACACCCTTATTATAAACACGAACATAAAATTTTGTCAAGCGTATTAGAGAGAAAATTTACGGGATGTCAACCCCTGTTCTTTTGTATATTCGTTATTATTGCCAACTACTTTTCGTGAAATACAGCTTGCTTTAGTTTGTGCAGAACGCTTCATGGCGTATAAACTCGCGGTATAGCTTTTTTTACTGATAATTAGACTTGACATTTTTATATGTTCGTGTTAGTATAACAGCGTGGACGGGGCAAGAAAGGCTCGTTCGAAGGGCTTGTACCTAAAATGACAATATTCTTGCGATTGTAAGAATAAGCGCCTAAGTTGCCCGTCCCGTTTTCTTCTTTCTTTATTTACACTCATAAGCACAATAAAGTCAGCTCCCTGAGGGAAGTGTGCGGGAGCTGCTTCGACTTTCGCGTTGTTCTCTATGCGGGGAGGTTCTGGCGGTTCGAGTCCGCACGACGCGCCTTCTGTTTTCGCTGCTTCTATCTTTGCCTCCGTCTTTTTTAACGAGCAGCGGACACAGAAACATCTCTCAATATGATAGCGTAGCATAACTGGTAATGCCGTACCTCTCTCACAGGTAACGATATGTTGGTTCAACTCCAGCCGCTATTGCCAGCCGGCGTTCTACCCACCCCGCCGACATCAACTCTCTTCGGCGCTGGCGGCCTCCGTGCAGACGGGATTACACGTGATAAGCGGAGGCTGCCAGCACCACCAAAATGCTGGTGTAGCTCAGTAGGCAGAGCGGCGCACTCGTAACGCGCAGGTCGTGGGTTCGACCCCCACCGTCAGCTCCATTCCATACTCATTCTCCTTCAAGTGAAGCCCCCGTGTAACAGGTCTTTTGAAAAGTGCTTTCAGCCTCGTTGTGCGGGGGCTTCACGACTATGCTGATGTAGCTCAGTTGGCAGAGCGGCGGATTTGTAAACCGCAGGTCGGGGGTTCAAGGCCCTCCATCAGCTCCATTAAAACCATGTGCTTTTGTGGTGTTTTTATATGCGCGGATGTCGTCTAATTTGGTGAGACACCAGCCTTCCAAGCTGGTCATTGCGGGTTCGAGTCCCGTCGTCCGCTCCAAGGACACCGTAAAGTGTGTCCTTCTTCTTTATCTGCTTGTTTGTCCTGTGTTTTTCGGACAACATCGGCGAGCGCAAAAGTCGCCTGAAGCGTGAGAAGCGAGCTGCCTGTACCTGTTTTGCGGGCGGTGGCGTGATAAGGGTGAAACTCTGCGCTTTCAGTAGCCGAAAGCAGATGAGCAAAAGTCTCCGCGAACGCCTGCATGGTTCGCGGGACAAGGGAAGCCGGAAAAATAAGTAAACGCGGGCCGAGCGCAGAGGTTGTTGGCGTATTCCAGACGTGGGTGCTGCCTTTTATGCTGTGCTTGTTTGCGTGGGGTCCGGTGTTCTCGCAGTCTGGATGGTTGCTGCGAGAGGTGCCGACTATTTGCGAAAGGACGGATTTCTATGCCAACTACATTTCAAGCGTTTAAGTATCGCATTTACCCGACTGATGAGCAGGTCGAAATCATCGAGAAGACTTTCAAATGCTGCCGGTTTGTGTGGAACCATTTCCTTGAACAAACCTCCAAAATCTATGAGCGCCGACAGGAGAAGATGACGACCTTCGACTGTATGAAGGTTCTCACGGAGATGCGGGAGCGCTGGCCTTGGCTTGCGGACTGCGGCTGTACGGCAGAGAGATATGCCATCATTGATTTGTTTGAGGCGCGAAAAGCGTTCTTCCGCCGCATTAAAGCGGGGGAGAAGCCCGGTTATCCCAAATTTAAGGGCGCGTCCCATCCGACCCAGAGTTTTACGACCGCTGGTACTATCTATGTGACGGACGATTACATTCAAGTTCCGTTTGGAGGGCAGTATCAGAAAATCAACAAGCTCAGGCGAGGGACGGGGCGCCCCATCGAAGGGTCTCCCCGCGAGGTCACTATTTCTCGGTCTGCTACCGGAAAATACTGGGCATCTGTCTGCTGTAAAGTAGAGCGAGACACGCTGCCTATTGTGGACGGCGAAGTGGGCATCAGTCTCGGCCTGAAGGAGTTGGCTATTGACAGCAACGGCGTTCACTATGAGAACCCGAAGCATCTGAGCAAGTCTGCAAAGCGGCTGGCCCGTGAGCAGCGGCGTCTATCCCGTAAGAAAAAAGGCTCTGCCAACTACGAGAAGCAGCGGCGCAAGGTAGCCGGCGTCCATGAGCATATTGCCAATCAGCGCAATGACTACCGGCATAAAATCAGCCGTGAACTTGTCAACGCAAACCAGCTTATTGCCGTTGAGAAGGTGGCCGTTAAGCCCTTAGTTGAGGGCAATGAGCAGGCTAAAAGCATCCTCGATGCCGGCTGGTCTGAACTTACCGGTATGATAAAGTATAAGGCGGACTGGGCTGGACGCACGCTGGTGGATGTAGATACCGCCACCGTAGCACCGGAAGCAAAGCATGACGAGGCGCTGGCACAGGTCGTGCTGTCCGAAGGTCAGCGCATAGCCTCCGAGCAGAAGCCCGCCTAAAGTGCCCTATACCAAGTAAATAAAGTGTGCAATGATTGCACACATTGCCAAGGAAATAAAAAACGAGTACGGACGGTATAGCCGGAATTAACGCCTGTGGAGATGCATGGTCGTCGTGGAAGCAGGAATACTCTGT